AAAAGGGGCGTCTATTTGGCGTCCCTCTTTTCTATGCATTGTATGTAGTATTTATCTTTTTGCCTACTGACAAAAATCTTTTTGAAAATCATCTGTTTCCTGATATGGACTCTTTTCCCGTCATCTAATTCTCTCCAAATTTCATTAAAAATCGAATCTATTAACTCCATAACCTTCTTATCGGAAACGAGATTCTTTCTACCGGGGCTAACCCATCCATCATCAGTCATCTTACCGGCTATCCTATTAGCTATTCTACTTAATTCACGTGGGGTGCTCATTTTAATTTGTTTTTAAATATTCTACCTTTTTCACACTGAAGTATGCAGTCTCTCATGGGATGATCTTGTTCGTGATCGTCACACATCGGAAATTCTTTTCCATAGGGGAAAGCAATGTGCGGGCACTGCGCCCTGAACGCATCCCAGGCCGACTTCCTCACAGCCTCAGCTCCGGCACGCACGCCTTTCTCTCTTTCCTTGGCTGGGTCAGCATACACGTTTGAAATAGCTCTTTTCTTCCAAGTAAGCATATTGTAGTAAAACTTATCCACCAGTTTCCTACCCACTACATCAAACTTCTGTCTATGAATTAAAGGTGCGACCTTAACGACGTTCTTCCTATTTTTACTGACATCGACATAAATCAGTCCAGCATAAGACGGAACTTCACTTACGTCAATCATATTAGGCGGACAGGCGTAGTAGAAATAGTTTGGAGGATAGCTTATGACACCACCTACCTTAATAATGCCGTCTTTAAGAACCTTATGTTTTTTATCCTTTTTGAAGTCGTTAAAGAAATCTTGTTTAGACATCTTGACCTCTACTTCATAAGCGTACAATGATCTTGTTATGGCCAGGAAGTCAGATTCCCAATCATATATATGGAGATTGTTAATAACATACATCGGATTACTTAACAGATCCCTATTAAGGATCTTAAGCATTTGTTGCTCTGGGTAGTTCATTGTCTTACTTTTTTAGAGGCTTGTGGCGGAATCGAACCGCCCTACGAGATTTTGCAGATCCCTGACTAAACCACTCATCCAACAAGCCATGTAGCCCAACCGGGAGTCGAACCCGGAACTAAAGTTTAGGAAACTTTTGTTATATCCGTTTAACTACCAGGCTATTTAATGTTTGCTATGTTCACACACCGCAAACATTCAGATAATTAACATTTCCACAAAAACTTAATCGTTATCCAAGGAGGATTCGAACCTCCGATAACAGAACCAAAATCTGTTGTGTTACCACTACACCATTGGACAGTGGTCCCGGAGGGATTTGAACCCACGATCTTGCGGTTATGAGCCGCCTGCTTTCACCACTAAGCTACAGGACCTTAAAAATATGCAGGAGCCTTCACAGACGCCTGCATATAACAGCTAAATATTAACCAATAATTATCCTAAAAACTCTCTCAACGCAAAGTTAAGTACTAACCCATAATATGGCAAACATTAAAATATAAAAAGGATTAAAATACCTACTTCTTTTTTTTCTTCTTCTTTTTAGTGTCTTTTACTCGTTCAGCTTCGTTTTCGGGCTCCACAATATCACCGGCTTCTTCCTGAATCACATCCGTCTCAGGAACAACATCAGACTTCTCCGGTTCTGCCACATCCTTATCTGACTCCTCATCTTTATCCAATTCCGGCTCAGCGACATCATTTTTGTCTTTACCGATTATACCTATCTGGTAGCCTCTTAATTCTATTTGCATTGATTTCAGCTTCGATTCTAACTCTTGTATTGTTTTGGACCCAACCGAAACCTCGTTTTCCAAATCTCCGATTCTGATCCTGGCTTCAATCAATGCATTTGATTTCTTTTTTAATTCAGATGAGATACTGTTTTTCTTTTCTTCCAAGTTTCTGATTTTGTAATTAGCCTCATCAAGATCAGACCTGGCTTTGTCAAGATCGACATTGACAGCATCAAGTTCTTCCGTTTTCTTCTTGACGCTTTTTATCAACTTTTTCTGATTTTCCTTCAAGGCGTCAATCTTTTCCTTAGACTCAGAAAGATCTTTGCCAACAGATAAAATCTCTTTATCCTTTGAAGCTATATCTGACTTAAGTTCGGAAAGCCTTTCCTTGTAAGAAGCGGCCTTATCCTGCATTTCCTCAATTTCTTTTGCAAGATTTTCGGATTTAATAGCTTTCTCCCTGTACATTGACAGCTTGCTGTCTGTGATGAATGTAAAACCTAACATGCTCATTTTAAAAATATTTAAACATTACTTAACTCCAGAACTACCAAGACCTTTTTCTCCACGTTCATTCCCGTCTTCTACCTCAATATCTGTTACTTCTTCCAATACCATTTTGTATTGTGGAACGATTTCCATCTGAGCTATTCGATCGTTTTTGCGGATTACGGTCGGTTTTTTATTGATTTTAGTAAGATTAACCATATACTCTCCTTTGTAGATAAATTCGCATTTGCCAGGAGCATTAGTAACTACCACTCCCTCGTCAAAAGAGAATCCAGATCTTCCTTCCACATTCACACACCAACCTTCTGGTATATTCAACTTGAATCCTGTTCCGATTCTAACAGAATAACCTTGATATAAGGTAATTGATTCAAAATCGGAAGGAACATCTATTTCTACTCCCATGTCATTCATCATCTTCACTACTCTATATGCACGAATATCACAACAGGCATCACCATCATGTTTGTATTCAGGTGCCACGACATCAGGATACAGCTTCTTAATACCTACCTGAACAGTCTTCTGATACCCTGGAGTCAAATACGATTCAGGTATTTTATTAACGACCTTATCCTCTTTTTTATGTTTGTTGTTCTTTTCAGAAACAGTATCCTTCTTATTATCTTCTTTTTCATAAAGAAGTCTTTCAATATCTTCTAACTTATCCATAATCATATTTTTATAGTACAATAAACAATACCTTCTTTTTTTATGTCCTTCGTTGATTCATAGCACTCACGAAAAGTACTTATGTCTGCATCATTAGGATCATCGACCCACTCATCTCCTTGCTTATATTTTTCTCTGGTTTCTGAGTAGATCATACATAATTTATCCCCATGCTTCGCCATAATCCTTTCTTCTGTCACTTTCCTACGAAGCTTAATAAGGGGAAATCTTGTAACTATTTCTACTGTCATTCTACACAATCTTTAAAAGCCCAAGAGATGTTATTCTCCTGGGCTGATGTTTATATTAAATGGGCTGATGTTTATATTAAAATGGAAGGTCATCTTCTTCCATAGGAGGGAAGTTCGGCATCTGTGCTTGCGGCTGTGGCTGCGTCTGATGCTGAGGCTTGGTGCTCCTTGTAGTAGGTGCCGGGGCAGGTGCAGCAGGCTGAGCCGGTGCCTGATACTGTGCTGGCTGTTGAGCAGGCTGTTGGTAATTCTGATACGGAATAGCACTCGGAACAGACTGAGGTTGTTGAACCTGTTGAGGCGCGGCCGGCTGCTGGGTATAAGTCTGAGGGGCTGTAGGCTCTTGCTGAGTATTTCCTCCTAAACCTAATTTAGCCATTATACCTGCTCTGATATCTTTAATAGAAGCATTGAACCTGTTTGAATATTCAGTAATCTTCTGATAAGTAAAGTTGTTTTGAGCTGAATAATCGAGGCTTTTCTTGCCATCAAATCCTGTAACTTCAACAGGGTCAGGCCAACCATTTACGCCTTTTTTATAAAAACGTTCAACAAGCTGATCGTTTTCTCCGTCTACTCCGGCATATGCGATAATAAGTTCCGAAGATCCAAACTCGTCATCTTTCTTCTTCTTAAAGATATTGAAATAAATTTCACGACTGAAATCGATATTTTCGTAGTATTTTACGAAGCTCTTAACAAAGCCCTTGATATTTCCTTTTTGATTGACGAGAGGTATGGAAATACAATAGTTTTCATTAAGCTCGTAATCTTTTAATACGATAAGGAAATTAGTAACAGTATTTCCATTAGAGAAAGTACTCGACTTTAATCCAATGTAGTTGATGTACCCAACTACTCCATTATAATACTCTTTCCAATATCCTGCCGGCTGACCGCTATTAGGATTTATGTGCTGAACAAAACCTTCTTTTGGTTCGTTACTTTTTTCATACAAGTTACCATCTGAATTAATATACAAATAATAAGTTGTACCAAAACTTCTGTTTTCTCTAAAAGCCATATTATTATTTTTTTTATAGATTATACAATGTTTGATTTAAGACGTATGTTGATTCGTATTTAGGATTGAACATCTTTATCATCTTATACTGATCAGACCAATCCATGACAGTATCTCCTTTTATAAGTGATTTTACGGAAGACAGTATATTTTCCTTACCGATAGAAAAATTAAAACACGGGCCCTCAAGCGCATTAAAAGGCATTGATTCCATTATCTTTTTTCTATTTCCAAAATCCTCAGACATTACCGTTATGCCGTTTTCTTTATCTACCTTAACATTGACAACATTATCCACTAAAGTCATGGAATTAAGAACCGATATAAGCAAATCCCTGTCGAACTTAACCCTTGAAGATTTTTCGAATTTGTTACATACGTATTCGTAGTTAGGATACTGTTGTTCTACGTTCATATCCGATATAATCACATTATCAAAGCATAAGAACGTCCTAACACCATCTGTGGAAATACTGATCTCCGTATCTTTATCAGATAGAAAGCGATATAAGATGGAAGCCGCGACCTCACTTAGCATAATCGACCTTTCTTCTACTGCATTAGCATACTCTTTCCTGTCTATAAACAGACGGAACATATCAGTAGAAACAATGTCAATATAGTCCTTCTTCACATTAAGAAGAATCGAGCATATAGCTGGTCTAAATTCATCCGATCCAACAAACGCAAAAGATCTTTTCATAGACTGAATGAAAGACGAACTCATAACACGAATACCATCACCTACAGGATAAAAGAAATCAGGGAAAGCCTTATCCTCAATCCAAGTAGAAGAAAAAGATCCTCTATCGTATTTAAAAACGATACTGTAATCGCTTTTAATCTCTATCTCTATATCCTGGTTATGATTTTTAAAAAACGAAATAAGAGTCCCGGCATCTACTAAAAGAGAAAACTTATGGTCACAAGAAATATCAGTATTCACATCGAAAATATCATCCGTATATGTTATACGTTCGTTCATGGCTTGTATCCGGATATGATCAAAATATAAAGTAATTTTTATATTCGATGTGACACAATCCTTTAGAACCTTATCAAACATCTTTGAAATGTTTGAAAGTTTCTCATTCATTAGTATGCCAGGAACTCTTACTTTCATTTTTTTTAAAACTTACGATTATGATTATCTAACACTGCAAATGTATTATTTTAAAATCTAATTACGAATTAATTTGATTTAAAATGATTTAAAATAGATTAAATGGTTCTTCTTGCTGCTTCTGCTATAAGCATCGCATCAACTATACCGTCATGGGCTGTCTTACATCTTTCGTTTTTAACGAACGTATCGTTTGGCCACAGCCTTTTAGCGCAAGACAATGACGTTTTCTTAGTATTCACCTTACTGGCCTCCATGACCTTATCAGAATGCGTCCAAACCAATTTCTGCCATGTTTTAGGGGCTATGAAATTAACGGAGCAACTTATGTCCGGAAATGCCATGCAGAGGGAGAGGAACAGCCCATGCAGTTGACCTTTGTTCTCCATGAGGGAGGCTGTTGAGGACGTGCTGACCCCGTATAGGGCGTGGACGTCCTCTATGACGAACACTACCCTATCAGGATTGTTTTCTACGATCGTATCTCGGCAAAAAACATATTCTTTAGTCAAGTCTACCGGTCCTGAAGCTGATATTCTCGGAGTGGAGATTCTTGATATTAGTTTACTGTCCTGATCGATGCAGGCTATGGCTCCATCTTTTCCTGGGTCTGCTGCTATATATAATACCATAATGTATCAATTTAGATTCATGTCGATTTTACCAATACTATCGTCATTTTCAAAGCCTCCATTATCTGTAAGTTCGTAATCGATAGCCACAGCACCGTTACTAAGAATGTAAAAACCTTTAAACATCTTTCCTATTTCAATAGGATACACGACATTTACGTCCCTTCCAATATCCTCAAACGGCATAGCGATATCTTCTGTTTCAGCTTCTTTTTGTTTTGCTAATACCCCAACAGGTATATTTTCACCTTTTATAGATGCGTATGTAACCATATACAGAATATCGTTATTGACAAATGCCCTATCACTACTTACCTTATCCAAGCTGACATATATAATATGTTTTATAAAACTATTGATATCTCCACATATGTTAATAGCTTCTACTTCTTTAGGAATAACGACTTCCACTTCTTCTGGTTTTATATTTTTCTTTTTCATTGCATTAATCTTTTCGTGTTTTGTTTTACTTCTTCAACAAGATCCTGATCTTTCATCATTTCCTGCTTAAGTTTCTCATTCTCATTAATTCTTTTCATCCTATCGGCAAGAATCTTTTTGTATTTCTTATCCGATATTTTTATAAACCAAGGACAGTTCCTTGATGGAATCCTTTTGCATGGATAATCAGTGAGACCGTTCGGTCCAAACTGCTCGCATCGGTTACATTTTTCTTCGCCTGTCATTGTACTATATTTTAGGGAAACATTCTTCAAGTTCTCTATAAGAGCACTCTACTACAACAGAATCTCCTTTAGGGAGAAATACTAAAATAGAATCGATAGAAAAAACACTATCTACTTTTCTTACAAGTTGGCCATGTTTGTAAGAAGACATGACCAACCTAATTCCATACGCATCTGAATAAGATCCTTTCCTACATGGGGTTATGCTTTCAACAACATAATCAAAGCCTCCTACGTTGACTTCATCACCGGCATTTATTTCCATGATAGGAACCATCTTAGCCCTTCTATCTATGCTTATTTTCATTTTGCAACCTCAAATTTTATTTGCTCCTTCGGTTCATAATTCCATACCTCAAAATCATCAGCTACGAAATCATAAAATCCTTTCCCTTCCATACGAGACGAGATAGTAACCTGCGGAACCGGGCCGAAAAGAGAGCGACGGAGGAGCTCGTTTGCCTGTTCTTCGTGACGGTCATACACATGCATATCTTGGATGAAATGAGTGAAAACTGCGGGTCTTAACCCGGAGTCGTGAGCGAACATCATCATCAACGCCGCATATTGAGCTACATTCCAGTAAGAGGCTGTAATCATATCCTGGCTGCGCTGATAAAGCGTCATATACAACTCATCTCCTTTAACAGATAAATTGATCTGAAACGCACATTCTTGAAGAGGTTTTAGTCCATTGGTTTCAGGATCGAACATGGATGCTACTATTCTTCTTGACGAACGATCATTCTTGAGTGACCAAAGAATGAAGTCTGTTTGGTTAAGAAAACCGTAAAGACCATCATGGATGTCTGTCATACCCTCTGGAGCTTTTCCGGTTCCCATATAAACATGTCTGTTCACCATATCTCCATAACATCCTTCGATCTTTCCATTATCATCAGCCCACTGATCCCATATATGAAGACCAAGATCTTTGATATCTACCGATCTTTTTTGCCAAATCCACAAAATTTCTTTTATGGAGTTTTTAAGATTAGTAGGTCTAAGCGAACCAAGAGGAAATTCCCGACGAAGATCGTACTGGTTGCATACTTGCAGGATACGCTTCACCTTTACGCCTGTCCCGTCACCGTAGACCGGTCGCCTTACCTCTTCCCACGGCTGGCTCATTATAAGAACCAAATTGTCTTGAAATATTTTATCTACTCTTGCCATATTCTTATTAGGTACTTATATACTATAGTATCACCATCTCAAGGTTATGCCAACAAACAAGAATCATTAAAAATTCTAAGAGGAATGGTTATAAAGACGATTAATTTCTTCTTGTTCTAAACACGGACCACCTACAACTTTCTCTGTCGCTTTTCTTTGTCTAACAAAATCTTCAGCTTCGGAAAAAGTTGTAGCATAAATATATCCGCCATACTTTTCTCCATTTATCTCAAATTCTGTCACAAACTTCTTTTGTTTTTCTTCTTTTGTTTTCATAACTGTAATTTTTAAAATCGAATAATTGATTGATTTATAAAAAAAATAAAGCGGTGATAAACTAAGTTATCTTAACCAACAACCATCCAGTCATCAGCCAACATATCTGATTGCGAAGCTAACCATCCGTTTACGATATTATCGTTAGCATCTTTCATGCACAGATAAGAACAAAATTTAATCATGTTGGTTTCATCTATGTCATAATAATCGTTTACGTATTTTTTAAACGAATCCGGCAATGACTTTACTTTATTAACTATCATATCAGTAGACAACCAATCTTCCGGTCGCTGGAATACGAACATTCCTTTACCATTCCATCCTGAACGAGCAATTAACTTACCTTCTTTTACTGCCTCTAAAGCTTCTCCAAATTTCATAACTATATTTTTTTTATAAATTAAACTCTGCAAAATCTATTTCAGATCCGGTTGACAAATTAATCATTGACTTTTCAAGCTCTTCCATTGGAACCGGTTTCACAATACCTCCATTACCAAGAGTCCTTTTATAGAAGTTTATCACCACCTGATCGCTGGTTTTTACCGTCTTAGGAATAGGTTGGCGAAGATATAATCCATCAAGAGACTTTACTCTTGAAAGAGCCGTATATAGCTGTCCTGTTTCAAAAGAATTAGATACGTCCATCATAGCCGCATCCAATGTCAGGCCTTGGGCTTTATGGATCGTGATAGAATAACCTATTTTTATAGGATACTGAATAATAGCTCCTACTACTTCAGATTCTATCTTATATCCGTTTCTTACGTATTTTACTTTCTCAAACGAACATGGCGTTATAACAACCTTAGTATGCTCATCATCTTTCGGTTTATCAAGGACTACTTCAATCTCCCCATTTTTTATAGATAATACAGTACCAAGAGAGCCATTGAAGTACTCTCCTCCGTTTCTTGTTATCATAACTCTTGATCCTTCTTTCAAGAAAAGAGTTTTTTCAACCGGAGCATCTTTAGGATAATCACCGTTTATAACAGCTTCTAATTTTCTTAAAGAGCCTGGTAACGATGATATTCTCATTTCGTTAATAGCCGTAGCTTTTGAGTTGGTAGTTACAATCTCAACATATCCTTGATTATTATCAGACTGAATACATCTGCTGTTTATTGTATCAAATACATCATCATCCATCTGCCCTTCACGCACCTTATTAAGGACACTAATAAACTTCTCATCTTTCTGACGGTATATTTTTTCAAAAGAAACCATTTCCATACCAGAAGCCATTAGAGACTTGGAGCTAAAGAAGTAAGATGTATCGTATATTTCTCTAAAAAAATCCTCCTTAATTACTGGCGGAAGTTGAAATAAATCACCTACCATAATAAGTTTCACGCCGCCAAACGGATCCTTGTCTCCTCTTGCATGACGAAGTATATCAGCTACGTTGTCAAGAAGATCAGGGCGAACCATAGAAATCTCGTCTATGATAAGATACTTTATATTCTGTAAAATCTTTTCCGAACCTCCGTTGAATTTATATTCGCAGTTATCCATAAACGCGCCTTTTCGTATTTCAGGTATATACGGCTGCATTCCTATTCTAAAAAATGAATGAATGGTTTGACCACCTGCATTAACAGCAGCAACACCTGTAGGAGCTACAACAACCGCATTTTTTAATGCCGGTATAATACGCTTAAGGAACGTTGTTTTTCCACTTCCTCCTTTACCGGTTATAAACAGCGGTTTTGGTGACTTACAAATAGACTTAATAGCCTTTCCTTGTGCGACATTACCTTCGGACATAACTGAACGAAGAACGCACTCCATGATTTTTTTGTCGTAACTTATAGCCATCTTTTTTCTGATTTTGTTCTACAAAACAAAAGTATGAAAATAAAATAAAACCTAAAATATAAAATGAATTAATTAGGTTTAAAAAGAAATAATAATTCGGATAAGTAGTTTTGAATCAGACAGTAATATGGTTTCGTATAGATATGGTTATGGCATAGTGGTGGCTAACGGGTGTTTCCGTCGATGTTCTACGAGATTATCGTTTTTCGGCTCTGTAGGCGACCACTAAGAACAGACCCTCTCTCAAGTACCAAACATTATAATGATGAATACTGAGATGAAGGATAAAGATAGGTATCACTATAGAATGATAGTTCTTCTAATGGTATATCCTTGAATACGGATTCACCATCTAATTCTTTATCATTACCTACTGTTATACTAATATTAGGTAATGATTGGGTAGATATATCCATATTCCCTATCTTTTCCTTAAACTGTTCTGCCTTAACATACGTATAGATGTCTTCGCTTACCGATCCCACCGCTTTAGCCATCTCGCCGGCGAACTCAGCATACATATCCCGTACCTCATTAAAACCTGCCTTTTTGTCAGGAGCGGTATTGTTATAGGATTTCATTCTCCTACTTACCCTACCACAGACCCCGGCAACGGACGTCCCCACCTCAGCACAGCAGGCTTCCGCATCAGCCATGCCTGCCTTTACCGTGGCTACCTTCTCCTTGCTCCACCCACTAACCTTGTCGTATGATTGTTTAAGACAGTTTAAGAACATGTCCATTCTTCGCTTCTTGTCTTCTGCTATGATAGCGCGATAGTACTTCCTTATAATTTGGTTTTGTGTACTTCGCTCATATCCGTCCCAGAAGTCTTTGTGCGCTTCTTTAGCCATAACAGAGGCCAATGACCTTGCTTCTTCTTCTTTTGTCTTTTTACGATCTATGCCAAGGATTTCGCCATCTTCGGAAACAACTTCTTCTGCATTCAGGAAACGTAGGATATGAGTATTGTCTTTTAAGAAGAAATTGAAATCGTCTTTCTTACTCACTTTTTCTTTTTCTCCTTTCTCTATATCCTTCTCTCCAAAATACCATCTGTTTGTTGCTCCTTTTTTATACAAGGTCCAGGTATTTGCTATTTGCCAGAAAACTGCTCCGTGCCTATATACCGGAATCAGCTTACCTATTGGGTAGTTATGTTCGTTTGCTTCAATGTAAGCACGAGGATTATCTACGTATGTTATAAATTGTACGTTTTCGAACCTTTTTACGAGCTTGTCTTTTATCGCCATACCGACAATCTCTTTCGCTTTTGTTAGTCCTACATTCAAGTACAAGGCAATTGTTTTATTACTTATCGTCGAATCAATTAATCCATAATACGAGTGGCTTCCGTCTACGACATCCGCCTGAGAGTTTGTCTCTCCACTGTTCAGTACAGACTCATTGTTTCTGACTAAATTAACAAACATCGCCTCTCTTATCCTGTCAAGGACTTTTTCATGGTTTGTTATTTCATTTTTCTTTATCTTAATTAAAATCCTATTCTTTGGAAGATTCACTTTACCACATCCGAGAGTAAGTTGTACGCCATTAACACGATACCTTCTTGCAACGAACGTACTATCCGTCATACGGAACAGTTCGTCAAACATCGGATGTCCTGTCATGTTCTTGAACTTCGAATACCCGATTCCAAGTTTATGAAGAAGATCTTTCTGGTTTTTGAATCTTATTCTCGAATCCCGGCGGGAGATTTTTATCATACAGTATAAAGCATACAATTCCATGAACAGCGAATCATCTGACCACTGCTCCAAAAGTCTAAGACTTATGTTAATATTTCTACCTAATTGTAGCTTCATAATCTGTAACAAAAAAAAATCGGATGGATTTTTGGGGATATCCATCCGATTCATGTCTTTCTTTCGTTCGGAAAATCCCAAAATCCCGTTACAGATTTGAAGAATATAAGAACAAATTATGATAAGACAAGTAATATTTTTTTTATCATAATTTATTTCTAATAATTCCTTAATCCGTAACGTACAGCAAATGTAGAAATAAATTATGAATGTTAAGCAATAAGGTCTTATTTTTTTAATGCTACAGTGCAAATATCGGGACAAATCCTGAATCCATTGTCATAAAATACGTTAATTTTAAATTTATAAATTCTTAATCTTTATCTTTGTATCAAAACGATAATCTCATGAAAGAAAGTGATAATAAAGATGTTAGTAATAGGGCTTATAGGCTTTTAGTACCTTATTCCAATACGGTAGATATGGCTAAGAAGATACTTCTGTTTTATAACGGATACCTAATGGCCTATGGTAATGAGAAGAATGTCATAGATGCGAGGCACTTAAATCTTCTTGCCTATTATTTTGTGTTTGGATATTCGTATGAGACCAAGAAGAAGTTTTCTCATTGTTTCAGTACCGATCTTCAATATGTATCGGTTTTGGATACGGAGATGAAGAAGCGTGGTATTTTGATTGACCGTGAAGGGAATTACAGGACAAGGTGTTTGTGCCCGGATATAGAGAACATGCGCCGTCTTTTTGTATTGGAGGGTTCAAGAGATCAATGTGCGTTGGTTTCTTTATTTTACAGAAAGAAAACTTTTGAATCAGATGCCGAAGAATGATTTCCCTATATCATTTGAGTCACATATTATAGATGATGTGATGGATAAGACCGGGGGCGTTTACGACCGAAACCAAATACGTGACGTTTTCAGAGCCAGTATTTCTTATGCTAATAACTTATGTACGTACACAGATAACGTGTCTGTATCGTTCCCGTATGTAGGCGATATGGTTTGTAACCTTCATGAGATGGAGAGGCGCAAACACAATCTTGAGCGTCTTAAATCCAAGGTAGAAAAATTATCTAAGTATCAGAAAAAAGAACTTCAGTGTCTTGATATTAAGATAAGGATGATAAAGGATGCTTATGACTCAGGTGAGATAAAAGGTGGGGATATGTTGATAAAACACAACAAATTATCTATCTTTAAATCTCGTAAGGGTCATAGTTTTAGTGAAATACAAAATATTCAAGAACAGGAATTTAACAGATAAGTCATGAAAAAGATTTTGCAAGCGGAAGTTATATACGATGCTTTTATGGATACGATATTAAAAAAACTTCCAAGAAAAAAAGAAGATTATCCTGATTGGTACAAGGAACGTCTTGAAAAGTGTGAAGGATGTAAATTCAATACCAAGAACGTCCCTAACTCTATGCTTCCTCTTTCTTTGTACGTAAGCAAGAAAATAGGTAAAAATCGTTGTTCGGTATGTACGTGCTTCATCAAGCAGAAGGCCTGGAGCAAGACAGAGGAATGTGCGCTTGGGGAGGGGCTTCCCCGTCCTTCGTGGATGGACCGTCAGTATTCTATTGATTTTTATGATGAGAAGTCAAGATGGAACAGGTTAGAACTTATTACAATGGATTCTGATGAATTTAATGTTATTTCTACAGATGACAAGCAATACAATATTGACCTCTCTAAAGACGGTAAATCATTTGAAATCATTTTCGAACCGGTAGAAAAAGGGAACAGTATAAGGTTTTCATTCGTTCTTGAGTCGAAGCATGATATGAAGATAACAGCATCAGAGACATCTTGTGGTTGTACGTCATCTAATTTGAATATCATTGACTCACGTCACTTTAAGTTCAATATAGAGATACATACAGCAGGATTTGGAATAGGAAGATTCGTAAAGCACATGACTATTCACTATCAAAAAGATGGGTCTCAAAAAGAGGAAAAGATTCCGTTTAATTTTGAAGGTACTATAATTCAAAAAAGTTAAATTATGGGCGGATGTGGTAAAGCAAGGCATTTACAATGCGAGGATAAAAGGAAGTCCTTATTTTCTATGTTGCAGGCATCTTGTGACGATCTCCCCGATTATTCTGCCGGGGACATTCTCTATGCCGTACTTAGATCTTTTGCAAAGAAAAGAGGATTGTCTGTTTCTTTTTTAAGGACGTTGACAGACAGCGAGCTTTTTGAAGTGGCTGATTATAATTTATCAATGGAGTTGATGGACGTTATTATTCATGATAAAAAGGTTCTTGATAATGAAGAAGATTGATTTTGATTCAGATATAAAACATCTTATTTCTTATTACAACCATCTACTGTCTGCGCAAGATAAGGTGGGAGAGGAGATGGAAGAGATAACTAAGGATATTATTAGGAAGAAGGATGAGGAAAACAACATAGAGTTAGAAGACTTTATTGATTTGGAGGAAAAGTCGTTTATGACCAACTTGTATCAACAAGAGATGCTGAAAGTATCTTCTTCTATAAAGGCCGTTTACAGGTTATCTATTAACGCCGGTCATGATCTCAATGTAGATGATGACAGTAAGAAGGTTCTTGATAGGATAGTAAATGACGGAGAATCAGATTTTATTATGTACGTTGATAATAATACTGGTTCTGTTGTATTCAAAGACGAATCTGTTGAGGAAGGAATAAAAAACATGTGTAAGTATCGTGTTGATCCATCTTCTCTTGAAGACAGGTTTAATATGCTTAAGTCTCAGTATGAGGATTTTTTAAAAATTATTAATAATGAAGGTAAGAAAGCCGACTAACGATGATGTCTCTTACGTAGATCGGAAACTTCTTGTGCTAAGGGATCAGATAGATAAGGCTGAACGTTATCTATCTGAAAACCCTTGGGATAAAATAGAAGATTCCGATAAGAGAGAGAAAGAATTTAGGTTTCAAAAAAGCTTGTCTGATAGCTTAATGCAATGGACTGAATCTTATATTAAGATGTGTGGGATAATGGATGTCTATAATCAGCTTGAGGCTGCCAAAAACAAGAAAAGTCTAAAAGGAGGACAAACAGTATCAGGTATTCAGTCTTTTGTCAAGAATGAAGCTAAGAACAAGCTCGATAAATAGTTTTGTCATGAATTTTAACAGTAAAGAACTTTATATAAATATGGGTAACGATATTCCGTTATGGAATGACCTTTATTCTTATGAAGAGCAAGACGATGATGTCAAGCAATTCTGGGAAAATGAGGCTATGAAACTCCTTAACGGTGTTACCATAAATGGTGTATTTATCCATCCTTGGCTATACTGGCATATCAATTTCTGGAAGATGATGATTGACGTAGGAGATGATCGTATTCCTGGAAATTCTCAGCTTCGTGATAATGAATGGATGTTTGCCGAATTTCTAAAGCAGGCTGAAGAAGAGAATAAAGGAATATTCATGTTCGGGTGCCGTCGTTTTGGAAAAGCCCTTCTTGACTCTGAGATACTTTATCTTGAGGACCGGGAAAAGATGATAGGAAATATCGTTGTAGGGGATAAGATATATGACGATAAAGGTAATTTGGTAGAAGTCGTAGGTGTCTATCCTCAAGGAAAAGTAACTACCTACAGAGTCGTATTTGAAGACGGTCGTAACGTTATTTGTTGCGGAAATCACCAATGGCGTGTCAATCATGGCGGAAAATGGCATGTTAGGAGTCTTAGATCCATAGCTGGATTAGATTATAAGAGTATGTCTATTCCAGTAGGTGAGGCCCTGAACTACCCTACGGCAAAGCTGCCGGTTCCGCCGTCGGCCTACGCCTCGATGCTGGCGGCTTATCTCGGTGGCTATGGAGGGGATATGTTTTTTGATAAATACGTTTGTAAGAAGTTTTTAAGATCGTCCATAGATCAAAAGAAAGATTTTATAGAAAACTTCATTCGTTCTTTCAGAAACGTAGTAACCGGAGAAGAAGAGCTTACGTTGTCTCATATTGACATGGATGTCATAAATTTTGTACAACGTATGTTTTGGGCTTCAGGTTGGTATGCTAAATTGGAGGGGAATAAACTTATACTATCAAGGAATCGTAAGGAATTAAAAATAAGATCCATATCGATATACGGAAAGGAGCATGCCACTTGTATAACCGTTGATAATGATTCTCATTTATTTTTGACCACCAATTACATCGTTACTCATAATACGGCCATAATGAGTTCTCTTCTGGCTCGTAATGCTACAATGACGTACAATTTGACGCATAATGTTATTGGAGCAAGTAAAGAAGACCTTGCCAATATGGGAGAGTATCTTGAGTTTGGACTTGATAATCTTCCTCCTTATCTTACTATAAACAGGACTGGTAACGACTGGACTAAAGAAGTTGTTTTAGGTACAAGAAACATCAACAACCAACGTGATGTTCATGCCAGAATAAGAATCACCAACGTTGATGATGGAAAGACGCGAGGCTCATTGAAGACCGCAGGCGGAACTCCATATACGTCTATATATGATGAGGTAGGTAAATTCCCGGTGCTTGGGGCATGGCTTGCCGGTAGGCCAGCTCATATGATGCATGGTAGAATGAGGGGCGTTTGTTTGATGGCGGGAACTGGCGGTAATGTAGAAAAGTCTCAAGATGCCCAGAAAATCATGAACTCTCCGGACGAATATGGATTCATTATAATGAATTATGATATTCTAAATAAGAGAGTTATTAAACCAACATGGCGTATATGTAAATCTGGATGCTTTGTTCCGGCCCAGATGTCTCATGCTTATGAAAAGAAAGAAACGACTCTTGATAAGTATCTTGGAGTAGAGAATGCTCCCGGTCTTAAGAAGATAAAAATAAAAGTTTCAGACTTTGATAAAAATACTGGAATAATAAAATCACGTCTTGACGAACTTGTCAAAAAGGATAGAGCTTTATACGTCCAGGAACGAATGGCATTCCCTTTGTCTATAGATGATTGTTTCCTTAATACGAACGTAAATAGGTTCCCTGTAGAAGATGCGTTGAAGCACAAAAGCCGTCTTCTTGAAGAAGGTAGGCCTGGTAAAACAGTGGATATTTATCAGATAGACGGCATGAAAATGGGGTATAATTTTAGTGATAAGCAGCTTGCTGATTATCCGTTTCAAGGTGGTAACATAGATTCTCCTGTTGTTATATATGAGGATCCACCAGAAGAAGGAGGTGTTTTTGATTACACTTATGTCTCATCGCTTGACCCCTATAAATCTGACAAGGCTGATACTGATTCTGTTGGTTCGTTTTATGTACTTAAAAGATATGTAAAAATCAACGATCCATTTGCTTATTGCATAGTAGCATCATACGCATCACGTCCTCCATCTTCCGATGATTTTTGTAGGAATTGTGAAATACTTCAAGAAGCGTATGGGGCCAAGTGTCTTATGGAGAATGCCGACCGAATGTATGAATTTTATCTTACGAGACGAAATAAGCAGCTTATGTTGCTGGAAGATGGCGAACGTCTTGCCGGTAAGATTATCCGTGCCGGAGCCCGTCAGAACAATAAGCTCGGTTTGGCTCCTACGGTTCCCAATCAGCGTATGCTTTTCAATACCGTTATTCAATATTGTTGGGAGGATGTTGTTGTTGGGTATGATGATGATGGTAATGAAATAACACAGAAAGGTATTTACCGTATCCCTGATATAGAACTTCTTGATGAGATCATAGCCTTCGGCCCCGGGACCAACACCGACCGTATCATAGCCTTCGGCCACGCTCTTCTTCTGGCTAAGTACTATGATGATATGGGTTACATGCCTGAAAGTACGACTCAGAAGGAGAATCAAAAGAAGAGAGAACGTAGGAAGACAGAGCAGGTTAAAGGATTTACGGTAAGAAGACATAACCCTTACAAAATGAGATAGGTAGAACAATTTACCTATCTTTGTGAAAAAACATATAGCTCATGGAGTATTTTAATAGAGATCAGGCTTTTCCGGCCAGAGGAGTATTTTCAGGGTTGCCGGTGCAGGCGATACCTACCAAGAGAAAAACCAAGGAGTGGTTTAAAGCCACTATGGATTCTCTTGAATTGATTGGTTTGAAGCAGCTTGATGAGAACCAAAAGTTCAAAGATTTTTACAGGATGATGGAAGGGAAGCTGTCATTTATGGAGCTGAAAGATGTAATTCCTTATCTTAAGGATGTTCAGTCTATAAGGGACAATGTAAATATTCCATCATTCTTACGTCATTATGATATAATAGGTACGATCGTAAACGCTTTTGTAGGATGGTTGGGCAACCTTTCTGACAAGTATAATGTAGTTGGATTGGACGAATCTGAAGTGAATCAGTATTCTGCCACGAAGGAAAATCTTCTTTATAATTACATTAGAGAGGAATTGGACAGAAGAGTTAGGCAAGAGTTATTAAATAGAGGATTGGATCCGGATTATAATAATTTTGCCAGCGAAGAAGAAAAGCAGGCTTATGCTCAACAGATACAAGAGGTGAAAGCATCTATGACCCCTCCTGAGATAGAGAACTTCATGAATACAAAATGGAAGACTGCCGAGGTTATATGGGGTTCTCATACGCTTGAGGCGGACAGGGGGCGTTTTTACATGGATGAGATAGACACTGAGAATTTCATTGACTATCTTCTTACCGGTCGTTGCTTTAGAAATTATCATGTAGGATACGACTATTATAAGCCGGAGAGATGGTCTCCGTTGAATACGTTTTATTCTAAGACATTAGATAGCAAGTATCCGCAGTACGGTGATTATATTGGCCGTGTTCATTATTATACTGCCAATGATATTATAGTAAGGTGGGGGCATCTTCTTACGGCAAAAGACAAGCAAAAGCTTATAGGAGGTGCTGATAATTTCAATGGCACTTATCATAATGGTGATAATGGAAGCTATGTAAGTTTATCCAAATCGGCGAGCGTAGGGATGTTATATCAGAATAAGGTAATACCTTGGAAAGGATATAATGATTATGCTTCTATAAAAGCTTATGAGGATTATTACGGTATTCCAGCCGGCACATATACCGGATACGATAGTAATGGCAACGAATATCACAGAACCAGATTCATGCCAAATTTAGAGCATGGTAATTATTATAACCGCGCCCAGAGTTTGAGCGACGAGCATGTTCGTAGTGATTTGTATCAGGTAACTGAATCATATTGGGTATCCCCGGCTCAGGTATATGTAATTACCTACCAAACTGAAACCGGATTAGTAACTACTGAAATGGTAACCGACGAGCTTCTTCAGGACTTTTTACAGGAAAATGGTATTAAGAAAATTACCAGGACCATGAGTAAGGGAATGGAGAACCCGGAGATTAATACCTATTTCGTAGATTATGTTCCACAGGTAAGGTACGGGGTTAAGATCAGTGGCGGGGCTCTCGCTCAGGATAACCTGTATCTGGATGGAGAACCTATCGATCACCAGATAAAAGGGGATAGTAACATCTATGACTTTGTTCTACCCGTTGCCGGATATATTGGTACTTCTATGGCTAACAGGATTCAGCCGTATCAAATATTTTATAATTTCTCCATAAATCAGATAAACAATATTCTTGAAAAGGAGATCGGTAAATTCTTCTTAGGGGATATAAATCTGGTTCCAAGTGAATACAAGGATTTGGGTGAAGATGTGGCTGATATATGGGCTAATCTTCTTGATGTAGCTAAGTCTGTAGGCGCTCTTACATTAGATACCTCATCTCAAAACACGAAAGGCGGTGTTCCTTTCAACCAGTTTGCTGTCTATGATTTGTCGCAGACAGAGCAGCTTAAAACAAGAATGGAGCTTGCTGAATGGTCAAGGATGAAGTGTTTTGAAATGGTTGGCATCACGCCTCAAGTAATTAACGGTCCCAACAGGTATGAGACTGCCACCGGGGTCCAGCAGGGCGTTACAGCATCTATGTTACAAACACAGATATACTTTGATAACTTCGGTTACTTCAAGAAACGCGCTTTGGATCTTCATCTGGCTGTCGCTCAACAATGCCAGGAAGAAGGAAAGGATATTTCTGTAATGTACACAAAAAGTGACCTTACCAGAGCGTTTTTATCTATAGGAACCGACGGTCTTAGCCTAAGGCATCTTGGTGTTCAAGCTTTATCCAACTCGAAGAAAAGGGATGAGCTTGAAAAGTTCAAGACCTTTATGTTGCAGCTAAATACGGCCGGAGGAGACATTTACGATCTTGCATCTATCTTCACATCAGATTCTATGGTGGAGCTTATACAGAATGCAAGGAATACTCGCGCATACAACGAGCGTCAGATGCAGCAGCAACAACAGAATCAGATGCAGCTTAACCAGCAACAGATACAAGCTGAAGCTGCTGAGAAGGATAAGCAACGTCAGCATGAACTTGCTTTAGAAGACAAGAAAGGTCAATACAGGATACTTCAAGAGAAGATCCAGGCGGCAGGCAGGGCAGCAGACGCCAAGAGCGACGCCACCTCCCTCAACTTCCTGGCTTCTGTTTCAGATCAGACCGTAAGGCAAGCTGATATAGAAAGCAAGGAAAGGATAGAGGATAAGAAGATCGAAAACGATTCCAAACTTCATGATGATGAAATGAGAATGAAAATGGAAGAGTTAAAATTAAAATCCAAAGAGCTTGCTCAACGAGCGAGGGAAGACGCCACTAAAAGGTATGTAGCCGGAATCAATAAGAATTAAGGATTAAATATCCCCAAATTTCATTAGAAAATCTCTAATAAAATTTGGGGATATTTAATTTTTAGTGAAGATTAAACACTTATAAGTTTTTTATCTGAAATATAGGTATTTAAATATTTTTGCAGTATGGGAAAATTAGAAAAAAATGGAATAGTAGAATTGGACGATATTTTTAGTATCGGTCCGATTGATGATGTTTATAATAGGGAAGAAGATATTCTGCCTATTAATGGTAATGAACCGGCTAAAAAAGATGAGAAGCCTGTAGAAGAAGGTTCTCAAATTAAAGAAGAGCTGGTTGTTGATCCTACTCCTGATCCTAAAGAGGATAAAAAAGGAGGAGAGAATGTAGTTGATGTTAATCAGGATCAGGTAGAGACCCCGGTTGTCAATTACAGAAAAGTATTGGATGCCCTTTCTTCAAGGGGAATCATTCCCGATTTGAAAGATGTGGTGTTTAGCGGTGAAAATGGTGAAGAGATTACTATCAATGATCTTGATTTTAGTAAAGAAGATTCGTTGTGTGACATACTATCTACAGTCCTTGAAAGCCAGAAAGAGGACATTGTTAAGGATAAGATAGATGTTACTTCTGTTTCTGATATTACTAAGAAGCTTATCCAGGCTGATAAGGCCGGCGCTAATATCGTTGATATTCTTAAGCAATATGATACGAATGTCGCTCCTATAGAAAAGCTTGACATTGAAAACAAAGCAGATCAGATAAAGATCGTTCGCCATTATGTTGATCTTCTTGGGTTGCCTAAAGATGAAGCTGATGAGTTTTTCAAAGGCATTATCAATAAAGGAGAAGAGTATGTTGAAGCAAAGGCTATAAAGTACAAGGCTGAGCTTGATAAGAGAATGGATGATATTATCCAGCAACGTACTAAAGAGGCTGCCGAAAAGAAGGCGAAGGATGCAGAAGATTTTAGAAGGTATAAGAAAGACCTTAAGTCTTCTATCCAGGCAAAGTATCAGCTAAATGACACTATGGTATCTAAAGCTCTTGATTTTGCCCTAAAACCTTCTGAATCGAATCCCGGAATTACCAAAGCATTTAATAGGGTAAGGGAGATGATGATGAATCCGGAAGAAGCACCAGATTTGATTATGTTTCTTATGAACCCAGGAGAGTTCATAAAACAGAAGTCGAATCAAGCTGTAGTTGATGAGAAAAAGAAAATTTATAAGCTCATCAGCCATACAAATAAAGACAAGAGGGTGGCTCCGGTAGATGATAAAGGTGATCAAGTTCAAGGTGTGAAGTTCGATGAAATCAGTATAGATTAAAAATTAAAACATTTTTTCGTTCATGGCTAATGTACTTTTAACAAAAAATTTCCCGGCCACCATGAATGGTGACACGGTGATTGGATATACCGACGCTAAAGTCGTTAAGCAAAGTATCGTAGAACACGATCTTAGCTCTTTAGAAGATTGGTACTACGAAGATCCGGATAAGAACCATCTGGGTATGCTTGAGTTGTTTTCTAACATTACAAACTATCCTCTGCCTATGTATATGGGTATGATTAAACAGGATGCTACTATTACCGTAAATGGTATCAATGGTTCATTCCGTTATGATCTTCCGGTATCAGAAACGTATGAGGTGGTTACAGTAGAAGACACGTCTTTGAAATATGCAAAACCTGGTATTGATGAAAGCTTCTTCGAAATTGTGTTGAATGCACAATTCAAACAAGGAGATGTTATTACTTACGATGTGATTAACGGTTGCCAGGCTCTTATCTCTACAGAGCGCCCTCCGAAACAAGAAGGTGAAAACTGGAGATATTGGTGTAAGCTGTGGGGTCGTTCTCGTGCTAAATACTTCCCGAAAGACATGCTTCGCGCCGGTATTAAATACTGGAAGGTAACAAACGTTCTTGGTGAGTTCTCTACTCAGTTCTCTGGTGTAGGAGGTGCTTCTAAGGCCGGTTCTATGACTTGTGAATTTACGCTTGGTGGACACCGTGGTGTTGAAGGTGAAACGACTATGTACGCTGGTATTAAGTCTTTGGCTTATGCAGACGAACGTACACAGAATTTCATCGACAAAGCTTACCAGAAAGTTCGTCAGCTTTCTGAAATCAGAGGAGGTGATGCAAGTTATGCTATCATCGGTTCTCGTCTTGGTGACGGAAGCATTGATATGCGTACAGCACGTGTAGCTAATACGGTGTCTTTGTTCTGCTTGGCTGAATTGGCTAAGATGGAAGCATACGAACTTATGTTCATGCGTGGAGGTAGAGTCAAGGGTCATAATGGTGTTTTGATGAAAAACGAAGGCCTGTATCACCAACTGCGTCGTGGTTTCGTTATTTCTTACGCTCGTCCGGGTGGTATCAAGCGTGAACACTTCCTGGCTGCTGCTGACTATATTTTCCGTGGCCGTAGCGATATGCCGATTGAAAATCGTGTAATGAAATTCAAGGTAGGTGCTATGGCTTACAAGAATATCGTTGAGATCTTCCGTGATGAGTTCTTCTCTCAATTAGGTGCTTTGGCTCCGCTTATGGGTACAGAACGTATCATCAATAACCCGGTAACAGGTTCAAACGATGCTCTTGAATTAGGAACTGTAAAGATCAAGGGTGTTACTATTCCGGGTATTGGTAAGGTTATTGTAGAACACGAACCTTCTTTGGATTACGTTGATATGGTAGATAGAAGCCAGTTGGTAGACGGTATGACCCCTATCACATCATATTCATGTATTATGGAAGATTTGACCGCTCCTGAATACTCTAACGCATTCGCCGGCATTCCTGCTTCAGCTGAAGCTCGTATTGGTAATATCAACAGCAACGTATTCTACGTTAAGCCTGATATCGGTTCTATGTGGTGGGGTTACGAACAAGGTAGATGGTCATCCAGAGTATCGGCTCAAGAAATTGTATCCAGCCATCCTCGTATGTCAGAACAATTCTGGTGCCATTCTGTATCGGCTTGTTGGGTAAAAGATACCAGCCGGTTCGTAACAATTGAATTGTTACCAAGTTCTTTGTAATCATAACTTTTAATATTAACTTGCGGTCGGCTTTAAAACCGGCCGCAAATTTTGTTTTCATAGGATATATAAAAGATGGGAAAAAAGATTTTTGAAGAAAGCCATGAGTCTAAGAAACTGCTGGCTACCGTAGGAGGAATGAAGATATATTCCGACTCTATTTATGTTATAACAGGTAAGATGGATGAAGAAGCTCCTTCCGGATATCAGGAAAGAGGTATTTCCAAGACTCCTTTCCCTGGTAATAAGACAGTATCTTGTTGTGGATGGGATAAGGATCTTAGGGTATATGATACCGGTTTCTTCATCAATTCAGCATGTTATAAAGGTTACTCACTTGAAGACAAGAAAGCTGAAATGGATATGCGTATTAAGAATATTCGGTATCCGTTTGAAGAAACTATCAATGAGGACCTGGACCAAAAGAATTTCGATTTCTGGGATTCTTACAGAATTGACTTGTATGATGGTCGTTTGTTCTATACTAATGACGTTCGTGATTTATTTGAGCTGTATATAGCTATTTTATCCAAGTCTCTTACTCCTAAAGAGGAAGATGGTAATCCGATGTATGTCGAATCTTATTATTGTGTAGAAGATAAGACTACGGCCGTAGATATCAGGAAACAACGTCAGATTGACAAGGCTGATATTTTATACGAGTTCATGAACAAACTGAAAGGATCCGAGGCTGAAAGGAGAAGCATCTATGATCTGCTTTTGTATCTTGATATCATATATAGCGTAGAGCTTGATCAGAGCATGGTTCAATACATATTCACTAATTGGATTGACGCCAAGAATACGAACGTTGACATGTATAAAGAAGCAAGCTCAAGGTTCTTATCTGACGACGAATCTTCCGAAGGGATGCAGGTGATTAAATTCCATCGTATGATCAAGGAAATGATTGAGGGCCTGGCTGTCACCGTCAACACCGACGGACTGTATCTGAATGGCGAGCTCCTGGGCGCCGACGCCATCTCTGCATCTATGGCTCTTGCTTCCAATAAGTCGATGTTAGAAACCAAGTCACGTGTTCTTGAAGCGTATAATGCTTTAAAGAACAAGCATAAAAAAATAGAAGGAGCTAAGTCTGACAAGGAGAAAAAGGAAGATGAGAAAGATTTCGATGTTGATCAATACGCTGACAAAAAATAATAATTTATGAAGATCGTTGATTGTTATCTCCGGGCATTACAGAAGGCTGAAGAAAACATGACCAACGGTGGTATAAAACTTGACAAGGCACGTTTTGTTCAGCTTTTTAATGACGAACAAAACCGCCTTGTTCGTTATATCCTTGATAAGAAAAACGAAGAGGATATACGTTATATCCAAAAGTTAGTTGTGTATTCAAAAGAACTTGACGAGAAAGGAGATAAAGATAATCCGGAAAGCACTTTGTTTTCATTGCCTTCTGATTTCTTTTCTTTTTCAAACATATCAGGCGTATTTACCAAAGGTGAATGCACGGTCACTGATTTTACCATGTGGGAGGCTAAGAACGAAAACCCGCATGAGCTTCTTGCCGACTTTTTTAACAAACCTGATTTTGATTTTAGGGAAACATTCTATACAATAGGCGAAGATTCGGTAAGGGTGTATAAGTATGGTTTTGATGTAGACACCGTTTACCTTACATATTACCGCTATCCGAAGGAAGTTGATATCGAAGGATATATTAAATCAGATGGTTCTAATTCAACTGATATAGATCCTGAATTAGATGATAAATTAATTGGTATTATCCTTAACATGATTGAAAAGCAATTTGCTTTGAATGAAAGCGAATATGGACGTTATCAAATAGATTCAAACAACGTCCAATCTCCTTTATAGCAGAATAAAGGCGTGTCCTAAATTAAAGACTATCAAAAAGCATTAAGAATTAATTAATTCCTAATGCTTTTTGTTGCTTATATGACTATCACTATTTTTGAGACAGATAACAGAATATTAATTTTTAAAATATTATAAGGCTATGGCTATCCATAAACCGTATGACAGACACATTATCTGTCCTCCGCACGCTAAGTTGGCGGACGTAGATTCTTTGTTGCTTCAAGAAGGTCAGATCGCTATCTATGATTTGGATGGTGAGCAGACTAAAGATGGTTTGAAAGCGTTGAAAGACTTGAAAGGATATCGTAAGGACGAACAACGTTTCCAGATCAGAATTGGACGTAATGAGATGGTGAACGACCGTGTATCTGATGATAAATCATTCTCTACACCTACGTTTGCTATTGATGAAATTATAGAAGTGTATGCTTCTGCTCCGAAGAGCAAAGAAATTAAAGTAGATGAAGTTATTTTCGGTTATAACGGAATTGACGATAATACTGCTATTACAGCAAGAAAAGGCGATCGTATCCCTATTCATATTAAGCTGACAGGACGTTTGTTCGAGCTTCGTGGTTATCCGATGGGTGAGGTGAATATCGATGATTACATCATTTTCGAAAACTGTCCTGGTCGTGAGGATATGTGTTCAGAATGTGATCCTTGCGAAGATGTTGATATTTTGGCTGCTATCTTGAAAACAATCGAACGTATCAAGAATCAGCCGATTGCAGGTGGTGGAAAGGTAGGTGATTTTGTAGAAATCCATCCTATCCATTCTTGTGACGAGTTGGAAAAAACTCCGGTGGAAACCGACATGAATTTCTATTGTATGGAAATGTGTGATACCGGTGATGCTTATGCCCTGGCTCAGCTTAAGGCTGCTTATCCTGGTTTGGATATCAAGAGAGTTGGACGTCATCTTTCTACTTCCAAATATCAGGTGATGAAAGAAGGTGGTAAGCCTGCTGATTATACTCAAAAGCTGTCTTCTATAATGAAAGGCTGCGAAGAGTGTCCTGAAGGATATACTAAGGTAGACGGCGGTTTGATTTATGCCGTAACGTTAGAGGATGATGGCGTTGATCAGTCTACTGTAGTAGAAAGCATTAAGAATGCCGTTAGTAGCACTGCCGAGAAAACAGCAGCCCAAGATGGCGGAGTAGGTATGTACACTGTGGCCGTAAGCAAGAAACTGACGAAGGCTGATATCGATGCATTTGTAGAAACTAATCCGACTGCCACAGTAACGTTCGTTGCTAAAACAGCAGATATGTGTAGCAATCCTACTGTTACTACCGTTAGCTGGGAAGCATGTGGTTCTTGTAAGATTTCGAAAGAAGCTTATGAAATCACGTTGCCGGATGATGAATGTGGTAACAGTGCTAAAGAAGAATTGCAGGCAGCATTCCCGTATCTGACAATCGAAGATTACGGTACACCTGGTGGATGTCAACACAAATTCAAAACAACGGTCGTTACTAACATGGTTTGCGACGAATGCGATAAAATTTTCAAAGACTTCTTCGTATCTAAAGCTCCCGAATCTTATCGTGGACGTAACTGGAAACGTTTGGGTGCCGTAGCAGGAGATCAGTCCATTATCGCCGATCCGATTCCTAAGAACTGCAAATGCGGTATCTTGTTCCGTGGTATTGACTACATGATTTCTCCGTCCGACTGTTTGATTGACCGTCTGACATTCCAAGAAGGATCTGTTCGTATTGCTGTAAATGGCGGTTATCCGGATGAACAGCGCGAGGCTATCAGCACGTACTTCAACCCGATCCATACCGAATACAAACAGCACTGGGCTCCGCGTACTCACCTCGGCGCTGAATTGCTGGATAAGGAACGCGAACAACGTATGTTCTTCGACTTCCGTAAGACTCACCAAGAACTTATGGAACGGATGTTTACCAACGAAGAAACCCGCTTAGACCTGTTGGCTCCGTATGCTGATTATTCAGTAACGTTGAAGCCGGCACGTTACTCTAACGGCTTCGGTAGGGTAATTGATGATCATATTACAGTACACTTCCATGTACCGTATGGCGCTCACGAAGGTATTCAAGACCTTATGGACTTGTTAGCTGCTTCGGCAAATATCAAGCCCTGCAAGATTTGATTTTCCTTTTTTCTATATATCCCAAGGGGGAGGAGGCTGGTCCTCCACCCCCTTTTTTGTAATAAAACAATTTGAAATAGATCGATTTCATATGAATGGCGTGGATTCTTTAGTCGGTGCCTTAGGTAGGGGCATTGACAAAATAACCAACATAGTTGGAAAATGGGGTTCCTCCCAACCGGTAGATGACAGCAAATCCGGTATAAAAATAGGGGACAAAATCTACCAAGTGGTTGTGTCCTTAAATGGCTGTTATTGGTATCTTGACGAAGAAGGTAAGAAGCATCCTGTTTCTGGTATTCCGGCCACAACCGAATGGGAGTGGATTAACATAGCTGAGAAAGTTATCAAAGATTTCAAAACCTGTTACCGTACACCTGGTGGAAAGGTCGAAGTATGGAGTTGGTATCTTCTTAACGATCAGATGGATGTTCTTAAAGAAACCCATAGAATTACCGACAGTACCGACATGGATAATCCGGTAGGTAAAGTTCTTACTAAAATACCGGACGAGTGGGTTATGATCGACTGCGATCTTCCTGATATGACAGAACGCGACATTACGTTCGTCAACAGATGTTATAAGACTCCGGATGGTAAGGTTGAAATAGAAGGATTGGAGGCCATAGATGATAAGATAAATATCAGGGAATCTATTTATACCGTTATTCAATCGACGGACGATAATTTCCCTGCCGGCCATGTTTTTAAACTAATTCCAGAGAATTGGGTTCGAATGGTTTGTGACTTTCCTGACATGACAGAACGAGACGTAACTTACGTTCTTGAATGTTACACTACTAAAAAAGGAAAAGTGCAAGTAGAAGGTTTGGTAGCCATAGATAATATTCTTGGGACCAGGGAAGAGGTTTATACCGTCCTTCAGTCTACTGATCCTGATATTAAGGTAGGGGCCGTGCTGGATTCCATTCCCGAAGATTGGGTGAGGATGGTATGTGATTTTCCTGACATGACGGACCGGGAAATTGTTGAAGTAGACGAATGCTACAAGACGGATGGTGGTAAGGTCAATATAAAAGGTTATCAAGCTATTGATGCCGTTCTTGGTGTAAGGGAACAGTATTATTATATTGTTAAGACAACAGATGATGCTTATCCTCAGTGGACGAGAATAGATAAGATACCTAACGAATGGACGAAAACCGAATGCGACTTCCCTGATCTTACGGAAAGACATATTATGTCCGTAGATGAATGTTACACTACTCCTGGTGGCAAAATACATCTTGGTGGATACAGGTCGGTAGATAGCATAATAGGAGTCCGGGACGAGTATCTTATTGTTATGGAAACAACCGATCCTGATATACAAAGAGGTGCCACATTCAACAAAATACAAGAAGGATGGCAGCGTGTTGTTTGTGATTTCCCTGATGCTACTACATCCGACACAGAAATAGTAGAAAACTGTTATAAGACGGAAAAGGGCAAGGTACAGATCCGGACATACATAACAATGGACGGATATGGAAATACAAGGGAATTGAGACATATGGTTCTTAAAACAACCGATCCTGATTACAATATCGGATCCAATATCGATCAGATACCGGTAGGTTGGTTAAGTATCGAGTGTGATTTTGCGTCTGCTACACAGCGCCATATAAGACAGGTGAAAAACTGCTACGTTTCTGATGCAGGGAGCATTTACATTGAGGGAGAAATCGTTTACGACAATGACCTTGACGTAGATAAGATGGCGCTGACGGTCATGGAAAGCACTGACCCGGCGATCGCCGTAGGGACGGAGCTGGCGGTTATTCCCTCTGGCTACGTGAGAACAGTTTGTAGATGTAATTGTTGTAACCATTAAATCTTATTGTCATGAGTTGTAACGAATATTATTTAATAACATTGGAGTCTATACCGACTCCAGTCCGTCATAAATACACGAATTTAACAGACGAATGGTATGGTCCTGATGGTACTAAGTACGAAGATCTTGATACGATAACTAAGATCGAGCAGCAGGCTACAGATAATAATCGTATAGGGGATAATACCTTATATCATAAACTTATTGAAATACATTCTCAAGGAGAGTCAATAAAATCAGACATCGGAGATATAGGTTCGGTATTAGATTACATAAATGGGGAGGAAGTGTAATGGGAACCATATCAGATAAGTTAATGAGGATCATAAATACCAAAGAGGATATAAGGCAAGCCCTTATATCCAAAGGGTATGATGTACCTACTTCCATACCTTTTAAAGAGTATGCGAAAATGATATTAGATTTACCATGTAGAGTGGATTCTTTTCCTGATATAGAAGGAATTGTAGCTCGTTATTCAGCATTAGGTCTCACTAATGAACAAATGGCAGAGAACCCTATATGGAAAGACCTTACAGGTAATGGGCATGATTTACAGATGAAGAATTTCGCTTGGAAGGGAATGTCCGGGGTAGGTGGATATACCGAGAACTATGATAGCAATAAATGGTATAAGGTAGCATTAAGAATTGATGCTACTTGGACTTATAAGTCTTTTAATGTAAAATCAATAAAGGACAATAATTTCGCTCAATTATTTTATCAATCACAATCAAGTGATACTGGATTTAGGGTTTTATCATGTACTATCAAAGTTTCTGGTTTAACAGACGGACAAGGAATTGAATATATTTCGAATGGGACACAACCAACTGTTATAATGAGAATTGAAAATGATGGTATATATCATCTACCAAGTTTTGATTTTGGAGCTAAAAATGCTTATTACGGATTCAGGTTCTTAAAATTGCAGGAATCATGCAACATCACCATCGAACAACTACCCCTCTACCCCGGCGCACTCGTCTTTGACGGAGTAGACGATTACGGTACCTGTGATAACTTCCCTATTCTGACCAAGGAAAAGGGATATACGGTTGTGGCGTTGAGACAGTGGGATCAGGATTTCTTGAATACAACTTTGACAGGAGGACTGTTGTCAACTAGGAATTATTCCACAGGAGAAGGTGTAGCATTTGAAAAAATAGAATCCTCAAATAAGGGTTATTGGAATTTAGGTGCTGGAGGTATCATAGATTTTGCAAAATCACCATTTACATGGCAAACATCAAAACAATATAATAATGTTGGTATTTTAAAAGGTGACAAAAATCATGGAAAACCATTATGTGTAGGATGTGGATTGTCTGGAGGCCAACAGTGTGGTAGATTTGCTATCTGGGAACTTGTATTTCTCGATCATGACGCCACCGAAGAAGAACTGACCAAGATCAAAGACTACTTCGTTAAAACCTATCCCTGGCTCTTTCCCGACCAGGCATGGACAGTGGTAGGCAAAACCAACGAGGACGAAGATCGTGCTACTATTGCCAACATTACGGGCAATGGTAATGATCTTGTACTGTCGAATTTTGGTTTTGCAGAAGGGAGTGGGTATGGGTTGTATGCTGAGAATTATGCTGGTGGTAGATGGGTTCAATCTACTGATAGAGCGGATTTAACTTGGACGAGTTATTCTGTAAATATAACTTCAGTTAAAGTTGCGTCTACACAGTTATATTATCAATCCTATCCTGAACAACCTTCTTTTATAGTTCCTTCTTATAAGATAAAAGTTTATGGACTGAAAGATGGTCAAACCCTATCTTATAGACAAGCAACTTCTGAAGGGCAACAATTATATAAAATATCAGAAGATGGAACTTATACATTACCGTCTTTTCCATTTAAAGCAAATGGAGATTGGTATGGATTTACCTTAAATAAGGTACAAGAATCCTGTGACATTACTATAGAGCAAATCCCCGAATACGAAGGATATCTGGTTACTGATGGGGTGGATGATAAGATAACTTCGTCTACATTTGAAATGGGTAATGATTGGACTGTAATAGGAGATTGGGAGCTTATAAATACAGGGAAAAATGACAATGCTGGTATTGTAAAATTTGATAGTATAGTCATTTATAATTATAATTATAATTATAATTCAGTGCTCATTAATATAAAAAATGGTAGAAATATTTTGATTCCCGATCAAAATACCGTTAATGCAATTTGTTCTGATGGCAGGATTTATTCAAAAGACTGGAAAGAATCTATTTATAATGAAGAAACGGAATCTACCAGTAAAAATTTCTTAACTATAGGATATTCAGGTAACAGTTATACTAAAATTGCTTTCAAAAACTTAGCGATTTATCCTACAGTCCTTTCCAAGGAAGATTGTATAAAAGCATATAACTATTTACAAACTTTAAAAGCAAAATAATATGAAGAAGTACAAAGTTTTATTCTGTGATCTGGATGATACGTTAATTGAGACATTAAGTGGCAAAACATTTCCTAAAGGAATTTGGGATATGAAAATCAAATTTGATGTTTTGGATGCAATTAAGCAGTTTTCTCCTGAGTATGTTTTAATTGTAAGTAATCAAGGGGGAATTGAAGCTGGTTTTGTGGATCATCAAAGATTTCAATCTAAAATAGAATATGTATCACAATGCGTAAAAGAATATTGCGGAGTAAAATGCTATTCGGAATATTGTACCACGAATGATAAAAATGATTTGTATAGAAAACCAAACGTAGGAATGCTTAATCATCTTTGTGAAAACTATGTTGGCGATGATTTTGATTACATAAAATCTATTACACTTATGATAGGTGACGCAAGTGGACTTGAAGGACAGTTTTCTGATAGTGATAAAAGAACCGCAGAAAATTTCGGGATTGACTATCTTGATGTAAATGAATTTGTTAATTTGTATAATAAAAAGAAATAAAAATAGATGAAATACGCGATAGTAGATTTATTGTGGGCAAAATCACATGGTATTGAAATACTGCCCGAAATGAGAACAAGTATAGATCAGAGTAAAGTTATTTTACATGAAGAAATGTTAGTACCTTTTGAAGATGAATCGTTTCCAAGATATTCATTTAGTGATCCAACTTTTATTGAATTGTTAAATAGTGAAGAGTGGACTAGTACAGAAGAAGAACCTGTAATTAATAGAGACTTTAGTCGTATCTTAGCTTTGAATATCCTTGGTGAAGAGATTACTAAAGAGATTAACACATATGATCTTACTCCAGGTGAAGCATTACAGGTTAAAGATCATTATCCAGAATGGGTTGCAGGTATCACTGTTAAAGTAGGAGAAAGATATTTATCTGATAATATTCTTTGGGAATGTATAAAAGAACATACTACTCAAGATAATTGGAAACCTTCTATGGCTACTGCAAGCTTATGGAAAGTAGTAGATGAAGAACATGAAGGTACTATAGATGATCCTATTATTTATATTCCACCTATGGAAATATTCAAAGATAAATATTATATCCAAAATGGTATAAAATATAAATGTACAAGAAATAGTGAACAACCTCTTACACATGATTTGTCAGCTCTTGTTGGATTGTATGTAGAAACTATTTAAAATAATTAATTATGACATTTAATTCATTAAATACAATAATTGATGATATCATAATTACTGTGAGGGATAGCGATGTTAGCGAAAGTGAAAAGCTATCCCGTATACAGATAGAGCAATGGATACATCAATATAGAGCATATTTAATTAAACAGGATCTAGATAAGGGTAGAGATATAAATCCAGAGTATGTACAAACTATTGGACCTTTACATATATCCAAAGTAAGTAATTGTACTGGCGGTTATAACTACAAATCAGATGAAGAGATACCTAATTTCATTGACTTACATTTTGGTTTAGGTTTAGTTGCTGTAAAAGATATGAATGGCGATTTAATTCAACTTGGTACAGAAACCAAAGCTAAATACCAAGTAAGTAGAAAATATACTTGTAGTGATTACATCGCTTATATAAAAGGTAATCATCTGTACATACTTGGTCCTGAACATTTAGAATATGTTAAAATAGAAGGTATATTAGAAGATCCTACCCAAGCTGGTGAGTGTTTTGATAGAGATGATACTCCATATCCAGTGCCAGCAAATATGATACCTACGATTAAACAAATGATATTTGAAAGAGAATTGAATATCATGTTACGAGTCCCTAGTGACACTACGAACAATAGTACAAACGACGTTAACAACGAACTGAATGCAAGAAACTAAATACAATAGAAAAGCTTATACGATTGCTGACTTCTATGATAGTTATTGTAATTACGTAGAAGACAATCCACTATATCAGGTTTCTTATAAAGTATTTAGACAAATTGTTTCAGATTACTTTAGATACTTAAGAGACGAGATAATTGAAAACGGAAAAGAAGTCAGATTACCTTGTAGAATGGGTACATTATCCATAGTAAAGCATAAACCTAAAGAATATACTGGTAAAAGTTTGAGAATGGATTATGCTGAAAGTAAGAAGTATGATAAGATCATATACCATTTGAATGAACATACTGGGGGATACAAATATCGTTTTTATTGGAATAAGCAAAATATGCTTACTAAGAATAAAACAAAATATCAATTGATAATGACAAGAGATAACAAGAGACATCTGGCACAAATATTAAAGAATCATGTAAGAGATTACATAGAATTGTAAGAAGACTATGATAACGAAATTAACATCAACAAAAACTGTCATAGCTAAGATAATCGCAGATCTTGATTTAAAAGAAGATGATATAAAGATCACCGATATACGAGAATGGATTGCTGAAGGAATGGAAAAAATTGGTGCAGTTACACAATTAGAACCTAAGGTAAAGACTGTAGAAATACATAATCATCAAGCTCAGATACCATGTGATTTACATCAGCTTCATCAAGTAGCGTATTCATTTAATTGTGATGGACCGTGGTTTCCAACTAGAAAAGCCACAGGCTCATTTGCTGTATGGGATCATGACGATTGCTGTTGTGATTGTTGTGATCATTTTGGGCATACTAAGGAATGTAGACATGATTGTAAATGTGAACACTGCGATCCAAATATGATTGTACAGAATGATGTGATGGTGAATCTAGTGGTAGATATGTATGGTAATATAGATAAAATCGAAGCAATTGAAATGCTTAATACAAATCAAAATCTTAGAACTATAGTATCTAATTTAATTAACCAACACACTATAGGTGATCATCAAGCTTTTCATTTTGATACAGCAAATCCAAGTTTAGGTATACAATATACTGTTAAACCTGGTTATATTATGTGCAACGCTCCATGTGGTTATCTTAAGCTATCATACAGTGGTATTTATACAGATGAAGAAGGTTATGCTTTAATACCAGACATGACCTCATATACTGAAGCTTTATACTGGTATGTCACAATGAAAATGAAATACCCAGAGTATCTTAATGGCAGAATGAATAGGGAAGTGTATTATGATATTCGTAGATCTTGGAACTTCTATAGGAATCAAGCGTATGCTGAAGCATTGATGCCTAATGAAGATGGTCTAGAATCTATAAAAAACAATTGGAATAAAATTGTACCTGAATTTAGAGACCATAATTCTTTTTATAGTCATACTGGGGAACGTCAAATAATTTATAATGCTACTACATAATGAATGCACAAAGACAAACAAATACGTGGACAAAAGGTATGAACTGTGACTTAGATTATTCAGTCATAAGTTCAGACCAGTATCAATGGGCAGAAAATATACGTATTATTGCCAATGATAATAGTTCTACTGGAGTAATGCAGAATATTGAAGGCGTTCGTAAGCTCAATCCTACATTGACATTGAATGGTGAAACAATAGTCCATACAAATACAATTAGGGATTGGGCAATTGTGTTTACTAAGAAAGGTAGTAACTTCAATATCTATAGATACGATTTTGGTGCATCTGAAACTGAACCTATGGTGACTACAGTAGTATCCAATGTAGCATTGGATATTCCTATTATAGATGGTCATTATGCCGTTAGTAGTGTTTGTAAATGGGAATCTGACGATTTAGTTAAGATATACTGGTGTGATGGGGTACATCAGATTAGAGTATTAAATGTAGCCACAACTCATCCTAATCTTAATGTAGACTCTTTAAATATATCACCAAAGAGTCAATTACCACCTTTATTTTTTAAAGGTTTAGGTACAGGTGGATTGAAAGCCGGTAAGTATCAATATTGTTATCAACTATTTAATCCCAGAACATCTGAAACGTCTATATCTGTTTTATCTCCAATTATTACAGTATCTAGAAGTTTAGAAAATACTAACAGCCAAGATATCTATGGTAGTTCTAAAGAAGAAACTACTAATAGGTCCATTAAACTACAGACTACTGTTGATACTAACTCTTTTAGTAGAGCTAGAATAATTTCTATATATTACTCTAGTAATACTGCAGAACCGGTTATCACAGTGATAGATGAAATAAGTATTTCAAATAATACTTTAGTCTATGAAGATAAAGGTGGTTCAGTTATCGATGAGCTTACTCTAGAAGAATTCAATGGTTTAAGTACTTATATATTTACTCCCAAAGTAATAGAATCTAAAGACAATATGTTATTTGCTGCTAATATTACTGAACAGACTTGGGATATTAGTGATGATGAATTTGATGCTAGAGCATATAGATGTAATAAGAATGGTCAAATATTATTAACTTCTACATCTGGACAAGATTCTATAACATTTTCTACTTCAGAAATAAGTACTAAAGATATACCAACTAATCACGACTGTATTTGTCCTGCAAACTATGATGATAATAGTCAGTATTTATATGCTCCAGATGCTACAGGTAAATATGTATATGGTGGTATAGGTAAAAATATTTCATATAGGTTTATAAAAACCAATCTAATTGAAAGTGATGCACCTACATCTAGGACAGGTTATGCTGAAGATTCTTTCTCATTAAACTCTAAAGCACGTTCTACATCTACTCTAGATTTATACAATATTGAGGAAGACGGTTCCTGGTCAGATGCAGGGTCTTTATCTTTTGCTGATGCTACTGCTAAGGTATTAAACTATAGTAATAGTGAAGTAGAATCAATGGCAAGGGGTTATATGAGAGATGAAATATATCGTTTTGCTATTGTATTCTACAATGAAGAAAATGTAGCATCTTCTGCACACTGGATTGCAGATATAAGAATGCCTAAAGCTAGTGCACCTGGTTATAATATCTTTACTTCAGGTATGCGAGTAGATATTGGTGGTAGTACTACTAATAGTCTAGAAGTAGTTACACACCCATTAGGTGTACAATTCACAGTTAATATACCAAGTGATTTAATCCAAAGTAAGAAGATTACTGGTTATGAGATTGTAAGATGTGAAAGAACTATTTCAGATAGAACAATATTGATGCAAGGAGCTGTTAGTTGTGTTTGTAATTATGATAATACAAATCAATTAACTGCTTTTCCATATCTTACTTATTCTACTTCTCACGGTATGGTGTCACAAAATAATAAATATGCACATGCTTTTGACTTTAGTAGTCAGAATGCTAATGAATATTTCTTATTTATATCTCCAGAAATATGTGTCAATAGAACAAATGCATCTGAAGTAACAGGCAGAGCTACAGAGATTAAAGGTATATATAGACTAAGATCTTCAATATCTCCTGATGAATCTATGGGTAATGGTACTCCTGCGAATGATAAGGTTGTACCCAATGGTGATAAAGTCAAAGTATTAGTTGGGGCAAAAGCTTCAAAACGTGATTTAAAGAATATAACCTCAAATACTTCTACTAGTTGGGCTAAGAATAGTGGTTGGGCTTATACTTCAGTTACAGCTATAGGTGATTCTATAAAACAATCTACTGCAAATAATGCAATTTATATGGGTGCAGAATCATGGTATGATGCCACTTTAGCTAAGTATTACAATAAAATTACTACAGGTGGTTATAATTCTGCATCAATTCAGGACATTACAATTGCTACTAATACAGATCCCTTTGATTTAGATGACGATGCATGGAGAACTAAAGCTACCAATGTAGGTAGCATGGTATACTATAACTGGGTATACGGAGATACATCTAAGGCTAGTGATTATGATGATAATAACGTTAGGAAAGTTGGACCTCATGGGGTATGTGCAATATTCCAGAGTACAGATATGACTTCTCGTAATACTATGGTTGGTGAAGTACCAGAATTAGCTGCCGGACCAGAAAGTGCTAATGCAATTCTCATTGCTAATTTAAGACAATCTGTAACACCTTATGGTGGCAATAGTTATGCTACAAGACAGAACTCTGTATATATAAGTACAGGATCTTATGTCAATGCGAAAGACAATAGTAATACTAAAGTAAACGTATTCGGTGGTGATACATACGTTGGTGTATTAGATTATGCTAATTGTATGTTTGCATATCATAATGCTAGTGATAATTATGAACAACCAGATAATGAAAGAATTAGAGCATATAATGGTGCTTATATACCGTTAGAGTCTTCTATCAATCTCTCATTGAGAACGGATACCGTAGGTACAGCTAAAACCTATGAATCTGGTACAGGCTATGCAAACCATTTTGTAGAGAATGATATTGTACAAGTAGGTTCTATATATGTTCAGAATACGCCATTATATGCTTATAATGATGCTTATTCTGCTCAACCTAGAGCTAAAAACTATGTTAGTAAATCAATCTATAGTATAGATAATTTACATACAGATACTAGGGTAATGAACTCAGAACCTAAAACTAACTTGGAAGTAACTGATTCATGGACTAAATTTAGAGTTGCTAATTACTTAGATGTTGATACCAGATTTGGTTCTATAAACAATTTAAAGTTATTTAAGAATAACTTGTTGTTCTGGCAAACTGACGCTTTTGGCACACTTGCCGTAAATGAACGTTCTCTTATCCAAGATAATAATGCAGGTGCACTTACGTTAGGTACAGGGGGTGTATTAACTAGGTTTGATTACTTTACTACTAAGAATGGTTCTAAAGAGAATCAATTAAGAACTGCAACACAATCAGATAGTACAGTATATTGGTATGATGCCGATAGAAATGAAATATGTGGTTTTGATAATCAATTACGTACTGTATCTAAATTAAAAGGTGTACAATCTTATTTACACGATAATAAGGATATAATTACAAATGATCCTATATCTGTATACGATAAAAAATATAATGAAGTTCTTCTTACTCTAGAAGATAAGACTTTAGTATTTAATGAACAAGTTGGAGCTTTTACTTCATTCTATACTTATAGACCTGATTGGTATGCTGAATTTACAGATAAACTAATGATATATAAGAATTTAGCTGTATATAAGTATAACTCAGGTAATGAATTAGATATGTTTACTGGCAAAGATAAGATATCTTATGTTAGATTTATAGTAAATGATAAGTACCCTCAAACTAAAACATTTGATAATGTCGAATATGGCGGTGACTTTACTTACGATACTAACTTTGATAATATCTATTTCGAAACTAAAAGACAAACTAGTTTTACTCTTACTCAGGATGATATAGATTATAGAGAAGATACTTACAAGTTCTGTATTCCTCGCAGTAGTAGAGAATTAAATGAAGCTGAAGAGTTAGTAAACAAATCCTATAGAGATAGAATGAAAGGGAAATATTTAATCTGTCATTATAAGTATGATTGTAATGGTGGTAATACATTTAAAGTTCCTTATATTAGTACAGCATACAGATATTCATTGATATAATATGAAAAAGAAAATAAACAAAAAGAAAGTTCCAGCTTACGCTTTTGGTATAGATCAAGGTTTAGAGATTGCTTCTATATTGGGAGCTGGTTTACAAGGCTTTGCAGAAGAAGGATCTGGTGCAGACATTGCTGGCAGTGCTCTAGGAGGTGCTGCCAAAGGTGCTTCTGTAGGTTCTGCTATTCTTCCTGGTATTGGTACAGCGGTAGGTGGAGTTGTAGGTGGTGTTGGAAACCTTGTATCAGGTATCTTTAGAAAGAATGCAATTAATAAGCAAAAACGTATTAAAGCAAATGCTAAAGAAATAGCAATGGGGAAAGGTAATGCAGCTACACTTGAACAAAAATATTGGGATGATAATTCTTTAGCTTACACTTTTGAAAATGGTGGTATATTACCAGATTTAGCTTATGTAGATAATAATGAAGTAATAAGAGATGATTCTGGTAATATTATACAAGTACCTAATAGTAAACCAGGTACAGATAATCATTTAATAGATGCTTCTAATCTTGAATCTGTTCTATCTGATAGAATCAAAAGACCTGGTACAAATAAAACATTTGCACAAGAAGGTAAAAAATTAGTTAACATGACTAAAAGAAGTAAAGGAAAAGATAGATTTGCTCGCAATGCTGATAAATTAAATCAGATAAATGCAAATGTAATGTATGAACAATTGCTTACAGAGCAAGAAGCAGTTAAAGCTAAGAAGGGTATTAAACCCAAAGTAAAAGGAATACCGGCATATGCAGATGGTAAATCTAGAAAACTGGGTAAAGAAATACCTTTATTGAGTGGTGAAGCTTTTGGTATTTATGCTGATGCTTTAAAAAAGTTCTTTACAGAACCAACAAAAGCTACAACTGCCAATAGTGCAATGAATGAAGCATTCGACATAAATGGTTTAAATCAACGAGGTGGTTTAGGTAGTAGAAAGTATTGGAATTCTACTAATTCTAGTATGACTGCAGCCCCTTATGGAGAAGCTGTACCTACACAAGGCGTAAACCCTATTACTGGGGAGACAATACCTGTAGGTGTAAATGAACCTTTATACGATCTCCCTGAAGTATCATTACCTGGTGCAGCACCCATAACAAAAGTTAAATCTGTTAGGAAACCTACCCCAGCAAGTAAGTCTGCTAAAGCCACTAACTCTCTTAATCAAGCTCCTTTACTGGATATTGAAGATTTTAATCCGTCTTTAACATCTGATCCTATTTATGCTCCATTGTTAAATATTGAAGAATTTAACCCTACATTAACACCAGATGAGATTAAAACACCTGGTAAGTCTTCATCTAACTTTGGCAGTCTGTCTGGTTTATCTCCTATACTGTATAATTGGATTCAAAGTAGACGTAGACCTGAAACAGAAGATCAAGTCCTTAATCCTTATACTGGGGCTATTAATAGAGCTATGGCTAGTCGTAGAGTTAATATAGAACCCACTCTTGCAGCTAATAGAAGATCTAGAGCAATCGCTCGTAATAACATGGCTAAACTCAATCCTAACACGGGTATGAATTTAGCATATGGAAATCAATTAGCTACTGGGGAATATGCTCAGAATGCTTCAGTATACGCTAATAGAGATAATGCTAATAATCAATATTTAGGCGAATACGCAAATATGATGAACAATTTAGGTCAACAATATGTACAGAATACTGTACTTACTAATGACTTAAACGCTCGTAATAGAGCTGCTGCAAGAAATTTTGGTGCCACTGCTGCTGGTCAATTGGGTCAATGGTCTCAGACTAAAGAAAAGATGCGTAATCAGGCACGTAGAGATCGTCAGATATTACCTTACTTACAGAATTTCTTAAGATACGGTACAGTAAATAGTTTAGTTGATAGTTTAACAGTATAATTATGGCAGTAAATAGATATGACAATCCTGCACAAGCTCAATTTATAGATACCTATGTTCCAATCCCTTTTGAACAATTATATACGTTGGGTAAGCAGGCAAATGAAAGAGTTGACAAAGCTTTAGCAGATTATAGAACTGCTGCAAATTCATGGGCTGAATTTCGTTCTAGATCTATGAAAGATATGCAAACCTGGGATGCAGAAACCAGAGGTAAAGTACTTCCGATTATTGATCAAGCTGCTAAGAATCCAGAAGCAATAAAGAGTATGGAATGGCAAATGGCTCTACAATCTGCAATAAATAATGTAGATAGAGCTAAACTTTCTGCATTAAAACAGAATGCTGCCAATTTTGATGAATATGCAAAGCAAGTTCAAATTTTAATGCTACACGACAAATATAATCCACTATGGCATGATAGAGATTTTACTAACTGGGATACTACTACTTCGGGTTTATTCAACGAAGTTCCTTTAGCTTATTCTTCTATAAAAGATTTAACTAACGAATATGTAAATAATTTGAAGGATAGCTATCTTGGTAGAGAAGGTGGATTTATTTGGACTGGTGTTACAGGACAGCAAATTAAAGACATACTGGATGCTAATAGAAGTGGAATATTATCTACACCACAAGCACAAATGCATATGCAAACATGGATGAGAAATCATCCTGGATCAACAGAAGAGGATGCAGCTAATGCTTTCATGCAAAAAGCTTATACAGATAATCAAGAATACATTCGTAAAAACCCCACCGTAGATCCTTATGCTATGCAAGCGTTGAAATATAAGCAAGCATTAGAAACCGCTAAATTGAAAAAGAAAGGTACAGAAAAAGAATCTGTAGATTACCCTGACGCTTATAAAAAGCTGTATAATGACGCAGTAGTATTTGAAAAACGTCAGTTAGAAAATAGTCCAGTATATTCACAAACTAGATTTGTAACTAATAAATTCCAAGAAGCCGCATCAGCCTTAATGTCTGGTAATATTACTCCGGAAGAATATAATTCCTTAGTAAAGGATTATGGAAAAGAAATGTCAGATGCAACTGCTAATGATATTGCTAATCTGTTTGCAACCAAAGCTGGAGAAATATTTCCTAAAACTGGAGTAAGAGCTGATAAATTGCCTCAGTATTACGATGCTGCTACTAGAGTACTGAATGATATTACATACCCTTCTTCTGGTATGATTCTTAATAGTTACAATAAAGTTAAGAGTTCTAATGAAATTGATATTAATTTAGGCGGTTCAGTAACTAAAGGATATGTTACACCAGACACAGGTGGTTTAATATTAGCTACTGATTTTGTAAATAAAATCATGAAGGTTCCTTCTATTAAATACAATGTAGAAACTACAAATGGATTAGAAAGAAACTTTGCAGAAGATTTAAAATCTGGAGTATTCAAAGACGTTATCAAAACTCCTAGAGGTAGAATCATGTCATCAGTGGTAGATGGCATTCCTCAATTAATGCAGAGAGTAAGTGTAAGAATACCTTTACAAGCTATTAAGAATGCTGGATATGATGTAGATAGTTTTAAATCTATGGTTAGTAATTCAATGGGTATATCTGCAGAAACAGGTTTAAATGTCAAGCCTATTGATAAAAAAGATTACAATAATGCTTATGGTGGGAATGTACCATTAACTGGTGAATATTTTACATTTGATACAATGGAGCCGATTGATCCACATGGTATGACTAGAATGACATTTGATCAAGAAGTTAATGATATTCATGGTGGTTCAAAATTACAGAATGATAATTATGAGCAATCATTTACTGATGCTTATGATAGTTTAATAAACAGTTTATTACAATAATATATGGAAAAATCTATATTAGGTCAATATCCTACTGACAATACACCTAGCAAAGCAGCCTTATTAGGTAAGGCTATGGATACGGTCAATGCTCAGTATTCTCCTATCACTAATATTAAAACAGGTTATGATAGGAACTTAGAAACAACTCCATTAGATGATTATGAATACGCATATCTGTTAAATAAGGAAACTCCAGAGGAAACCTTAAAGGATAAGAGTTATTTAAGAGATGCTTGGACTACTTTTGCTAATAATAGAGATCAGATCAATTTAATGTCTGAGAGAGCTAAATTAGTAAAAGATATTAATCCTGTCATTGAAGATATTGATTATGAATTACAATATTTAAATGATAAGAAAATGCTTTTGAATCTTGAAAATGTCTTACCTACTATGGATAAGAATTCTCAAGAGTATCAAAACACCTTACAGCAATATGAAATTCTTAAAAACAATTTAGAAGCCAATTCTGAAAAGTATAATGCAATATTAGCAAAGTACAATGATTCAGAAGGTACAGATGTTGATAAGAGAATTGAATACTTAAATGGGGTAAGAGACTGGTGGGTAAATGAACAGTCCGAAGTAAACAAGAATATTCAGGATTATTATGATTCTATTACATCTAGATCTGAAAAGTATAAACCTTCTGCCAGATTTCAAATAAAAGAACAAAAAGCTCAAGATAAGCCTTTCTATGATTCTGATTATATATTGTACGCTGGTCCTGGTTTAACAGGTTCTTCTATGTCTACAATTGGCTCTTATGTGGCTGATGCATTAGCAACAGGTGCTTTATATCTCGGTAGACATTATGCTACTACTGGCGCTTTAAATGCTGTTCCTGGTGCTGGTGCAGTATCTAATCTTATTGGTTGGGGATCAGCTATTACTGCGGCAGCGATAAGTTTGGCAGGTAATATCTATAGTAGACATAGAGAATCATTAGCGCAAGTATATGGAGCTTATCGTTCTAAAATTGAAAAGGATCTTGAAAGTAAAGGTGTATCTATCCAGGATTATGTTCAAATGGGTAGAGATCAATTGAAACAACAGAATCCTAATATAGATGTTACAAAGATTTCAGATGATGAAATTATAGATAGAACTTTATCTGGAGAGATTAAAATCTCCGATGAAGTTCTAAACTCTTTAAAAGATTCAGCAGATAATGGCTTAGAAAATGTTTACAATAATAACATGGCTTTGTCTGCAATGGATGTAGCACAATCAGCTTTGATATTTGCTCCATTAGGTAAGGCTATGGGTAAGATTATAACTAAACCTATAGCAGGTGCATTAAAACCTTTAGTTAAACTGTCTGACACTGCTACTAAGAACTACAATAAGCTTATTGATGCTTACACTGGATTTAATGCTAGATTGGCTTATAATAGTCCTAAAATGAACATGTTGAGCAAGGGTGCTAAAGCTCTAGCTCGTATGGGTTTTGCTGCTACTGGTGAAGCTTTTGAAGAAGGTAATCAGGATATATTTGACTACGATTACATTCATAATCAGTATGATAAAGATTCTTCTGGCGTATTCTCATCATTACTTGGGTTAGCTGAAGCTAATTATCGTACTGCAAAGATCTTATCAGGAATAGATACTGAATCAGAATTAGCTAATGATCCTCAATTCTGGAATGATGTAAAAGGTGGTTTTGCATTAGGTATGTATTTAGGTGGTCCTACTACTGCATATCACGCTGGTATTGATATGCGTAAAGACTTCGTTGCCAATACGTTTGTTAGAGATATGGTAGCAGATAACATAGCTAAGAAAGATGCTATGAATAAAGCTGTGACATACGCAGACAGAGCATCAAAATCTATGCTCAATTACAAAGATAGTGTACTTGAAGTATTAGAGAATTTTAAATATCATATGCCTGATGGTCTTACTGAGGAAGATATAAATGCTGAAATCAAAACTGCGAATAATGTATTTAACTTAGCTAAGTCTAAGACTACTAAGAACATTGGTAAACAGTTAGGTTATTCTGCAGGTACTACAGAATATAATACATTAATTGGTTTACAGCATGTAGCTCAATTAGATTTACAAGAAGCTGTAAACAATGCAAAAGCAGCTCAGGATGCAGATAATAAATTGTATGCAGATCTTTCTGAAGATGCTTTATTGAGTAATTACACTCCAGAAGAAAAGCTAGCAGCTATTACTTTAACTAAACTAAATGTACAGAAAGAAGCTCTGCAGGAATTAAAAAATGCAATTGAAGCTCCAGCAGAAGATGGTAAATCTAAATTTGGTATTACTAATGGTGATAATTCTGTAGCTAAATCTATTTTAAAGACTATACCTAAAGCTATTAAGAACATTGATAGTCAATTGGCTCAAGTAGCTGCTGATACAAAGTTTAGTACAGATTTTGTAGCAGCTCCTCATGTTATGCAGACAGGTGTAGATAGCTATGCAAACTTAATGTTAGCTCAGCATGATGCTTTGGTAGCAGAGCATAAAATGAATGAGATATTCGGTAATACTCTGGAAGATGGCAAACTTACTAGTTTTGACAAAGCTACAGATAAATCAAAGAAAAAGGTATTAAACAATATCAAAAAGAGAATTGAGAACTACCTGAATAATTCAGATGAATCTAGTAGAATTGCAGAAGATAACGCCAAGCAGATTGTTGAACAAGATATTGCTTCTACAGAAAAAGAAGTAGCTGATAATGGTACAGACAACAATGAAACTGTAGCAGCAAGTAAAATTGCTCCAGAAGTACAAAGAGAAGAAGTTGAAAAACCACAATCCCCTGTAATGGATTCTAGAGCAAAATCCAAAGTAAATATAGAAATACCTGCGCCAGAACCTACCATTCCTGAAGCAACACCTGAAACGCGGCCTGAAGAAAAAACAGAACCAGCAATTAAACGTGATGAAGAATTCCCTACAAAGAGTTTGGAAGAACTAGCTGCGGAATTTGAAGCAGAACGTAAAAGGATTGCAGAAGAAAATAAACCAAAAGCCCCAGTAGTAGAAGATGTTGAAGAAGAGGATGAAGAGTTTGCTTTTGCTACAGATAAAGATTTGAGAGCAGCTGCCAATGCTGATGCAGATCCTTTAGCTGCTGCTACGGATGAAGATAAGAAAGTATCACAAACAGTTGATACTATTACTCCAGATATTACTGTAGAACAGAAAGTTGAACAGGCTAAAAAGAAATTAGCTACTGAACAGAAATATGACAGTAAAACAGATATGGATTCTGAATCTAGAGAATATGAAGATTCTTTAGAAGTAGAAGAATTAGCTAAAGATACCGTATCACATACACTGTTCTTCTCACCAGATTCTACTACTCCTATATTACCGGGCTATAAATCTGGTAAAGAATTAGCAGAGAAAATCAAAGATCCTAATTTCTTTACAGATAGTTTCTGTGAATTTATTATCAATGAATCTTACACTGAAAAAGGTAGCAAGCCATACAAAAAAGGTGATAAGACTACATACGATAGTGCCTCTATCATATTAAGTGTAGAACATCCTACAGGTAAGTATGCTTTAGCACTTAAGACTCCTAAAGGAGCTAGAATTAAATTTGATGCAGATATTGCAGGCATTCGTAATAGTGCTACAGCAGAAGAGCTTAATACAATTGAACAAGCTAATGAAGTTTCTATAAATGACTTAAAATCTTTTAGAAACGCAATCATTACTGCCATTGAAAATAAGACAGAGAATGAAGTTATTGTACCAAGTACTATCAGTAGAACTAGAGGTAGATATAATGTAAATAGAAATGGTCAAAAGGCAGTATTCAGACCTGTACAAGAAGTAAAAGGTTTTGCAATTCCATCCAATGTGTATGACATTACTCCAGAAAATGTAACCTTTGGTATCAGTAATGGTATTATTTCTGACAGTTTGATCCTTGGTGCTGGTGGTGAAATATTGAATGGTACTGGTGGTAGTGGTCAGTTATTTATCTATCCCCCCAAATCTAGTACACTTAATAATTCAGAGATACCTGTACAAGTTAATTTACAAAGATTTGATAGAAAACAAGCTGAGTTTCTTGCAGATTTACTTTTGAATTATGGAGCTTCTCCTGAGTCTTACTACAAAAATACAGAGATTGTAGCTGGGGAATTGATTGACTTTATGGTTCGCTTTGGTGATAAAACCAGAGTTACATCCAATATTCCTACTTTCAATTGGATGAAAAAGAAACAGCTTTATGTAAATGAAAAAGGTGATCTTGTGGTAGGAGAAAAATCTTATCCTGTAGGTAATATGTCTTCTCAAGATAAGGAAGATCTTATTAACGATTTGATGAGATTCCACTGGAGAGCTAATAGAGAAAATTTCTTTAGTCCTATAGGTGATGCTTTACCTTCCTTAAAAGAAGCATTTACAAAAAACAGTTCTTATATATGGGAAGACGCTATTCCTGGCGTAATATTACGTAGAGAGGATTTCTTAGGTAATACAAAACATACCCCTTTGTATACAATGGGTTTGTTTGTTACAAACGATTTAATCCAGAGTGATTTACAAGATCAATTGTTCAAAGATTCTTTTGCTTATGCGGACGATATTCAAACTATATCTAAGAAAGTAGAAAGCGATAAGGCAATTGAAGAAACTAAAAATAAGGTTGAAAACGTAGCCAATATTCCTACAGGTACTCCTGCAGTAGAGCCAGAAGAATTAACAGAAGAATCAAAAAAGATTAATGAAATTACCAAGAATGGCACAATTGACCCATTTGCTATAGAAGACGATGACATTGATATTCCTATGAGACGTCTTACTGGTAAAGTAACTAAAGAGGTGTCTAACGAGGAAATAGAATGGTTCAAAAAGAAATTAGGTTTCCAAAGCGATTCTCTTACTATAGTAGATGACGCTATATCACTGGGTAACAATGTGTATGCTATGGGTCTTGTTAGGCAGGATTCTACATTACTGTGGAAAGGTGCAGAAACGGGTACTTTATATCATGAAGCGTATCATAGAATCTCATTGTTAACTATTTCACCTAAAGAACGTCGTAAAATATACGAAGCTTATAGAAACAGAACTGGTTTAATCGGTACTGATAAAGATGTTGAAGAAGCTCTTGCAGAAGACTTTAGACAGTACATGTTGAATAAGGCTGAACCTGATTTAAATATCGTTAAAAGAGCTTGGAAAGCAATTAAAAACTTTATTAGTAAATGGGTTTGGAGAACTGATACTACTATTGATAACATCTTTGATAGAATTAATACAGGATACTATAGTAGATCTAAACAGAATTCTGCAGCTGTACAGGAATTCTTAAATGCTTATAAAGGTGCAGGAGCTCCATTTAAGTTGGGTGGTCATAATTTTAAGAACATTACAAATACACAATTTAAAGAAAGTGTTAATTCATTAGTTGCTTCTTTGTTTACTTTGAATAACGTAAAGATGCGAGATGATTTGACAGGTTTAAATTATAGTTTGTTAAAGAGTGCCTTGGAACCTTCTTTGACAGATAAACTTGTAGAAAACGGAAAGATCACCAAAGAACAAGGAGAGGCTAGAAAAGAAATATATGAAACCTTTGATAGTGTATTCTTACCAGCAATTATAAGGAAACTGAATGAATATCAAATCAGAGCTGTAGACAAACAGGAAAATATTGACCAAGAAATAGATGAAAAGGCTGAAGGTTCTGCTGTAGGAGATCAAATGGCTACTTATATTCGTGAGTCATTAGAAACCTCAGTAAAAGATAATGCTTTGGCATCTATTAAGATCTTCATTGCTACTATGCCCAAAAGAGAATTCTATGAGGCAGATGTTAAAAAAGAAGATGGTACTATTACAAAAGTACAGAAAACTAGAACTGTATTGAGTCCTGTCACAGGATTACCTCTTATGGTTGATTTTGATTCTACATGGAACGTTATAATCAATGAACTACATTCAGAGAATACATTCGAAGGTATGATGAATAAATGTGCCAAATGTGCAAAATCATTACCTATTTTTGATACATTGTACAGAGAATTGTATAAAATATCAAAGACCGTTCCAGGAGAATCAGAAGCCCAAGTAATAGCTAGAGAGAATTTACAAACACAATTTAGGAATACTTTTAGAAAAGCTAAACATAAACTTATTGGTATTTTGTCTGAAAAGATTGAAAATACTAATGGTAATGATCAGACCAATTTGTATGTAAAGGATGAGAATGCAAATAAGATTTCTAAGAATATAATCGAAGGTTGGAACTATGGTTTACTTAGAATGACTGAGTTAATAAATTTTGATGGTGATAGTTATACATTGAAAACTACTGATAATAAAACTAATGTAGAATTATTATTAGATGATTACCACAAGATTAATAATCTACTCAAGAATTATAAGAATAAACCAAATGCTAAGCTTAAGAATGGTCAGACTTATAAAGAGTACGTAGAAGCTAATGTCATCAAAATAAAGGAACATATCTTATCACTTTTAGGTAGAGCAGGTATATCTGTGGATATGGCTACATTAAATTCATTCTTGATTAAAGAATACTATGATCCAAATACTGCAGAACAATTAGTAAATCTGTTTACCGATGGTAGTAATGCTGGTTTATCATTCTTATTCAGCAATAAGTTAAAAGATGTACTGAAAATTGAACCATCTGGTAATGTACCAGGTACATTCAATAGACATATCAGCAGATACTATGATGATTCTAAATTCTTAGGTAGATTATCTGAAACTTATGGTATGACACATCCTAACTCAGATGAGTTGTCTGTATTGTCTACTGATGGTAAGTTGTTATATCCTATATCTGATCATAACTACTTGACAGATATGGTTCAGAATCTTGATAATGATCCAGCTACGGTAGAAGCTCTTACTAAGGTATTATATAACACAGGTAACAATGCTAATCCTAATTATTTCAAAGGTTCCTATTTACTTACAAATCTTTATAATAATCCTACCGCATCTGGTAAAATAGGTGTTGAAACTTTGGTTTATTTTAAAGAACAGGGTAGTGGTGATAAAGGACGTAAGTATACAGAAATCTCACCATTGGAAGATTATATTGCTAAAATGACACTTACTCAGAAAGGTAGAATTATTTTACCTACTATGGGTGACTCTCAGACATATAATACTTTATATGGCACAGCTATCAACAATTTCAATCAACCTTTAGATACTACTAACAATCAAATTAAATTTAATGCCAAAGTATTAACTAGATTTATCAATTACTTTGAAACTGAATTAGATACTATTGAATTCAACTATAAGAATGAAGGTAATCTGACAAAGGAACAAAAAGTAAAGAATTATGATACTGGTAACAGAAATGGTTACAGATTTAGATATTTTAATGGATTCTTTAAACTTAAAGAACAACCAACCTTAGGTGGTATTGAATTTGTAGATGATTTCTCTGACTTCAATGAAGCTCTTAAACTTGCCGAAGATATTGGTGGTAGTGACTTAGCATTATCTGTAGTAAACCAGATAAAAGCAGCTTGGGCTAAGATGAGTAACTCTGATAAAGCCTTGTTAATGAATGAATATTTAACAGATGCTTTTAAAGACGAATTGGATTATGCAAAAGAAATAGGTATCATTGATTGGAACGGTAAGGATTTTGCTAGTGTAAATAGTTTAGCACTTCCTCAAAAGGCATTAGATGATGCAGAAAATCACTATAAAAAACGTCAAGAAGTATCAAAATATAGCAAAGAATTGGCTGCTACTGAATTGATGGCAAACTATTTTGCTAACACTATATCCTCAGTAATAGAGTTTGAGAAGTTATTTATCAAAGATCCTGCATATTATAAAGATCCTGTAGATAAAATTAAACGTCTTCGTGAGGTATTGTCAACTGGTGTTACTCCTAGAATAGATTATGGAGAAGGTAATGAATTATCAAACTTAACTGAAGTTAATGTAGGTACTTTATCCGACAATGTAATACCTAGTAGACAGCTTGATAGAATTAATGAGTTTGCTAAAAAATCAGCTGCAGTAAGACTGTTACAGGAAATGCACGACATGACTCAAGAAGAAGCTCTTGCAATGTATGAAAGTGGTGAAGCATTGCCTCAAGACGTTGAGGACGCTGCTAATCTTGTAGTTGATAGTAAATTCGGTGGTTATACCAAAGTAAACCAAACAGATGCTACAGTACTTATTTCTCCTGAATTCTATAAAGAATTGGTAAGAAGAATTGATGGTTGGACTCCTGAAGTAGCTAAAGCTTTTGATATATTAAATAACCCCGAAACAGATTATGAAGCTGATGCAGATACTTATAATGAAGCGTTAGCCGTTACATTAAAACCTTTGAAGTTAATGTATTTCGGGGATCATTATGATATAAATGCAAAGAGAGACATACCTGTATTTGACAAAATGGCTATGTTCCCAGTTCATAGAATATTCTCTACAGGGGATATGGGAGAAGTATTAAAAGTAATGCAAGCCAGAAACATACACATGCTTGCGTTTGAATCTGCAGTTAAGGTTGGTCAAAGAGTTGAAGAAGTTAAATCTAAGATCTATACAGATAAATCAAATACTAAGATAGATGTAGAAGGTTTAATGAACATGCCTACTCATAAGCAATCTTTGGTTAACTTTAGACGTCAGCTGGTAACAGATCCCCATCACGCGGATAGACAGATGTTTGTATCTCAAGCTCAGAAAGCAGCTATGGGTAACATTAGAACAGCTTGGACATATACTACTCCCGATGGTGTATCTTACTCTGGACAAGAAGTTATTGATAACTTTAACGGAGCTCATAACGCTATTACTGAATTTGGTAGAAAAAGTATAGAAAAAGACTTCGGCATTGACGCTAATAATCCACAAGCTAGTATCGTTAAGTTTGCTAATATTCTTAAGAGAAAAGCAGAGAATTCAAACATGAACGATAATGTTTTGAATGGTCTTACTGTAGAAGATGGCAATACTAATGCTCCTATTTCAGGTTTGTCTGATAACTCTTGGATTGAAAGTGGTCTTATATCAATGTTGAACAAAGCCATAGTAGATACCAATCTACCTGGTGGTATGTTTATTCAGATGTCTTCTATTTTGTATAACAGATTAGCTGTAACATCTGATATCAACAATGTAAGAAAACTTAATTTTGTTAATAATGATGGTAGTATGGATTGTGTTATATCAATTAACTTATTGAAACACATTATACCTAATTATGATAAAATGACTTTTAGTCAAGCTAAAGAATGGTTAATAAAGCATGATATAATCGGTCAAGATACAAAAGCAATAGCAATGGGTTACCGTATCCCTGCACAGGGTCAAGCTTCTACAGCAGCTTTAAAAGTGGTGGACGTTTATCCTGAACAGATTGGTGATACTATTACTCTTCCTGATGAATTTACCGCTTTAACAGGTTCAGACTTTGATATTGATAAACTGTTTATTGCCAGATATAACTATGATAATAATGGTAATAGAATCAAGTTCGAAACAAAAGATCAGTATGTTCAGAGATTGAAAGCTACTGGTTTAGATGATGAAACTGTAGTAAGAAAAGCTTATGAAAGATATAATGGTAAAACTGATTTTGAAGCAAATAGTAGAGAAGCAAATGAAAATATGCTTCTTGATATGTATTTGTCAGTGACTAGTAATCCTATGAACTTTGCAGAAGCTAGACAGCCTCTTGATACTGTAACAGATTATCTGAAAGATAAGATTCTTAAGGATGTTGATAAATTAACTGGTCAAGGTAAGAGAACTAGTAAATCTCAATTGTATTTCTCTACTCCCGCATTCCAGAGTAGGACTAAAGCTGAGTTGAATGGTGGTAAATTTGGCATTGGTCCATTTGCATTAGCAAACGCTCACCAAGTATTAACCCAGTTAGTTAAACTTACTTTTAAACCAAATAAAGTATTGAGCGATTATGGTATACGTGATTTGCATCACATTCAAAGTGAAGATACAAATAAGATCAATGTTTTAGACTGGTTATCTGCTTTGATTAATGCTCACGTAGACGTAGCTAAAGACCCGTATATTATTCGTTTGAATGTACGTAAATTAACTTTTAACATGACTAACTTCTTAATTAGAAGTGGTAAAGGTGAAAGTACATTCTATTTCTTACCTCAACAGATATTAAAAGACTATGCAACTGAATATGATAAATATTCTGGTTTTTATGGTGTTGAAATACCTGCTGGTAAAAATCCCGAAAGATTAGCTTTTACTAAAGTTTGGAACGATTACTATAAGAAAGCAAAAGAGTTATCCGGTGGTAAGAAAGAGAATCTTCTGAACTATCTTAAGGATAAAGGTGTAGGTACTAATCAAAGAAAAACTATGTTTACTGTACCACATCTTAGAAAACAATTGCAGAAAACTGAAACTTTTGATTGGTACTATAATCAATTATTAATTCTTAAGGCTTATGAAGAATTAACTCCATTTTCTAAGAGTTTGTCAGAATTAACTAACTTATCTCAAATTGATACTAAGAGATTTGGTAATAACTTTGGTTTACAAAGCGCATTCTTGGATAAATGGAAACAGTATATGACTGAACAGGCTGTTTTCGACAATCCTTTGAAAGTGTTTACTAATACGTTCTTGGGTAAGAAAATGATCGATGGATTAGTATTTCCTAGAAATGCATTCAAAAACGTCATGATTAGACTTACTCCAGAATTTGAAACCTTACGCTCATTAATCGAATACTATACTAAAGGCTATGCGGTAAGTGATGATACCTATATTAATAATATCACTAGAGCAATGGAGATATCCTATAAGACTAAATTCTTTAATCAGTATGTTAAAGATAATCAAATGGGATTCCGTGGTATGCTATTTGGTAAAGATAGTATTTCTAGAAGATTGGATAGACTTAAATCTGACATATTACAAGGCAAATATCCTTCATTACTCGGGAGTGATGGTAGTTTTTCAAATGTGTTGATTAACAATATCTTTAGCAGACCTAAAGAAGATGAAGCAGAATTACAAGGACCAGATTTCATTGCATATAAACCAAATAAGAGTGGTGATAATAATTTAGAAAATGAAATAATTCGTGCTTGGGAAGAACTTTACGAAAGTGATTATAAAGAAGTAAGAGAATTTGCTAAAGATCTTGCAATATATTCTTTCTACACTTCTGGAGATGCTTTTGGTAAAAATAATATATTTAGATATGTTCCTAACTCCATAAGAGAAGAAATAGGGTATTTTGATTATATTAGAGAATTGGAAAAACATCCTGAAAACGTTATATCCCAAATAGATTTACAAGAGGTAATTAGAAATCTGTGGTGGAACGATCATGTAGTTCCTGCTATTGAATACTACAAATTGGATTCTAGCTATGAAACTATTGAAGAAGAAGGTAGAGCAGTATACAGACCTGTAGCTCACGATGATAGTGGATTGTTTGTAACCAATAAGAAAGGAGAACAAGTTGAGATACCGTCTATAATCTATGATGAATCTAGTAAATTTAGGGGCATTGTAGGTTATAATGAAGCTGGTAATCCTATACATTATCTTTACAAGAAAGTTAAATTAGATAAGAATAATGATCCTAGAACTACTTTCTTATATAAATATATTGGTGTAGATGAAAATAAAGTACCAGTATATCAATTGATTAATAAGAAAGGTTTAAGTTATAAGGGTAATGTACTTGTTGAATTTGGTTTCAAGAAATCTTCTGTAGGTTACAATAATGTAGTACCTACAGGTTTAGACTTTACTCCATCTAAAGCTATAACTTATGTACAAGATTTGACTCCTGTCAAAGCTAGTTTACAGACTAAGATATTCAATCAAGCTGGAGAATTCAATGAGAATGCTTTACAGACTGTAGCTACTGAAAACGTTGATCTACAGAATACTGAACCTTTAGCTTATCAAGAATGGTCTAAGACTTATCAATCAAGAAACGGTGAAGCCGCATCTCAAGAAGCATATCAGCAGTATCTTGATAATTTTGAATACAATGCAAAGAAACAAGTACCTACTAAATCTAGAAAAACTTACACTGGGATGATAAATTCGTTAGAGCCCAATCAAATATTTGTATTTGGCAGTAATACTCAGGGTAGACACGGCAAAGGAGCAGCATTAATTGCTAAGAATAAATTTGGTGCTGAATATGGCAATCCAGAAGGTCCTCAAGGTCAGTCTTATGCTATTATTACTAAGGATTTAACTAAACGAACACATCCTTCAAGAACTCCTGAACAGATAAAAGAACAAATTCACAATTTGTATGAGTACGCTAGAGAAAATCCAGATAAAGAATTTTTAGTAGCTTACTCTGGTACTGGACAAAATTTGAATGCATATTCAAATCAAGAAATGGCGAATATGTTTAGCAGTGAACCTATTCCTGATAACATAGTATTTGAACAAGAATTCAATAAGCTAATTCCTATTCAAGCCACAACAGAAAAATCCAATACAGTCCCCACTACAAAGATAATATCTGGTGGTCAAACAGGTATAGATCGTTTAGGTTTGGAAATTGGTAAAGAATTAGGATTAGAAACAGGTGGTACTACTACTCCAGGTTACTACACCGAGAATGGACCAGATATTAGTCTACAAGAGTTTGGTGTAACCGAAATAGCTCCTGAATTACAAGCCGGTAGAAAAGGTAAAGAATTCTATTTGCCAAGAACTGAACAAAATGTCATTAACTCTGATGGAACAGTATACTTTAGCACAGATGAAGATAGTGCTGGTAGAATAGCAACACAAAGATTTGCTAAGGCTCATAACAAACCGTTTCTATTAAATCCAACTAGTCAAGAACTGGCACAGTGGCTTGTAGATAATAACGTTAATACATTGAATGTAGCTGGTAACCGTGGTTCTAAAGTGTCTCCTGAATTTGATTCCCAAGTAAGAGAAACTATTAGAAGTGCCTTTAAATCTCCTACTCAACAAAATCTATTTGTAGATGAACAATCTGAGGAGGTAAAACCTTCAGAGACTACTACTCAATTTAATGAACTTCAACAATATGCTAATCAAGTAGGTTTAGCAGAAGCTTTACCTAAAGTAGAAGAAGTAAAACAAGCTGTTGAAGAAACTAAGCAAATACAAGATAAATATGTATATACTTTTGATGACGGTTTAGAGGTTAAATTAGATTTTGAATTGAATGACCAACAGAAATCTGCTTTGAAAGAGTTAGAAGCATTTGTTAATGGAGATGATACATCTATTACTTTGTCTGGTTATGCTGGTACAGGTAAGACTACTATTATGGGTATATTTAATGAGTATTTGAAGCGTAGAATACAGGCAGATATTATTTTCTCAGCTCCAACTCATAGAGCAAATGCTGTGACTAGACAGAAAACTCCAAACGCAAAAGTAGTTACACTTCAAAGTTTATTGGGATTGCGTCCTGATTTTGATATTACTGAAGATGTATTTGATCTACACAAATTGAAATTTGAACAAGTGGCTGAGGTTAAAATAGAACCTGCCGCAATAGTCATAGTTGATGAAGCTTCAATGATTCAAGACAGTTTGTACGATTTCTTACTTGAGCAAATTGCAGCGAAAGGAGCTCAGATTATATTTATGGGAGATAAAGGTCAATTAAGACCAGTAAAAGCAAATAATATATCTAAAGTATTTAGAAATGATGGTGTACAATTACAATTAACCAAAGTAGAAAGAACTGGGGATAATCCTATATTAAAAGAATCTACTAGAGTGAGAAATGGAGAAGGCTTTAGCTATGAAACAGATATTGCTCCTAATGGTCAAGGGGTTGAATACTCATCAGATAAAACTAGAATTAGAGAATTTGTTAGAACTTCATTAAAAGAAATGAAAGATTCACAAGATCCTCTATATTTTAGAGTCTTGGCTGCAACAAATGCTTCTGTAGATGCTTATAACTCTGCAATAAGACAAATTCTATACGGTAGAAGACCAGCGCAACTGTATGAAGGAGAACTTGTAATGGGTTATTCTAATAGAAAATATGATTCTTTGAGAAAGAAATATAAATTAATGAATAGTGGTGACTATGTTGTGCAAAATGTTGAACCCACTACTATTCATATTGAATTAGCTTATCCGGACAAAAAAGAAAGTATAAGTATGGAAGGATATAAAGTTACTCTCAAAGACGCAATAGATACTTCTGCTTCTTCGTTTACTATTGATGTAGTATCTAATTTTGAAACAGATGAAAATATCATAAAAGTTCAAGAATATATACAGACCTTGTGGAGTATGCGTAAGCAATTGTTAGCTGAGGGAAATCCGACTGCAGCTAGATCTGTTGTTGAAAAAATTAATAGGATACAAAATAAAATTCACACTATGCGAGATATCAAAGACGCTAACGGTAGATTAAAGCTTAGAAAATCGTTTGATTACGGATATGCTCATACAATTCATAAATCTCAAGGTGGTACTTATAGTAAAGTTTTAATTAACGACAGTAGTATAAATACTTTTGGGTTTAATGATAAAAATGGTCAAGAAGTAAGACAAGAATTGAAGTATGTGGCAGTATCTAGAGCAAAGAACTATGTAATGGTTCAGACTTTAGAAAAAGCAAAACAACAAGTAGTAGAGGATTATGATTTAGATGAAGAATTTGTATCTGCTACTGCAGCTGATTTGAAACAAGCAGCTAATGATTCTGCTACAGAAGAATTAGATGAAATGGGTAAACAACGTAAAAAAGAATGTGAATAATTATGCAGTGTTTAAATATTAAAAATCCAGAAGTTGCAGCTTTACTTAAAGAGTATACAGAAATATTAGGTAGTGAGAATGCTGCATATTATGTTCTTTCAGAAAACAATGGATATGGTTTAGATAAGGCTCCCAATGGGGAGCCATCTAAGCTATTTTCAGACCTTTTAAAGCATTATAATGGTGATAAAGTCGCTGCTCTTCAAGCGAAGTCTAAAGTTTATTCTAAGAGCTTTAAAGAGTGGTTTGGTGATTGGATTAATAATCCTAACGAAGCTAGTAAAGTAGTAGATGAAAATGGTGAACCTTTAATAGTCTATCATGGTAGTAATCATAATATTATAGCGTTTGATAAACAAAAATTAGGTGGCAATACAGGTAAGGGCGAGTATGAAGATAAAACTACAGGGGAAGTAGTGGAAGTTGATTCTAATAATGCATTCTTTGCTTCTTCTAATAAACTTGTAGCTGCTTCGTATTCATTCTTAGGAACTCAACAAAGCATTTTAAAATTAAGAAACAAAATTCAGGATCTATATACAATTCTTACTGTTGGTGTAGCTTATAACGAAACTGTAAAAAACAGGAATGATGCAAACAAAGCATTTAAAGAACTTGCAGAACAATTTCCAGAGATTAAACCTTTAGTAGAACAAATACCTGAAACTGGTAGAATACCAGAAGAAGCTAAAAATAAGTTAATAGAAACGCTCAACATTCTTAATAAGAAATACACTGAAATTGATAATAATTATTCTGGAAGGGCTTTTACAAATCAATATAATTATTATATTAATGCAATTAATAAGCTTAATTCTTGGTTAACTGATGAAAATTTAAAAAAATTAAAAAGCAATGATAAATCTTTATTTGAAGAAGACCAGGGATCACTGTCTATTTCTGTTGGAAACGATACGCAATCTCTCTATTTAGACGATAACAGAAGATACAAATATATTGGTTTGGATGGTAGAAAAGGGTATTTGGATACGCTTTCAATACCTCAGTTAAGAAAATTATTAACAAGAATAATAAATTCTCTTAGAACTGGTTTAAAACAAGTAAACGAAGATTTAAAGAAATCTTCATATGCTAACACTACTTATGTTGGATACTACTATGTAAACATGAAAAATCCTCTTGTTCACGATTATAATGGTAGTGCTTTTCCAGACAAATACGTTAATCGGAAAGGAGAAAAAACCAAATATCCTACTGGTTATGTTGCTGGTAGACAAGTAAAAAAAGCAATGAAAGACGGCAATGATGGTGTAATATACCACAATTTACAAGACCCTTTGCTTTCAGATAGTTATGGATTCTTTGACCCAAATCAAATTAAATCAATAGACAATCAAGGTACCTTCTCTACTCAGGATAATAATATATATAATCAACAAGCTACTTCTAATACTAATACTGGCAGAAATCAGCAATTAGCTAAATTGTTACATGCACTGTATCCAGATATTGAAATAGGCGTACTGACAGATCCTAATCTTAGAGGTCAAGCTCAAGTAGAAGGATACATGGCAGGTAAAGTATTGTTTAATGCTCTATTGGAGAACCAGGATACATTACCTCACGAGTACGCTCATCATTACGTTGCTTGGTTTAGAAATACCCCTCTTGTACAAAGAGGTACAAAGCAATTCGGTAGTGAAGAAGCTTTAGTACAAGCAATAGGTGAGAATTCTGTTAAAGCATTGAAATGGTATAATAGATTCTTCAATTGGTTAAAAGGATTATTTAATGAAAAACAAGATAATCTAAACGAGATTACAAAAGCGTTTTTATCTGGTCGTAGATTGGATAATTCTTACTTCTTTGGTAAAGAAACACACAATCAAAAAGTCGTTGAGGTTCCAGAAGCTATAAATAATATATATGACAAATTGATGTCTTCTATTCATCGTAGAATGAAAGATATCCAGTATTCTAAATATGCAGATCCAAATAAACTAGATGAACTGAGAGCTTTAGAATTTAGATTAAATCAGTTAGAAAACGATAAAGCCACATTAGAATTCATAGATTACATGGATCAAGATATCAATTCTGCATTAGATGAAACCTTAAGAATATTATCCAAAGTAAAAGAAGCTGCTAAATACGGTAATGATCCTGAAATCTCTAATGCTGAATTGGATCTGATTAAAAAAGGTTATATTGGATTCTATAACAATATTGCCACTAATTTGCAAAACATGTTGGATGATGATACTACTTTTGATTATTTCAATAATGAACAATTGATTAATGATACAAAAGTAGCGTTAAAAAGAATCATGGGCAATTATGCAGAACTTGTTAGAAATTTCAATAATGTAGTTGACATAATCGCCAAAGATAATTTCATAAAAGAAGCTACCAAAGCTGGTTCTTATACTGTAGATCAATTGAAAAACATTCTAGAAGAAGGTGATTTAGATATTAACTTGTGGGATCAATGGGTTGGTAGTACACAGTACTCTAATAGTGAATTAGTTAGAATAATGATGAATAAGATAATCGCTGTTAAGAATGCTGTAGCAGATGAAGAAAGAATTAAAGGTAAAGAACTGTTAACTTTGTTAGACCAAGTAGATAAAGCTAAATTGGCTTATTTTCATGAGAAAACAAAAGATGGTCATAAAACAGGGTTTATGACTAGAGATTTGAATTACGGTGAACATTATCAGAAGCTTTTCAAATATCAAAGAGATTTAGCAGATAAATTAGGTTTTGGAGATAAAGATATATCAGAAGTACCAGGTCTACTAAATAAAGAACAGTTAAAAACTTGGAACACCGAGAACAATAAATGGCACGCTAAATATAGTATTCGTAGATTTGTACCAGAGTATTATGAACTAACAAATAGTCTTAGTGAAGAAGCTAGAACAAGAAGAGATACAATTAATATGGAAATCAATCTACTTCTTAACAGCACTAGGGATAAAAATGGTGATATACATAGAGAATTATTATCTGATGAAGACTATGGTAAATTACAGGAATTAGAGAATAGTAGACGTAATTTAGCAAACCCATTCTATGCAGACGGTACTACAAAAGCTGGTTTAGATTTAGAAATAGCTAGAGAAATGCAGCAATATAATGAAAAGCTTAGAGCTAAGTTGAACTATAAACCTAATATGGAAAAGTACAACAAAGCTAAAGCAGCTGCTAAGAAGAATCTTTCTCCAGAATTATTCAAGAAATGGGAGGAGAGAAATTCTGTTGAAAGAATTAAAGAAGAATTCTGGGAAGACATTAAGATGCTATCCTCTAATCCAACTAAATCTGACAATCAAGTATTGTATGAAAACGCTAGAAAGAATCTCTTGAAATTGTATGCTAGAGAAGACGGTACATTTAATACTGATGCCATGCCTGAGAATGTTAAGTCTATGATAAATACATATGACGTAATGATATCCGATGAAGCTATTGCTAACAGAGATAAATCAAAAAAATCTAGAGTAATGGAAATAGCTAAGTGGGATATCAACCCTAAATTCTATGAAGAATACGAACGTATGGAAAAACAGGGTGAAGCTGCATTTAACGCATGGTTCTCTGTAAATGCTAGATACACTTCTAGAGGTGACGTTGTACCAGCTTCTTTCTGGCGTAAATTAGTTCCAAAGGATGAATTTAAATCAAAATACGTAGAAAGAATACCTAATAGGTCTTGGGCAGAGATTGATAGAGAATCTCCATTCTATGATCCTAGATTTACTAAGTACGAAGATCGTGGTGAAACTGTAATACCAAATCCTAAATACTTTGATAATAGTGCTGCTTACAAAAAGATTACAAGTGATCCTAAATTAAAAGCATTATATGACGCTTTAGTGGATGTTATGGATTTATCTAATTCTAAAATTGGATTCTTAAGATATGCTAATAAATACAAATTACCTCAAATTGAAGGTGGTTCATGGACTCAAATCCGTAGTAAAGATAACTTCTTAAAAGGTATAGCTTACGCTGCACAGGATTTATATACAGTAAAAGATGATGATGATAGGTATATGATAGAAAATGCTAAAAGGTCTGACGGTTCTTTAGTTAAATTAATACCTACCAGATATATTAAAATGTTGGATAATCCTGATGCAATTACTAATGACGTGGTAGGTTCTATCATTCACTACTATAAAATGGCTGTAAACTACGAAAAGATGAGTGAAGCTGCTCCTGAATTAGAATTAGCTTTAGATTTCGTTAGTAGAATGGATTTTAAAGATAAAAAAGGTGGTAGAATATCTGGAGTAGAAAGTAAAACTTATGACAAAATGAAAGACTTAATGGATCGTTTTGTTTATGGCATGGAGAAAGATGCTAAAGAAGTTGATATAAAACTACCAAAAGGCAAACACGTTAAATTAAGTATTGATAAATTAGTAAATAACTTAGCGGCATATACAAGAATCCAAGGTATATCTCAGAATCTTAATGTTATTCTAACAGGTTTGATTACAAACAAGATTCAAAATAGATTGGAAGCAATGTCTGGTATTTACTTTGGAAATGAGGAACTTGCTAAAGCAACTAAAACCTTGTTACCAGCTTATGTAGATGCTATTAAAAATATAGGTAAAGCTAACAATAAAAACAAGGTATTGTGTTATCTTGAATTTTTAGGTGTAGTTAGAGATAATGAACAGACATTTAGCAAATTAAATCAGTCTCGATTACTCAGGGCTTTGAATCAACATTACTGGTATTTTGGCCACGAAATAGGTGATATCATTACTAAAGGTAAATTAGCTTTATCTGTTGCTTTCTTTAATAAGTATGATCCTGAAACTGGTAAATTTGTAAATAAGAATCAGTTCTTAAGAAAATTCAAAGATAAGAAAAAAGGTAAAGCTGCCTGGAAAGCATTAAACATCACATTCTTTGATGCTTTTGAAGTTAAAGATAATCAATTAGTAGTAAGACCAGAGTATGCTAAGATAGTGGATGAGAAAACCTTAAATAGAATCAAGAACACTACTAAACAAATTGCTACTAGAATCGATACTCAGTTAACTGATTTAGATAAATCAAAATTACATTCTACTTTGATTGGTCAATTATTACTTATTTATCGTAACTTTATCTTGGTTAACTTACAAACTAAATTCTTAACTAAGAGACAGTTCAATTATTCTACTGGTATGTGGAGTGAGGCACAAATACCGGCAGCTTATGAATATATAAAAAGACATTACTTTGACAAAAGTAAAATAGATCAATTAAGAGAACTGTACAAAGATCATTATGATGAATTAGATGATTATGAAAAAGGTTGCTTAAAAAGAATTACATATGAATTTTTATTTTCTACTTTAGGTTTCTGGTTGATTTCTTCCATAATACGTGCTATAGCGGATGAAGACAGAGATAACTGGTGGAAACAGGAAGCTGCATATCTTACGTTAAGAGCCTCTTTGGAAACTCGTGGTAATGTATTACCTATTGAAGTATTTAATATGCTTAATACTCCTACTGCCGCATGGTCTACATTACAATACTGGGGTGATTTAACTACAGTGGCTTTGCAAGATCCTACAGAAGAAATAAATAAAGGACCATATAGAGGTCTGAACCGATTACAACGATCCTTAATTAAGGCAACTCCTTTAAGAAGTATATATGAAGCAAGAGATCCAAGATCTAAGTTAGAATATTATGATAATTTGATTTCAATCTTTTAGTCTACGGCCCTAAATTTTTTAAAGGCAACAATAAGAAGCCCCTTTAGTATTATACTATTGGGGCTTTATTGTGTCTTGTAGTGTAATATTTTCACTTAATGGTTTTATCGTTTTAGCATTTTCATCAAACAAATACTTATGTAGTTTACCATTTACTCCAGCATTCCAAAAATTCAATATCTTGATTTTTGTTTCATAACCGAGTGATTTGTACAATCCGTACTCAATCTTTCTAGTTATGACATGTATACAATAAGCTCTATTAAAAGCTAGAACTGTATATTTAATCTTATTCATAGTTATAGTATAACTACAATGAAATAAATGATGTTGTTTTAAAGTATTTAATAAATAAGGTTTTATATTATGAAATACTAAAAAAACGTGACTTGAAAGAAGTGGATTATTAACATCATTCATGTACATGTTAACAAATTCACTATCATCCAAGTCACGTTTACTTAAAATATCACCGAAAATCTGAGGAAGTGAAAATATACTATGTTTAGTATATTTATCTATCAGCATATTATTTCAGCACCGTCTTCATCATAGTATTCTTTCATATGATCCCATAGATTATTGTTTTTATGCCAAGCAATTCGTTTTATAGCATAATCTATGGTTACAAGTCTTTCCTCAATTGCTTTAGAATTGAATTTAAAGACTCTAACTTCATACCCATCATGAGATTGTACTGCAACAATATAAGTTTCGTATTCATATTCTTCAATATTAAGTTTTAGTTCATTTTTAAAATACCAATGGATGGCTAACCAATAATAGGCTAACTGACGACAATAGTCAAATTCTTCTACTGAATGTTTAAAATTATAAATATCAGCTGTCGTCTTTATATCCACTAATATTATTTTTTTATTCGTATGATCTATCATTACTCTATCTAGTAATGATTTACATGGTAAATCTCCTAATGTTGAAGCATTAGGATATTCCCAATTAATATGAAATTCATTATGAACTTCAAATGTTTCTGGATACTTGAATAATAATTCATTTGCTTTCTTATGATCTTCCATATTCTTCTTAATTGTTTTTAACATATTAAGATCAGCAAATGATATTACCTTTTTAGAATCTTTATTTTTAAAGTATTCTATATAATTTTGGTATAGTTCTACTAATTCTTTTGCTTCTTGAATCTTTTTCTCTTTAGATTTAGTATTATTATAAGCTGTTTCATAACTCATAAGTAATATATCATCTTCAGATGCAAAAGGATCGACTAATCTAGCACTCGAATAGAATTCAAGTAAATCTTTTTGTTGCTTTACTTTAGGTACTGCAAAATCCAATATAGTATAATCTTTCCAGAATTCTTCTGATTGAAGAATATACTCATGTATCATAGTACCTTTATCCAGAAAACTAGCTTTTAGACCTTCTTTTCCGTCAAGCATTTCTTTAAGATATCTTGGTCCTTTTTTTAAGAACCATCCGATATTAGAATTACTTATACGAGTAAGATCTTCATAATACGGTATAGATGTATCCATTATTCTTCAAACAAAATTAGATTTTCATATGCATTTATACTAGCGTAAGTCATCATATCATTATATTCATCGCAAGATAACATAATATCTAATTCTACCTGATTGAATTCTTCTACCATATTCTGTTCGTCTAACTTAACGTTAATCTTTTCGTAATTTTTCATAGTTCAAATGTTAGTGGTTTATAATTAATCGAATAAGATTCATCTAATATGCTTACATTAGCACATTTAGTACCTATACTTTCAAACATAGTTAGTGTATGATCTCCGGAATGTATATGTCCGGATAATACATATCTTGGTTTTTTATCAATGATTGCGTCTAATAAATGTAAATTACCAGCAGGTCTACCATTAGGGTATTCTTCGCTTTTTTCTTCCATAATATTAGCTACATATCCTATCTGTGGGGAATCATGACACATCAATATATCTACATCTTTTGGTATTTGTTTATAACACATATGTAATTTTTCATTCCCTGGCATATATGCCCAACAACCAAAGGATTTACAATAAGGTGTGCCAAATATCTTATAATATTTATCATCTTTATCTGAATAAATATTTGCTTCTCCATTAATCAAAATAGTTAATTTATCAAATAAATATGTTTGAGGTTGAGTAATCATTTTTTCAAACCAGAAATCATGATTACCTGGAGTAAGTATTACTCTTTCACATGGCAAAGTCATAATCCAATGATAAAACTCATTAAAAATCCATTTGGTCATTTGTATATAATCTCTTTGAATTTCTAATGGTGAGATATCTCCACAAATTAATAATATATCACATGGTTCTATATCAATTAAATTACCGTGTATATCACTTATCGCAGTTACTTTCATTAGTTGTTGGTTTTAATTCTTTACACTTTTTATCGTGTTCTTTAATTATTTCATTACATTTATCTCTTAGACATTCTACAAAAGCAATACATTCGTTTCCTTCAAATTGTTTGAAGAATTGATCTGCTGCTTCTTTATAAATATTTATATTATGATTTTGTTTATAATATTCTTCGTGATCACTTAGAATCATATCTTCAAAATCATCATCGGCTTTTTCAAATATATGCATTAAAATTGCAGTTCTATGAGATATTTGTATGAATTTTCTTTTATAGTTCTTGAATTCGTCTAATACATTCATCTGTTTCTTTATGATTATGTACTACAAATAACTTATACTTATCAGCTAAACCTTTATTTAATAATGACCACATAAACCATTTCCATTTATACGGCCATACATCATTAGGTCTTCCCTTTGCTTCAATAATAAAATTATCTCCAACAAAATCTGGAGTATAAGTCATGGCACGAATCTTTTTACCACAAAATGTAAATGATGGAATTAATTCAAACTTAATAGGCTCATATTCTGCTTTAAGATTATGAGCCTTTAATTGTTTATAAACATAAGTTTCTAATTGTGATTTAAATTGTATTCCATCATATACATTAGGTGTGGCATTTTTAACTTTCTTGTTCTGTGAGGTCTTTCTTTTTCTTCTTATAGTTTTCATATGCTTCTAATATAGCTTCGATTCCTTCACAGACCAATGTAGCACCAAGATTAGAAATAAATACAATTAGTGCTAATTCAAATGTTGTTATTGTCATTTTCTATTTTTTTTTTAATTATTTCAATAATAAATAATCTTCTTAAGTTAGAATATATTTCTAAACTTAATACGGTTCCACATACTATAGTACACAATAAGCTTGCAATATCCATATCTTGAACTTTAGTTCCTGCTATTGTATTTGCTACAAACACTATTACAAAGAGAATATAGATAAAAAGATATATACTAGTTGTTATAATATTTTTATACTTTTTTAGATTCTTTAGTTTCATGTTTTTTTAAATATTTAGAAAGTTTTTCTAAAGATATTAAATCATAGTTAGCTAGATTTCCATCTATGCCTACATCTACTCTTAATTCTTTAGAATCTATATTTATTTGATCTACTTTTCCATGACAATGTCCGTGTATCATAACAGATCCTTTATCTTTATGTTCCCAACTTAATATTGGAAAATGACACATAATAATTTCTAGATCTTTATATAAGAAATTATATACAGATTTCTTAAACTTAATATTCTTGATTTGAGTAATATGATTAAAATAACATTTTAAATGATCTGGTATTTTATCATGATTACCCAGTATTAATACTTTATTACCATTTAGTCTTTGAAATAGTTTTCTTTTATCTTCTACTTCACCAAATGCTAAATCACCAAGAATATATACTGTATCTTTCTTATTTACTCTAGAATTCCATAACTGTATCATAGCTTCTTTAGCCTTTTCGACAGTATTTCCAAATAATTCTTTACGTTTTGGATGAAATTCTAGTATTCGATCATGAAAGAAATGTAGATCTGAAGTAAACCATATCATAATATTTCTTTTAACCAATTTTTAATAACTTCAAATCCGTTTAGTTTTACCGCATCTGATATATCCTTAGCTTTCCATTTTTTATGTACTAGAAAGCCATTTAAGCCTGTTTTAAGGCTTATTTTACGCATATTTTTTACCCCAGGTATATCTCTATCAAAACATATTAAAATACGTTTAAATCGACGTTTAAGGGCATCTATAACGTCTGGAGTAGGAAAAGTACTTTCTGAAGATGGTGATATTGCAGTATATCCCATTTCATATAAACACATAACATCTTTTAATGACTTAGTAATAATCAATAAATCACCTTTTTTAGGTAATTGTTCATATCCTTGAATATCATAAGGAGCTAAATTATTACGCCATTTAGTATATTTATCTGCTAATGGTCTATAGATTTTAAAATGATCATATACTTTGTAAGCATACATAGGATTTTCATTCTTATATATACCTTTAACAATACCATCACATAAATAATATTTTATACTAGATACATTAAATTTAATTAATGTTTCCTTAGTAATACCGAATTGTGACCAATATTGTTTATCAACATCTGTCCAATCTTGTCTAACAACACCTATTACAGTGTCTTTAGATTCATATTGCTTTGTACTTTTAAGTTTGGTATTATTAGTAATAGACATATCAGTTACTATACGGTTTAATATGTCATTATAATTTGTTAAACCTGTATAAAGCTCTACAAATTTAATAACATCTCCACATTCACCATTTCCATGATCTTTAAATAGTAATTTACCTGATTTTCTACTTCTGAATATTCCAAATGAAGGATTTTTATCTTCTCTAAATGGACTATTATATATAAAACCAATCTTAAATTGTCCAATATATCTAGCGTAAATATCATATTCTGTGACTTTTGATAAGATATAATCCAAAGTAATTGGAGTATCTTGCTGTTTTATTTTTGTAGAGTCATACATATGATATAGATTTAAATAAAGTGAAGAGTGGCGGACTCGAACCGCCCCATTTAAATACATGCTAGTTAGCATTTGTATTAGGCCCATTCACACATCTGCTCATTTCTTATTAAAGAAATATGTGCTTACTCTTCTCCACCTTTAACAATACCCCCTGTGTGGTCAGTGCCAGCCTACGATCTGGTATACTTACATAACAAAAGTTAGAGGTAATATAGTCTTCGTTCTATTGCGCAAATAGAATTATATCTTAAAACGGCAATCCATTAGGATCGGCGCTATTATTTTCATCCATAGAACTTCCCATAGAGAAAGGACTTGGATTAGATTTTTCTAAATCTGCTACAATAGGCTTCTCGAATTGATCGATACCTAATTTTACAATAACAGATTTATTTTCGTTTACCAAAGACATTGGTTCGATAAACGTATATTTTGCATACTTTGGTAATGTAGTATAACCACTATTATTGTATACAATTTTAACTCTTAATGGCGTAGTCAAATCTGCTTTATTCAGCATTTCTGTTACCCATTGAGCAAACTGAGTGAAGTTTTCACCGATAAATTTACGATCTTCAGCATTAGGATAATAACATTTCAAAATTTGTTCAATTCTTGAAAATTGATTATCACATTTATTCTGAAAACTTTCTTCAGTTTCATCAGATCTCTTAGAAGGTTCCCACTCAGTATGCGTCAGCAATTTACCTTCTTTTTCAAACTTAAATTCAATAAAACTATTACCATTAATAGATTTATCAAATCTTACTGCAGTTAACATTACGTTATCTTCAATACCTGCTGACAAGTGTGCTACGTCTTTCTTTACAATAGTCTTGGCTCTTTCGGAACTATACATACTCTTTAATTTTGGTTAACTTAAACTTCTGGTAAATAAATTCTGTCCCAATGAAATACTAATTCATTGTTTTCATTGCTTTCTGCAATTACTATTTTTTGCTCACGCAAATGTGGTGCTCTTGCTCCTTTTGTAGTTTCATCTTTACTATCGAAATTAATAATTGTTTCATTACCTTTTCGATACATAAAACCTACTGCATCAGCTTCACCACATATAATATCTCCTAGTTTACCTACAAGATCTAAGGACATTTCTGTCATATCCTCACCATTCTTATTAATCATTTTATCCTTAGTATGACCAATAAGGATTAAGTTATCAGTAAGTTCTTTAAACATATCGATAACTTTTCTTACAGCAAGTCTAATATATTGATATCCTGCTCCTTGTGGAAGCAATCTAACATCAGTACCTTGCCAAGATTTTCCTTGAGGTTGAGCTTTATAGAGAGTACCTGCGTAAGGTAGACATATCTCTTCTAGTCGTGTAGCATTATCTATAGTAATATACTTATAGGGCTTTTTACCTGTTTCTTTGATCTTTTCTCTGATTGCATTTGCAATATCAGCAAAATCATTAACAGTTCTCGCTTGTACTGCCAATGCATCTAAGAATTCAGAGCCACCCTCTAGATCAATAATTAAATTATTCTCCAGAGCTGCTACACAACTAGTTTTACCAGTTTTAGGTCGACCGTAAATAATCAAAAATCTAGGATTATTTACTTTTGCTTTTACTTTTTCTGTAGGTAATACTATCATATTAAGATAATTTTACCTTTTCAGATATAGTTTGATAAGTTACGAAAGAATTTGATAAAATTTGAAAGAATCTGAAAAGTTTTGTTAATAATTACGCAGCAAAAATAGCGTTAATTTCTACTGCAATATTATAAATGTTAATCTGATCTTCTTTCTTCATGGTTGTAAAGAAATCAGAACGGGTAAATGTCGGAATAATTTCCGAACCTACCTGAATATAATTACCATGAATTTTAATCGGTGTATCACAGATAATAAAATCATAAGTAGGATTATTAGCATAATATGCACATTCTAACAAATGTGTAGCTGCTTTATTCCATTCCAGATTCAGAGAAGTAGGAGAAATATTTGTAATTGTAAAACTCGGCTTCTCAAACGTATATTTCTTCGTCGGTTCATCACCGAAGATGATATAAATACTATCTTTCTTATCTTCTTTCTTTGCCCAAGGAACCAGATTCTTAAAGGCTTTTGTCAGAAGATTATCAATATAATTATCATCTTTTTTCTTACTGATTTTCTCGTAATACGGATTCAAGAAATCATAAGTGTTAAAGTTAAAGTTATTATTGTTACCCTTTTTATTCAAAAATGTTGTAGTCATGTTAGCCAAAAATTAAATTAATACTGTGGTTTATTCTCAGATCTATCTACTTCAATTAAGTTGTTATATTGCAGATCGTTCTCATATTCAAGTATGGCTAATTTGCCTTCTCTAACTTTTAAAAAGTGTAGATATACTTTATTTTGTACAGGTAATCGTGACGGTCCGTATGCAGTAATACCTAATGTTTCAGGTCTTGATAAAACTGCTATAACGTCACTGCCTTGAAATACAGAATCTGAGGATGATAAGTCACTTCTCATAGGATAATGACTTGATGGATTTATAATCCTTTCAGGCATTTCAATATTACGATTCATCTGAGAAAGTTGAATTATACTTGTTTTACCAACTTTCTTAGCTCTAATAAATACTCTTTCTAATGCGGCTATAATTTTACGCTCATCATTAGTATCATTTCCTTCGACCAATAATGTATGATCTAGAAATATAATAAGCCATTTATCTTTTGCAATCGTATTTTGAAAATATGTTATAGTATCTTCTATCTTACTTACTGTAGCTGATTCATCTACATAGTAGATGGGATATTGTTTAATAACTTCTACTTCTTTTTCAATATCCTGTAGTAAACTATCAGAAACATCTTCTGATGCACTATACAGCTCTGAAGTTGTGTGACGCAACTTATTAGATAGCTTTCTTCCTACTTGTCTACTAGAGAGCATTTCAAAAGAAAATGATAATACAACTAATTCCTTATCAGGATTAAGTTCAATTAAGTCAGTTTCAAGCGTATTTACAAATGATGATTTACCAGTACCAGAAGCTCCTACTATAGTATAAACACATCCTGGTTCAATACCACCACAGCACATAAAATTAAATTTATTCCATCTACTTTTAAGTGGTTCAATTTCATGATTCTTACGCTGTTTTATATAGGTAACAGCTTCATCAGCGGCTACAGATATATGTTTGTATGGTAAGGGACTAGATAAGTTCTGTTCCATAGAGATTATCTTTTATTGGTTCATTAATTTGTTCTTCATAAATTTCCCATTCAGAGTTAGTAAGCCATTTCCACATAGTTTTCATATAACCTATCTTACCACTCATAAGTTTGTCAGATACTTCTTTTTCTAGACATTGAATGATATGATTATGTAAAATAGTATCATTTTTAACTATTTTATTATATAATGTTCTACATTTCTTTGAATTACCTTGTAAAAAGCCTTTAGTACCATCAGGTCTTACTACTACTATAGGATAATGCTTCTTAAATTCTTCAAATAAATCTGCATTACCAGTAACAATATTTACTAATAGTTCAGTTTCTTTATAAGAAACTTTTTTAGCTTTTTCTTCTCTAATAAGAAATCCTCTGTCGATTAAATCTTGTATATCATTGTCGCTGACCTGGCTAACGATGTCTTTGACCTCTTTGATAGATTTTTGATTATTGTCTAATACAAGATTTAAAAATACTAGCTGACTTAATGAAAGATTGTCTATTTTTTTTAATAGACTTGTATCTATTTCTAGTATCATAATGAATTAATTTAATTCATCTGTTCTAGAGTATGATAGTTTTTGTTAATATTCGTCAGAATTAAACAGATTTAACTGCTTTGGTTTTAGTTTTTCAATTACTTTTATACACTGATTAATATAATACTGATAATCTATATCATAAATACTTTGGAATGTCTCTCCTTGAGAGTATTTCCATTGAAGATCCTCATCAGAATAGAATTTATTATGTAATCTTACTCCATGATCTTTTAACATTATTTGATAAGACTTCTTACCAGTATCATCTAATTTCCATTTCCATAAATAGTATCCACTATTACTAACGTAAAAACGATTAGTTCTTTGTTGAATTTGTTCATTATATTCAACTGTCCATTGTTTTCCTGTCTTTTCAGCTTGTAAGAATTTACGTATGTCTTTACAAGATTTAATGGTATTTTCTACTGGAATATTATGTATAAAATAATTAATAATAGCTTCTGGAATTATCTTTGGAGATAAACCTTTTCCTAAAGTAATTCCTGTAAGGAAATATCCTTTTTCTTTAATGTGTCCTTCTGGAGATAATCCAAAGTAATCGTTAATGGCTAATTGATAGAATTGAGTAAACTCTTCCGTTTCTAATTTTAATTTAGTTAAGTCTTCCCATTCTTTTAATATCTTTTGTAGTTCTTCATATTTAGCCTTTTTACACGTATATAAGACACCATCAGTATTAATCTGATGTAACTTACATCCGATAGATAAAAGTCTCTCAGAGAGCTTTAAAAGTAGTAATTGTCCATTAATTCTAATTTGCATTACAGTAAATGGGCTATAACACCAAGAATGTTCATTCTGTAAGTTACCACTTAAACCATTTAATGATAATTTAAGTGTTTTATCTACTACTTTATTCTTATTTTTCTTAGCATTTAATCTTCTTGTACGAATATTAGAATAAGTCTCTAAGAATTCTTTACCTAAATGTGGTGGATATAAATTATGTTCTATAATCATACTAGGATATAGAGAACTAACGTCGGAATCTAATAATAATTCGTCTTCTCGTGGTTTAATAATTTCTATACCACGATCTCCATGAATACCACCAACACCTACAGTTACTTTCATATCTCCAAAAATAAAGGTATTTTCATATCCTTTTCTTCCTGGCGATACATTATGTAGTTGTTTCATTTCTTTTAATAGATTCTGTAATATAGGACTATCAAATTCAATCCAGGGAAATATTACTTTCTCTAGATCTATTTGATCACAAGGACTCCTTAATTGTTCTAATTTTTCTTTAGAAATACCAGTATGTTTAATATATTCTTGTTCAAGAATCTTCATACCAGTATTTACACCATCTAAACTTAGACAATTTATCTTATATTCTTCTTCAATAGCTACTCTTAGATTTAGATCACTTTCGCATCTATATAGTAATTCTTCAGTAGATTCTACATCATTTATATTATATGATATTAATCTATCTATATCCTTTTCAGGAAGATCTTGATGCCAATCTACTACGAATTCTTCTACATTCTTATATTGCATTGTTACTTGCATCTCTTTTAAAGATACTCGTAAAGCTTTAGAATATAGCATTGTTAATAGATCTATTGATAAGAAGTTTCTAGCGTATTTATACTCTTTCCATAAATCAAAATCAGAATTTTTATCAATTACTAATTGACTCATTCTAAATATTGATTCAGTTAATTCTCTAGTACTATAACTATTAAAATAATGTTTATTATATAACATTATAATATAGTTTAGTATAGGATTATCATAATGTATATTATTATAACCTACAAAATAATAATCTTCATAAAAGAATGTAACTAATCCTTGTATATCTACTCTTCTTGGAGATATTTCAAATACTGTAATCTGTTTTGTTTCAGTATTCTTACAAGTACAAGTAAATACGTTCTTTAAAACTTCAATATCAAAGACTACACAAGTCTTTCCTTTAATTTTCATAGTACTACGGTTAATTAGTTGCGGGAGATAGATTCGAACTACCAACCTCAGCCTCGTGAAAGCTACGCGCTACCTTTGCGCCATCCCGCTAGATTGTGCGTTGAACAGACGCACCCCTGTTGCATATTATGCTGCTTCACTTTTCGGATTAAGTCTACTACGATCCTTAAACTTATCGTTTAGCATCTCACTTACACATTTCTGATCTTTACCGATGCCAGAGTAAGCATAAATACCTACATATGTATCGGGTTCTTCTTTCATGTGTTTGTTATGAGCTTCTTTCATACGTTTGTTAAGTTCTTCTGGCTTACAAATAAATGCACAAATAGAATCACTTATGATTTCTGATGAAGCAATTGATGCAATACGTATTATATAACGTTCTTTTTCATCTTTCATCTTTGTTTCAGCAACTTTAATATATTCTTCTGCTCTAGTTTTATCTATAGCAACATTGTTCTTTACTTTGGGAACTTTTATTCCACCCGTAGTAAGATACTTAGCACGTTTTTCTTCTTTTCGTGCTAGACGAGCCTTTTCAGACTCTATAAAACGTTTAAGATTCAATTGCTGAATCTTTTGTTGTTTAAGATGTTCTGTAAAAATCTTATCTTTACGTAGTTTTCTACGCTCTGCAATCATTGCAAGACGTTCTGTTTCAGTACGTCTACGTTTCTCTACGCGATTAGCATAACCTTGACGGTCTGCTGCAATTTCTGAAGCTTGACGTTTCATTTCAGCATTGAAAGCTGCTTTACCAGCTTCTTTCTTAGCTTTAATTGCTTCAATTCTTTCAGCTTTTGTAGTACGTTTGAGCTTAATCTCTTTGTGATGCAATCGTTTGAGAGCAAGTTCCGTATTACGTTTAATACGTTCTTCATGTTTTTTACTCCATTCTTCTGCAGATTGATTCATGAAATTTTCTTTCTCATCGAGACGAGCTTCAATCTCTTCACGTTTAGCGGCGTGAGCTTTTGCAAGAAAGTCTTGTTGTTTCTTAGCGTTAGCTATAGCTTCAGGACTAGGAATAGTTTTATTACGCAATTCTGCTTTACGTTCACGTTTCTTTTCGGCTATTGCCATTTTGTCCTTCTTAACTTTCTCCTTAATTTTCTTGTCGGCTTCATCGAATTTCTTCTTCTGCTCTTCTTTCTCGATAGCACGAAGAATAATTCTATCAGCCAGATCATTGGCTGCAGATACAATTGCTGCTTTCTTAGCTTTCATTATATCTGACATCTTTTTCAGAAGAGTTTGTTTCATCTCTTCTTTTACTTTGGCTTTTGCAGCCTTTTCTGCAAGCTTAGTTTCAATCTTCTTAATATATTCGGCTTGCTCTTCATTTAAAGCTTCTACTTTATAACCTAATTTCAAAGCCTGATATACATCAGACTTCCATGTTTTGCTTTCTACCGGATATTTTTTGGTAGAATTGTCAATTGTTTGAGATTTGATATCTTTTTTCATGACTTTACTTTTTAAAATGTTAATATTAATATTTCGAGACTTGTTGGTCTCCGGGGATTCGAACCCCACTTGCCACTCGTTATTTTGAAAAATTATAAACTTAAGAAGGCACACGATTTAAAAATATCAAAATAACTTACGGAGACCAGTTTACCTTATGCTGCTAAATACATATATGCAGTAGATATATCTATTTCAGCATTACTGTTGAAATCTTCAAGCTTCTTCTTCAGAGCATTGATTTCCAGCTGCAGTTTATTTTTTAATTTAGTAATATAATCTGCAGTAATTTCTTCAGTTTTAAACAATTTCTTTTTACCAAGTTTAGCTTTTAAACCAGGATTAATAGTCGGAATAGATCCCAACTGAACTAAATACTCATTCTTTTCAGATAGAGTATAAATGATAGGATAAATACTTTCTTTAGGAAAGTCTTTACGACTCTTAAAACCTAGATTAATAGCAATTGAATCCAGCTTGGTCTGAATTCGATTATTGGACATTTCTGTAATTGTATCCAACAAAGCTTTCATATCGTAATTTCGTGTAGCATTTTTATCGATCAAATTTTCAGTACGAATAATATTCCACATCTTTTTAATCTCTTTGTCATACTTCTTACGATTTTCAATAATTTCAGTTGATTTAATTTTCTTCATATACTTTTGATTTTAATTGATTAAACATAAAAGTATACTCAAATATGATCAACTACCTGTACTTTGTGGCTATGTTCATCCCGATATGACATCTTCGTCTTATTCTTGAAGCTTTCCTTCACTTAGTATCCATTACAGATACATTATCATAGCCTTATAAGATATAAGAGAAAGGACTTGACTTACATCTGCAAGTCCTTTGATATATCTTTAAAAGTAATAATTATATTTTCTACATTGTTTGCGTTACATCTGCTATTATATGTTTGATACTCTTATTACTTTAGAATAGTCAACTTTAATTAACTAGGATACTTACCTATTTTAATCGCATAGAAATCTCCGAAACCATCTTGTACCAATACTCGCTTATTCGGAAGTCTTACCTCACCTTTTTCCGAAGAAGCTTGCATTGCTGCAACATCGTTTAGATATCCTAGACGATAACCAATAAATATCCGAGTAATAGCATAGGAGTAATCTCCTTTATCTAAAGCTTTAGTAAAATCTTTTACAAGACAATCAAAAGCTTCATTGTTTCGCGTTCCTCCTTTTCCAGTAATGACTTTAATAAGCCGTAAACAAATATCATTAGTACTCAATACTTTCTCATCTTTAAAGAGTCTATTGATAAATTTGTATTTTGTTCTGCCTAACGTTACACTACCGTCTTTTTCGACATGAATATATCTAGCTATTTCTTTCTCATCCATAAATAGCAAAGATATAAAGTCTTTATCAGCAAACATATGCTGAAGGTCTAGGAACGCTTCTTTCGTTAAAGGCGTACTCATAGTTTACTTTATCCGAAATAATTGTTAATTTCGATACCTTCAGCGGCCATTGCCGTCTTACAAGCAGCAATTTCAGTTTCGTTTGCAGTTTCAAATGTTTTAATGAACCGCATCTGTTCGTTGACAAACGCTGTAAGTTTAGCCCGTGATTCCATATTCAGAGCAACTATTTCTTTTGTCAACTGAGGATAATCAATAAAGATTGTAATCTCACCGGTTGATTCGAACCGAGTAATCGCATTCTTTACGCTTTCTGCGTTGGGCTTCGGGATAATATCCGCAATGTCGTTAATACCGGAAATCTGAAGCCGTAACTTCGAATCGCCGTTATACTCTACAAATTTAGTGCCTTCAGCACTTTCTACTTCCTGAGCCATTTTAACCTTAATAGGTTTAATTGAATACAGATTAATCTGCTGACTAGTCCGTAATTCATTGTTCTGTACTTTCCGTGAATAATTCGGATCTACTGAGTTCTTCTCTATAGTGAGAATATATTTACCTAATGATGCACCACACTGTGATGCCAAAATAACTGATTTATCCATTTTTAAATTCCTTTTTTGATTCCGTGGTTGATTCCACCTACGGAGATGTTAAACAATTGATTTACATATTTTATGAGTTTAAATTAACGAGTTTTGCTCTCTTTGTATAGATTTTATTATATAGAGGATATGTCTAATCGTCTACGTACATTCAAGTACAATCCTTTACAAAGTATAAATATTTTCGTTTTAAACGCATAATCTTCATATTAATGATTTACTTACATCGAAATCAAGGTAGATACTTCCTCTTCCTTTCTGCATTCCTTGCTTCTACAAAGTAGTTCGGATACCAGAATTAATATTACTTATACGAGTGTCTACATATAATAAATTAATAGCTTATCATACTATTGATACTGCACAGCTTTTTCTTTAGACTAATGAGATCCAAGACATTTAATATACATATTATAATACCATTACTTTAGATTTTACAATTCTCTTACGCTTAAGAGAAAGGAACTATTGCTCATCATATTAACTTAGTATTTCCCGGCGTCTCGGGGTTAATCTCAGCAAGTAATCACAAATACAAAGTAACTGTTTGCAAGACAGTTGCACATGCAGATTGGCCTGTCATGTAGCTTATGATTACCCAGAAGTTAATATTTACCACTTTATCGAATCCGTTACAGATACGGTCGTTTTCTAACGTTACTTAACTAGTTCTGCCCTACAAATGCAGCAACGGTTTTAAGTTTCCTATACGGAATTACATACAATAATATATATTATTATATAACCGTCCATAGGATTGTTTTACAAGCACGAATATTGAGGACTTCCACCTACTTTTCACTACTCTTTCCGCACGACAGGTATCCAGTCTATGAAGATTCATGAAACGCTTTCTAATGAACATATATTGTTGCGCAATATACTCTATTAGTTTTATTTAGCAATAACGGTTGGCTTGCCAAGGACGCAGTCAGGAAACATATACTACTATACAACAGCAGATTCTACTATCCCTAGCGGGGACTCCCCTGGATTTATTATTTCGTGGGCGTAGCCACTACTTAGGTTAAACATGTTATTCTCGCTTTTGTTTAAGAGTGACGTTAACTCTCGGGCCAGTGATGAATCGTTGGATTCAGGTAAATATCATAACATTTACGTTTCTCTGGATTAACAGACTTGAATTTAGCCCATTGACTATACATTAGCCCAACTTTCGCTTTTTATCTCTCGGAAAGCCGACTGAGATCTGATTGAACTTCTACCTTTCTTCTCAGGTAACGGTGTTTCTACCGGCGTATTTAACTTTTCGATAACGTAAATTATTGAGATCCCTCTCACTTCTTGCGAAGTAACCACCTTGCTAAAGGGTGTCGTTATTCTGTAGTAGTGTTATAGGACACGTTTTACAACCTGCTTCTTTCCATATATTATTGTGTCATAACTTGAAGCAAACACTGACACATTTGTATTAATCGTTCTATTAAGTATAGGTTTGGCACCTAATCCGGATAATCTGTCATACTTAAATATAATAAAAGTCTCGAATTCTTATTATATTTAATGAATTTAAAGTTCATTGTATGGATCATAGCCTCTCAGCCATATGTTCTAAAGTAATAATACAAACTATTATCCTTTACTTCTTAGAGTAAAAGACTACGGAATCGTACCGTTTTACTTCTTTACGTAGCACCTAATAGCACCCTCGATTAATCTCTCTGCCTTCATACCTACTTTTATATGTATTTAAACATACGTTCCAATTTAAACCATTTGGTACCTTGTAGAGAACACTACAGTAGCATTTTTATCTTATCTATATCTTCCAATAATAGATTCAGAATGGATGCTTTGGACACACCCAGAAACGTTAGTCAGGAGTCAAAACTTAGTAAATTTTTGGATATTTACTAAGGGGCAACTCGTGTTTAGTCCCTTCTTGATTTCGTACATGATTGTACCCACGGACATAGGTTTCTCCTTTGTGTAGACTTCAATACACTCATAAATATATCTCATAACTATATTTACTTTAGGATGCCGATACCTTTGCTGAATTTGTCTTCGTGTCTGCTGACCTAGATCGCGTTTTTTAAATCTCCGCCAGACGGTTCTCTGAGATTTTATGGGTTTAGCACGCTATCCCATTTTCTTACTAATTCTTCACGGATAAAGTAATAAATCCATAGTAAGCTATCATATTACCTTTTGAATCACAGTGTTAGCTGTTATCATATTCTCATATCCTGTATTACTTATCTATATATACGAATCCTCTTGGCCTTTGATATTCCTAATATATATATGCTGTCTTATTGCTTTTAGAGTGTACAGCTACAATACCACTATATATAATGCCCTGCTTCTTACTACGGGGGAGAGACTCGTTTTCCCCGGTGCCATTCTACGGTAAGCACATAGTTAATCACTAATACAATAAGCAAAAAATAAACAAAATAAATAGAATAAAATAATACCAATTAATGATATTACATTAGTTTTAGTTATTTTTTGCTTCATTTCTCTACACTTTTAGGATACTCAGGTACAAATTTGTGAGAGCGGGGAGTTGGTAGAGTAAACATTACCGGTCTCGTTTGTACCTCAGTTTTTGTTTCATATACTACTTTGGGTTTAGATTTTTTATATACTACCTTTTCCACGATTTTCGTGGGGTGATTGACAGTTATATCAGTACTTGTAACGGGTATATTACTTTCCACGATACTTTTACCTGTCTCTAAATCCAGGTTAAGTTTAAAATTACCTGGAATTGGAGGTAACTGAACCGTTTTAACGGTTTCTGTTGCCGTAACACTTTCGGGTTTGAAAATGTTAGTATTGTAGGACATAATAAGACCTACAACGAATACTGCTAAATAAGCAAATTTACCTTTCATTTGATATAATAGGTTATTTACCCATTACAGCCTTGAAATCTTCTTTTGTAAAGAGCGGGAATGCAGCTTCTTTATCGACATACATGTTACGTATTTCGATCATCTTATTTGCTGCTTTCAGAGCAAAATCTTCATCAGATTTAGAACCTACTTCATCTTTATAGATATCATAGAACGGTCCCATAATCTTCTTGAACCAATCCATTAGTTCGTCTTCTGCTGGCTTTTGTAACGCAATACGTACAAACGTATCACGAGTTGGAGCCAAAATACCCTTTACTACACAAGGATCTTGTTCGATAGGCTGTGCAGGATCTGCGTGCATTACTTCAATAAACGCTTTAATCAAGTCTACTACATCTTGATCATTCAGACCTTTCATATTCTTCCGTAAGAGAGAATGTGCAAAGATCATAGTCTGACCTAACTTCAACGAAGTTGTGGTAGAAGACATGAGTCCAGAGAGCACAACAATACCTTTCTTACCGATAATGTTGAAATACTCTTTTGCAAGAGTTCCCAAATTAGCACTACTCCAGATTCCTTTCTGAACTGGATCTTCTGTAATATTCTCACGATATGTCTTGATTTTACCTAAGATACGTAAGAATTTATTAGAAGGAGTTTCTCCTGATTCTTGAAGGTCCTGAGTGATTGCAGCTTTCGCTTCATCATCATTCTTCCAATTCAGAGGATTCATCTGTTCCTCGGTAAGTTTTACATGTTTTGGTGGTTTAACTGTCGAAGCTAAACCTGATGCGGCATTCTCTGCATCAGCTGCTGCTTTTGTTTCAGGGGAAATATCCTTAAATTCAAGACGCATCTGATTAGGATCATCTGTAGGATGAGCTTCAAGAGCAACACCCATAGATGCAGCCGTATCAATAGCTTGCTGAACAATAAGTTCATCGTTCGGCGTAAGCATATTACATTCACGTTTCTGTGCAAATGATTGTACAGACAAACGTACAGCATACCACATCATATTGTAATCCAGCATGGATTCCATCTGAATCGTAATAGGTTTACTACGATCCATCCGGGCAGTACGACGTTCAAGTGCCGATAAGAATTCTGCAGCATGGTTTGCATCCATCAAATCATTAGGACCCATGAGTGAAATCAAGGAATCTACTTTAGGTGATTCTAATGGAGAAGTTACAGGCTTCTTTACTTCTTCTGCTGCTACATTTTCTACTGTACCAGTAGCATCAGTGGTAGGCTTTTTTGTCTCCTTTTCCTCTTTCTTAGGAGCTGTAGGAGCTGCGGATTTAGGAGTTTTATCTTCCTTCAATCCCGTCTTCGGCTGTTCTTTCTTAGTTTGTGCAGCCGGTGCAGCCGCAGGAGCGGCAGTAGTTTTCTTTGTTTTATCGTCAGTTTTCTGACCTTTATTCTTATTATTTCCCATTTTGATAATGTTTAATTCGCCTTTTCGAATGTTTATAAGTTAATAATTTAATTTAAAAGCTAATAATGTGATCCCTCTATATTCATCTAGGATGAATCTGGGAATGGTGGAGCTATACGTTCAGTATACGCAAGCTTTTTAGAATTTAATCGTGGAAACTCCTTTACTACAGTTTTATAATCCTGTACCTGACTCACAGCCCCAGAATGGCTAGTTTTTACAGGTTCCAACACTGTACAAACAGACTGTGTGGATACAGGATTATTAACTGCAATGGAATTTTCAATCTTGGTATTTTCTTTTTTACTATGGTTTCCTTTAGTAGCAAATTGAATACCAAGACCCACGACAACAGAAAATGCCAAAGTAAGCAATAAATTGCTTGCCATTGACGAACTACCGTAATATCGTGCAATTGCAACAATACCGATAATTACTAGCATAGATACAATGAATGTTGTCATGTTTTGTTAGTTTTTGAAATTCTTTGAAAATAATACTTGAGTCTATGCTTAGCTTTGTTTAAGTCGGACTTTACAGTTCCAACTGGTATACCAAGCTCAGCACTTAACTCTTCATAACTTAGATTACCAAAATATCTGAGTTCTAGAAGGTTCCTATATTTGGCTCTAAGTCGAGTTAATGCAATTCTAAGAATATCTATTGACTCTGATTTAATTAAATCAGTTTCGGGATCGTTATCACTAGATATTTGAATTGTATTATCCTCATTATCTATAGAGATATTATCTTGTTGATTCTTATTCTTTCTAATATAGTCAATGACTGTATTTACTGCAATAGTTTTTAACCATGCTTCAAAAGAAATAGTTTCAACAAAATAATCGAGACGTTTGAAGGCCTTAGTAAAAGTAACAGATAATAAATCAGCTGTTGCTTCTTCATCTTTTATCGCATCATATATAATATATCGTATTAAACGATAATAATTATCATATAATTGCTTAAAGGCCTTTTCATCACCGTGCTTCGCCTTTTCAATTAGAATTTTTTCTTCTTCTTTCATAGGCCTACGGATTAGTGAGTAAGAGAGAACCCAATCTCTCTTACCCTATTATCATTTAATACTTAATATTTAAACGATAATCTGGCGCAAACGGAAGCTGTACTATTTCTTGCCAAAAGAAATTACTATATGCTCGTTTACGAATCCAAAAACAATATATAGTATTATCAAATAGATAATCTCGATATTGTCTTGGAATGTTTAATTTGTCGATTAAAGAAGTAGCTATTCGTAGCTGTACTTTATCGGTTGCGATAGGACTTCCTACCATCAATTCAGGTAGAAAAAGTTTAGTACTAACTCTATATAACCAAGTTTGTACATTTTTTCTTTGTTCTAAGCTAAGAATAAATTTATCACTTATTGGTTTATAATAAGGTTTAAAATATTCTTTTGCTTCTTCTCCACCTATTATGTTCCAATCACATCTATAACCATTATTATCATCAAATAATGGTAATAAATAATCAGGAACACCTTCATGTTTAATGAAGTCAATAAACTGCTGTGATAGCTTTGCAGATTTATCGTAAATATGTTTTTTTACTTCATCTGCGGTCACGGTCGTAATGATAATTTGAATTGTTTCCAAATCTCAGTGGCAATAGCTACATCAAGACCTTCATCTTTACATATAGTAATAACTGCCATATTATCATCCATTCCTAATAATTTATCCTTATTTTCAACTAATGTTGAATATCTAGATAAATCAAGAACATCTTCTTTTACATCTTTAGACTCTTTTTCTAATTTAACTTGAATAGGAGTATAAGTGTATGTATTAGGATGTGCTTCCATGTCATCTTGTAATTTTTGTTTATCTTTATTATCAGCATAAAAACCACTAACAAAATCAGATAAATTGATTATATTAATTACACGCAACATAGGTAATTCACCACCTATACTTACTAAAAATTGCTTACCAGTAGAATTGTGTTCTGCAACATATAAACCTGGTTTATTAAGCGTTATGATTCTTGATGACATGTTTTATTAATTTTATTGTTATACACCTCAATAATTTTCTCAGCTTCGGTGAGTGATACACCAAATTCCTCTTGAATAGCAATATTTGCCATTAAAGGATTAGGATTTTCATCGATAATCTGTTTAAGCTTATCTTTTTCACCTGGTTTAAAATAAATCCAATAAGATAGTTCCATATTACTCTGGGATTAGGGTTTCTAATTCTTTAATATTTAAATTACTTATTACTGTACTCATTTGTTTTGGTACATTGTAAGTAATATAAGCTGGCTTACAATGCTTGTGTGCTTTGTTATGCCAATAATCCCACCATGATCTTTCATGTAATGAGATACGAGCGAATTTACTCCTAATTCCATCGTTAACACATAGAATAACAATCTTTTGCTTAGAGCTAATAAGACTGTTATCCTTTTCCTTACTGGATGGAATTGCTCCTAACTCAATAAGTTTCCGATACAATCCAACTACACTATTTCTACTTCCAGCTCCTATAAATTCTTTACTAAAAGTCTTTAGATTACCGTGTAATTGGCTTAAAGTCATCTTTTTCATCTGATTACTTTTAAGAAATTAAACATAAGTTAATTGTTACTCTTGTGGGACTCGAACCCACATTTCGTAATAAAATTACGATTCTAACCTGTTGAACTAAAGAGTATCCCTAACTTTCGTATTTAGCACGCATCATATTCTTACGCTACGCAAGAATAATCAGTGACAAACATAGTGTTGCCATTTAATAAAACAATGTTGAACCTATCTTATCTCTCTAATTTGCTAGTCAAATCCATGCAGCCCCTTTTGACCGTTCTAAAATTTAAAAACTTGGCGCACGGTCAACACGATCAAAAATCCTAGTTTTGTTTTCCCTTGTAGCTCTTGTGAGCGTGGAGCTGGAGGGAGTCGAACCCTCGTCCTAACAATGATTAATAAGCCTAATAAGACACAATACAGTTCTTATATTGTGAATATCTACTTTTAATAATTTTAATAATATGAACCAAAAGGTCGTGAAAGTAAGGAGATTTCTCTCCTTACTTCCTATTCCTCATAGTCATCATATGTACTATCATAAAGATCTGGAAAATACTCCAAATCTTCTTGAATATTCATAATAATATCTATGAGTTCTTCTTTTGACTTATTTTCTAAGTCTTCTCTTGTCCAATCCATAATTGTGAATTTTTAAGAGTTTATCCTAAGTAATACTAAATATCGTTTATAGGGCGACCGTAAGTTATCGAATTCTATATTCTACCGTCTAAAGACGATTCCATTAGAATGTGACTTTTTACGCATTTCCGTCTTCTATAAATAATATTTAAGCATAAAGCATTATATTACTTAGGATTCTGTGCCTTTGATAGACTGATAGAAATTGAAGTTTGTATAAATATTTTAAAAATTATATAAATATATTTTACTTAACATTTATCCTATATATTAAAAATAAAACTTCGGCATAAAGCACAATTTCTATATGTGTTTTGATAACCATTACTATAAAACTCTACAAGTAGAGCCTATTGTTTTTATGCAGGACATAAAGTACAATAGCTAAAACAATAGTAATGATCTTCGGCACATGATCAGTGGCACGTTGTTTTTCCACCCTACGGCATATAGCACTTGAGGGAAGTTGTTAATTCAACTTAATTACCTACTAAATCCATTCGGTTTAATAACTTTCGGCACTAACTAGTATTAGTGTCTCTACAAAGACTATTGAAGCAGCTTCTATTGTAAAGACACTAATATTAATTGATAAGCTTTACAGTACTTATCGGCACAGGTTCGGAGTTGTTATTAATCATCCCAATCATTCAGGACGTCATAACACTGCTTCTGCAACTGGTTACGCAGAGTGTAGTATTCATCAGAAATACTACGTAAAGCTTTGGCTTTTTCGTCATCGGCTTTACGATTGGCTTCACGAAATTCTTCCGGTGTCATCTTTCCTTCTTTTACTGCAATTTCATTTGCTTCTTTGGCCTTCAAACAAGCTTTGATTGGATCTTCTTCATCACGGTTACGCTGCAAATTCAACAATGCATTTTTGCGTTCGAATTCAGAGTCAACAGCGATACGCATCATTTCCTTTGTCAATTTTGCGTTACGTTTCTTAGCCAGTTCTTCAGCTGCTGCAGTTACTACTTCTTTGTTAATGATTCTACCATTACGGATTTCGTCTTTAATTTCGCTCATAATTTTGATAATTTTAATTGTTAATAAATAAAGTTTATTTGGATAATTCGTTTATTACGAGATCATTAATTTTTCTCCAGTATTCATGACCTTGTTTAGTATTTCTCCAAGTTAATGCAAGATCAATAGGACGCTTAGAGTTAATATTATAGCATATATTTTCTCTTGCTGTTCTGTCGGACCAACCATAACGAATAATTTTGTCTGTATATTCTTTTATGAATTTACCTTCAGCTTTATTCTCTCTTAAGACATTAGATAATACTGGATTTTTATTTAATTCTTCTCGTATTAATTTTTTAATTTTACTTTTTCTTTCTTCTGGTGGATCTTTACAAGAGCCAAAATTTTGAAGAATTTGTTCTTCAAATTCATCACTCCAACTTCTACTTTTCATTCTTTAATTGATTTAATTATTAATAAAAATAGTTTTTTTAAGCCTCGTATGTGAATACGAGCCATAATAATAAAAGAGATTACGATATATAGCATCGCAGGAATATCACCAAACGCATATGACATAACAAAGCCAAAGATCCATATGAAGAATACTACATATTCTATAATCTCTCTTAACATATTATGCCTCCCACAAAGCCGTAGGTACTATACCTGTAAGCTTTTTATTAAGTCGTGGATGAGTATAAGTATACTCTACCATTGGTGAATGTTTATCACGTATCACTTTTTTAAAAGTACATTCTACTTCTACTCGAGTTACAGAACTCTTGTAAGGATCAAACTGTACTTTACTATTTTGTGGTATATATAACCACAAAAATAATTTCTTTTTACTTTTCATATTTGATTGTTTTAAGATGCGAATAAAAAGAAAGTGTTTGTCTTATTCATTTAACTTATTTCGACAATATCCCAACTACTTTATCGACGTACTATATATCTTCATATAGCTTTGATTTGTCTTAGGACTCTGGACTTTTACACTTTCTTGGGGATAACCACCATATAATAAAAATATTTGATGTTACTGGCGAGTTTCATCATATTTTTTATTCTCTCTTTTGTAAGGAAGCATCCGCTTCTTATGAGAATTTTTATTTTCTCGTAAAGATTTGGATGCTTTCATGTCTTTGAATGTCTTTCCCATTAGAATCTAAATTTGGTTATACCAAGACCTAAGAAGTCACATAACCATCCTAAACCATTAGATTTAAGATAATTCTGTGCTGAAGCATCCATATTCTGTTTTAAGAATAAGATTGCTTGTGCTACTTTTGGATCTCCGTTACCATAGAGTGTAAAGAATCTTCCACTCCAATCAGAGTCTTTAGGATTACCTACAACGTCAATTAATACTTTTGCAGCATTAATAGATGTTGCATTTGACAGTATAGCATTTGCTTCGTTTTCATCATAAGTTGTAACAACTAATGAATCAGCATCAGCTTGTGGTTTTACTGTCGTAAAGAAGTCGTGCTTAATACGATTCATAATCGCATCAAACTGTGCAGGAGCAATACCATTAGGTATTTTCACTTCTACGTGTTGTGATGCATCTGGCATCACAATTAATACAATTCCTTTCATTTTTTGGATTGTTTTTAAATTTGACATTTGATGACGGCATTGTATCTACAACTACAATGCAAAATAAATACATAACAGATGTGTATTGTTGTAGCAATACATAAACAAAAAGAAATTTTACCTAATAACGAGGATTGGTTTAGGAAAATTTGACTATCAAAACTTGTTTTAAGATACAGCAGAATTGTATTGTCAGTACAATTCTTATCATCTCCATGATTTTTACGTCCGCACGATCATAATATTTGTGATTATCAGTATTAATTAAAGCAATCACCACTCTAATTATTCTGCATAAAATACTACTTACGCCCCACATGGTTGTCATTTACTGAGGACGACTGCACCTACATTCACATGCAAGTACAGCCACTGAAGAAATAATGAAGTTGCAAACTGTTATTGATACACTATTGTATCCTTGGCAGCTTTTGCTGGAATTGGTACCTTCTCAGGTTCCTTTTCTTTCTTTAACTTAGTAGTTATTTCTACTCCTTCAATCCTTTTTCCATCTACTCCAGGATTATCGAGTCCTTGTTTTTCTAATTGTTTAGCAATTTGTAAGGATATGTAATACTCCCTATTACGTTCGTATTCATATACATAACTTCTTACAGGTTCTTGCGTACCCAATTTTTCAAACAATGCTTGCATTATTGCTGGTGGAAAGTTACTATAAACTTCGTAACACCTGGATGATTCTCTAAGATCATTCCATTCTTGCATAGCTTCTTCCACTGTAGGCACAGCTTGCATTTCAGACTCAATAAATTCCTCAGTAGTGGAATTCTGTGTAACACCAGGGATTTCTCCCTTGATATACTTGTAAGTGCAAATACCTGCACATACCAACAGTAGTACTAATACTACCGACACGAAGCCTTTAAAGGCTCCTGAACCTTGTTCATTTTCCATTTTTTGATAAACGTTTATTAATTAATAAAAATTGAACTATATAATTGATATAAATCAATTATTCTTTTGGAAACGAATCTATAACACTGCGTATACTTCCTATAAGATCTAAGTATAAAGATTTATATTTCATTAATTCTTTACGCTCTTTTTCATATTCTTTCTTATTAAGAAGAATACATTCTTGAGGGAATAGATTTTGTAGATGTGAATAAACTGTTAGTTGAAATGTTTTTTCTGTTTCTTGTGGAGAAAGTATTACTACTTCAATATTAGCATTAGAATTACTTCTAATCATTTCAACTATATTCCCATCACATTCACATTGTGGAATAAATTCTCCACTATCTACAGTATCTTTAGCTTCCTTTAAACCTAAACCAAATAGTTCTTTTATAAATTTTATTTGGTTAAGTTTTTGATTTAAATTCTTGTAATTAAATAAAAGTTTTATTCTCATGATTTAATTGATTTAAACGCATTAATAATAAATAACCATAGTAATAGTAATAATTTCACTAACGCCGCCAAGCTGCTATTATATTACTACACTATGGTTAAGTTAATCTCTAGTCCATTTCACATGTTATCCGAGATAGAGTCTATATAATTACATTCAACAAGTATCTTAAGAAATTATATTAAGGCGTGTAACCTGACATCCTTTAATAATCCTGTAAGACTCAGAGATATTTCTCTATCTTCAGTAATAGTCTTGTAAGATATTTTGTCAAGTCTTTTAACCCTTAATAGTATATTTACAGATCTGCTATGTTTAGCAATATCCACATATATGATCGTTCCCACTAAATTGTGGCTTATGATAGTTACTTTTCTACCTATAAGCTGTTGTATTAAACTACCACGTTCTGCTTTCATGATTTATAAACTTTTAATTCTATACTAAAACATAAGAAAGCTATACCAATAATAGTAGAAAGACTAAAATTCCCTATACCAATAGCTGGAGTTAAATACCAACAGGTGTAATCTTTTCCAAATTTGATTTCTATTTTCATAATATGAATTTTTTAAATTAATATTCAAGATAAAAGAGTGAGTAAAAGCAAATACAGGAATTAATGCAATACTCACTCTTTAAATTTACGTACGAGAAATGTAAATACGATATCCTCTATAGTAATCTACAATATAACAAGTGTAATGATTTGCATCAACTAAACTGTTAAATACTGAAGATATATTTGACATTTCTACATAGAAATAAGGTTTTAATCTATGATATGAAACATCAAGCTTTAAATTTAGAGGAAGTTCGTCTTTACAAGGTTGTATTAATATTGTTCTTCCTTTTTTAATATGATAAAACAATTTAATACATTCTCGTAGTTTCAGTTCGAGTTCTGCTTTGAGAAATCGAAACTGTTGAAACCAACTGGTTTCGTACTTGTTCTCTAATATTAATCTAACCATATATATTATGAATTTAATATTCAGAGAAATAATGACTATTAGCTTCTATGCCAGTATGCTATACATATTACTATGTGTTAGTGTTCCACTGGTCTTATAATACTGGACTCCAAAACCCGTTACTCTTACGTGATTATGGCAAACGATAAACGATAAATTAAGCAGGAGTGAGTAACTACGATGAGGTTGTCATTACTTTGGAGAGGTGAGAGTAATAGTGTTCAGTATACAGGTCTCCTAACCTGTACCTTGGCGTATCAACGCATACTTACTAACTATTACTTAGCGAGGAATAATCATTTCACAATGATAAGTCGATATAGGAAATCGACTGTGAGGAGTAGATATTCAAAAGACAGTTAACTATAAATATCTTGTGTAAACTCTCTTACAGAATTCACTATATTTTTCTTTTGGTAATCGTCTCTTACGATAGTCTATATACTGTGATAATATACATAGCATATAGTAAACTATCGCAAAGACAATAGGGATTGCAGCTATTATTAATGTTTTCATTGTATATTATAGATTTCTTTGTATAGATTTACCGGTACTGCATAAGTACTATCAGGACAAGGATGTCCTTCTATTTCTTGGCAAAATATACACTCTTCCCATCTTTCATGTTCCATAAAATCTTGTATTTCAGGCCATGATATTAATACATATAACTCTTTCATTGTGATAATTATTTAATTAAAATTAATATCCATCTGTATTTATAGAGGCTTTGGACTCTCATTCTATTGAATGGCTACATTAATATTAACCATGTAGTGATAGCCTTTCTGTACTATTGACTTTAGCTAATATAGTATCACTACATGGCAGGGTAGGCTCCCTTGTTTAATAATATACACATTATCTTCAGTGATATTTATTACTAAAGTTAATAAATAAGATAAATATGTATACGTTACATATATTTGGGTCTTGCACTGACAAGATTATCCAAATATAGTTAACTGATATAGTACTACTTATGTAGCATACCCTATATCTTTTTTAATAATTTAGAGTATCGCTCCCAATACTCGTCGCTCCGATACGCTATGTATACTGTCGAGCCTGATTATAAATAAATGCTTATTGAACCGTGCATTTTACACCTAAAACTTATATCGCAAGGAGTATATTCGTCCTCACATGCGTAACCTATAAGAAACTGGTGCCCTCAATGTCTTGGGAAGTTATTGAGTTTTTTAATCATGATGCTGATACGCATTACTCAGTTAGCAGTTTTACTGAAACCTATAGTCTAAATTAAACTATAGGACGCTTGTAGAATTTAAATCATAGAAATAATATTTAGATTAGGAGTTATTAGAAATTATCTAATAACTCACCAAAATGCCATTGTGATAATATGTACAATATTATGAATATTAGTACAATAATTATCTGTAGATAGCATCCTGTATTATCGTTTTTATTGTTGGACATATTATGACTGAATTTAAATTACGCTATATATTATATAAATTCTTAACGGGTGTGAGTGTTAAAAGTGTTAAAAGAGGAAGGTTAGGATTCTTTCTCCCATCCTTCCTCACTTACTTTATTTCTCTTTACGCTCTTTCCATATCAAATAGAGTGTGTAAATAAAAGCTCCAAACATATATGCAGAAGAAGCATACAATAAAATGGCAGTTGTAACCATTGTGAATTCTACATCAGACATAGTCTACAGTTATTAAATTATTACATTAAGTCGTCATCACCACCTTCGGCATCACCAACAAGTGCGTCTTTAGCCTGCTGTGCTGCCTCTTTAGCTGCTTTAGCGGCTGCCTGCTGTTTCTTATACTCTGCAACAGTCACAATGCGTGTACTATTCTGGAACAAGTTATCAGCACGACGTGTGATGTAGTTGTTACCTTTAACAGGTATACCAGCTTCGTCACTAAACCAGTAGATTGTTACATCTGTGAACTGGATTTTGACGTCTTTGCCATCTTTCTTGCGTGTAAGATACTTACCATCAGCATCTTTACGCAAGAATGGTTCATAATCACCTACAATGTACGTACCAATGTACGTTTCATAAGTGCCTTTCTTTGCCTCATCTACCCACATTTGTAGATAAGCGTTAGCTGCATCTTCTGCAATGCCGTATTTAGGCAATATTTGCAGTCTGATGCCGTTCTCTTGTGCAGCCATAAGCTTGTCCAATCCTGCACGTACAAAGTCTGCGACAACATATTTAGTCTTGCCGTCCTTAGACTCTTTGATTTCAGCTGCAACGAGCTGATACTTGGCTGCTGATTGCTCTTTGATAGAAGCCATTTCTTTATACGATTAACCTTATATCATCGCGAGGTTTTTAAACACAGTAACTCTTTGAAGGGGGTATTTCCCCTACTTGTTAGGAGAGGGGACTTGATTTAGTACTGGTTCACACTCTTACTATTACACTACCCAAAATTTTTTATAAAATATTTTTTGAACTATATCCCCACATATGCGTTTAAGTAATGAATATTATATTAGACACTTATGAAAAACAATCAAGTAAAATTTGATAATACAGTAGTTTGGAGAGACTTCACAGCAAAGGATTTTGAGGAAGCACTAAAAATGTTATGTAATGTTGAATATTTTCGTAAACATTGTATACAATTTAGAAACTATATGGTTTATGCAGACTCACATGAAAAGCAGTTAAAGAATGGGCAAAATTAGTTTACAAACACATAAATAAACACGAACATGATAGAAGCAATTAAAAAAGAACTATTAGAGAAAGGATTTACTTATAATGAATCTAGTAAACTATGGTACTACGAATATAGTGATTTTGAAGTATTAAGTTTTATTATAGATGAACATACCAAAGTAAATGGTGATAAATGTATTAAGATATCTGCAATATCTTTAAATAATTATTTTGAAAATTTAACATATTTTAAGATTTGTTATACATTATATTTCGATAATATTAACAAATTTTATGATTTATTAACACTTTTAAATTATAAAATATATTAAAAATAGTTAAATTATGTTAACAAATTGGTTAGAACAACACGGTTTTATATGTATAAAAGACTATAACACTTCTCTAGTATATCAGAAAATCAATAAAGATGATATACTAGAGATAGAAGTATCTAACAATGAAATCATAAATGTAGAATATTATTCAAATGTGGGCAAATCTGAAGAAAATATCTATGACTCAATTTCGTTAAATAATCATAAATAATGTTATAATTATTTTTATTTTACTAAAAATAGAACAAAATTGATATGTCAAACGTTATCTGTTACTGAGTAATAGATAGTAATAGATATATAATCCAGAGTAAAGATAACAAATTATAAACTATCTACTCTTACTCTAGATCACTTAACTTAATACTATTATGGATGATATAGATTATAACTATTGCAATGATGAAGAGCTTGATATAGATCCTTGTGATGGAGAGTTTAATTATGATTAGATTAGAAATGGGAGAACCCGAGGCTAAAGAAGCTATATTAAAAGGCTTAGTAACAATCAACGATATTGAATACATAGTACACCCTCAACTTAACGGTAGTTGTGATGGATGTGTCTTTGAAGATAAAGAACATTGTCCAAAGATAGCTTTAGATATATGCTGCACCGGTGGTAATATACTAAAATACAAATTATAATATTTTTGGAACATTTTCAAGAGTTATTACGTTATAGTAACCAATTAAATTAAGTTATTCATGAATACAGAAGATAAAGAATTATTAAATACAGTACTGTCTAAGTTAGAGTTTCAATTTATTAAAGATATTTTGGTAAAACCATTACCAGAAGAATACATTGAAAAAGAAATAACAAAGCCTATCAATACTGGGGAAACAGATGAAAATGGCTATCAGATTACAGATAGTGAAACAGTTACAGAGAAAGTACCTACAACCTTTAAGAAAGGTATAGTGTTAGCAATTCCAGCTAACTATCAATGGACAGATCCTAACAATCATCCTGAAGTAGGTGATATTATAGCTTACTCTAGAAAATCTACAATTGATTTTGATCTATTTAAAGATTCTCAGTTAGTAAATCCATATAATGTAGTAGCTTTTATTAAAAAATAAACTAGACTAAAGCGTTAGTCTTTTAATTAAATCGTGGTTGTATGTGGTGTCACTAGGGGTTAGGTTTTACTTAACCCCTTTTTATTTGTAAAAAGTTGCAACAAAAACACAACTATTACGTTATAGAGTCATGATACAACAAATGATACAAAACATGTTAGGAGATTATAGTAAGCTTATAACTCTCCTTCCAAATGGGCAAATTAGATTGAATGTGATTAAAGACATTAATGATATTAATAGTGAAGTAATTGATTCTATCGATTTATCCATGCAAGATGCACTAAGTTTATATAATATCTTTCAGCAACCTAAACAATATACTAGTAACGGTATTACGATTAAAGAAGGTGATACTGAATTTGATATTAATAAGTGGATACAACTTGCAATTAACGAATTTAAAAATAAGTAATATGATTACAGAGTATAAAGTTATTAAACCTTTTGGATGTGCAGAAGTAGATGATGTATTTTCTTATAATAAAGAAAATGAAAATTTCATTATGAGTTCAGAGAAAACTACAGATAATACTTATTCGGCAAAGAGTATGGTTATTTCTGCAAAAGTGATCGATAACTACACAAAAGCAGGTCTTTTATCTCCTACTAAGGAAGATAAAATTGATAACAATTCTGATAAAGTAAAAAAGCTTTATACAGAAATTAAGAGATTACAGAATAAATATAATCAACGTAATAAAGTAGTTGAAGAAAAATATGAAGCAGGTAAAATGCCTACATGTCAAAAAGTAGAACATGATACTGTTTACTTTAATCTGATGAAAGTTCTAAATAAATTTGAATCTATTATAAATGAATAAGCTTGTTAAACAAGTCAACAAGGATGAACTTATAACAGAATTCTTACATACACTTAATGGCATACTCAGGTTAACCGATAGAGAATTAGAGTTAATGGCTACATTGATTAGAATGGATATTGAATATGAAAAAGAACCAAACACAAATAAAAATGTAGCTAATAGACACAATAGAAAATGGATTATTGAGAATCTAGGTATTACTAAAGATAACCTGAGTAGATACATTAAGTCTTTCAAAGATAAAGGGATATTAAAAGCTGGTCCTGCAGAAGATGAATTATGTGTGAATAAAGCTTTAATACCCGTTATTATTGGTGATAGAGTCCAGTTGACTATTATATTAAAAATAAAATATGGAAACTCTGAAAATTAAACCTGGTAGCATCTTACTTTGGAAAGAATATTCGAGAATAACTAAACTATTTAGTAAGTCATTTCATATAGATCTATCATACAATAAGTTCCATTATATTACAGATCATACGACATTGTGTTTCTCTATTACTAAGGGTAAAATTGATTATGACGAATTAGTAATTTTAGAACCAAGAGAAGATTACACAAAAGAAGAGGTTGATTTACTAAATTCTTTAATAGTTTTTGATGCAGATCGTTGGATAGATTCTTTAAAGATATTTGCCAATACCATTAGACCTAATTCTATAAAAACAGATAGTGATCTCGATGATTTACTTTGGAATGAAAACTATAAAATGGCATATGATTTCTCAAAAAAGAATTAGCATATATACCCATTTAGCTAACAAATATAACATACCTTATCAAGTAGTAGAAGTAATATGTAATCATCCATTTAAATTTGCAAATGAAAAGATAAGTAATACCAAGGATATCAAACCAATAATGTTTAGTTATCTTTTTAAGATAAAACCTAAAAAGAAATATGGCAAAGAAATTGAACAAACCTCGTAATATTCTACTATTTCAGAATTTATATCCAATAAATCTTTATATATCAGATATAGATAATTGGGATGAAATAACTCAATTCTTTGACTTTTTCTTAACTACTAAACATCTTCAAAATGAAGATAAATGTGAAACACCAGATAAACCAAATAACACATTAGGGGTTACTTATTTGGTAGCAGAAAAGAAAAGTGGAGGAATGGGTATACTAATAGCATTAAAATCTAAAGTAGAATGTTCTACATTAGCTCACGAATCAATACATTATGCAGATGCAGTTTATGATTTTCTTAGAATGAATACTGAAGGTTATGATGAGGGAAATGAACAATATGCATATTTGGTTACTTGGTGTGTGGATCAATTAGAAGAATATTTACGATGGAAGGAAAGAAAAACGACAGAAAAGATGATAAAACAAGATGGGAATTAATACCATTAGATTGTCTTGAAGACATAGCTAGAGTATATACAGAAGGAGCTAAGAAGTATGGTGATAATAATTGGCAGAATCTTGATAATGGTTATGAGCGTTACAAAGGAGCTTTATTAAGACATTTGTATGCTTCTTCTCTAGAGGAATTTGATCCTGAAACCAAAGTAAGACACGAAGCAGCAATTGCTTGGAATGCTTTAGCTCTTTTATATTATGCAAAAAATGGAAGAAAAACTAGATCAGATTTTGCTAAATCAAGCAACAATAATGCAGATGCTAAAAGCAATATATCAAGAAGTAAGTAAGAGCAATTTTGCTGAAGACTATGCTGCAAATCTAGCAGCACAGATGACCGAAATAATATTAGGAAACAATATAGTAAGAAAATAACATGGAAGTAAAGTTTAAGAAATTAACACAAGATGCGGTATTACCTACTTATGCTAACCCAAATGATGCTGGATTAGATCTAACCGCTACTAGGTTTACTCAGGAATTTGATAAGAGTGGTAAAATGGTACTAGTATACCATACTGATTTAGCAGTAGAGATTCCTGAAGGGTATGTAGGTTTTATCTTTATGAGGTCATCTGTATCTCAGAGATCTTTATCATTGTGTAACTGTGTAGGTGTAGTAGATGCTGGTTACAGAGGTGAAATTATGTGTAAGTTTAAACTTACTACGGATGCATTACCTACTATTTATCAACCAGGTGAAAAGATTGCACAATTAATTATTATGCCTTATCCTACTATTGAACCTACTCTAGCTGAAGAATTAGTTGAAGGTGACAGAGGTGAAAACGGTTTTGGTTCATCAGATAATACAATAGAAAATGAGACACAAGAATCAGGACGAGATAGCGGAGCAGCTGAAGGAGATAATAAATAACTACAGTCGTAATCCAGAGTATGTAAATATGTTTTACACTAAGCAAGAAGCAATTGATGCTTTAAATAGACATTATAAATTAAGATACTTAAAATTTGATTAATATGATTTACAATTTAAAATACAACAATTTGTTAAGCAGTACGGATGGTTCTATTGAAAATATTCAGGATCCTTTTGACAAATACGATATAATCAATTATTATTACATTTTACCTGAAGCTGGAGAATTATACTACGAAGGTCAAAAATATGAAATTACCGAACCTAGTATATTGTTCAATACGTTTACTATAGAAAAAGATAAAGCCCCCGAAATTGTAATTGTACCTTGTGCTTCTGCTATCGACAGATTAGCAGAATTAAGAGAAATGAGAAACAATTATATGAAATCACGTGATTGTGGAAATTGTGAAAAAGTTTGTTGTGATTGTTGTCTGAACTAATGAAACTATTTGATATTCTGGCAGGTAAAGTAGTTATACACAATGATGCCCTAGGTATCCCAGCCTTTAAAAAGGTGTGGGATGCCGATAAGGCAGATAAAGAAATGGCTACTAAATATATCTCATATATAGTTCTTAAAAATAAATATGATAGTCCTTATGTCCAGAGTATGGACAGCGATAAGATAGAGCCAAGATTAAAACAAGAACTGTTTGGAGATAAAAATATAAAACTTCCCAAAGAAGTAATTGAAGCTGAACAAGCTTATATAGCATTTGCAAACACCTTAACACTACAACTACTGCAAAATGCTAGAAAGAAATTAGAAAGTATATCTAGATACTATAGTGAATCCTTAGCTGATGAACTTGATGAAAAGAAGGTAAAAGATATATTAGCAGGTATGGGTTCATTAGGTAATACTATAAAATCTCTAGATTTACTTGAAGCTTCTGTAAGAGCAGAAGAATTAACAAATTCAAAAGTAAGAGGTGGCGGAGAGCTGAATCCCTTTGAGATTCCGAAGTAGTTGTAACAATATAAACACAATTTAAAACATTAAAAACCAAGCAGCGTTGCTGCATAAAATTATAAAGATATGGCTAAGACTAAGACATCTGGCAAAATTGCCAAGGCTAACGGTACTATTACTCTGGATTTTACAGAAGCATATAAAAGACATCAGGAATATTTAGATACACCTTGTAAGGGTAGTATGCAAATTCCAGAAAAAGCACCTGTTAAAATTTCAACCTGGCAAAAGATCAAAAATTGGTTTAAGAAAAAGTAACATGGTTGATTTCAGTAAGAAGATAATAAATTCAAATAAATTTAGACAGCCGGCCATCCAGTTTATGGAGACCGGCTCTTACTGTTTATATCCTAAAGGAACTTCAGAATACTTTTCATTTTGGGAAACTGAAACGGATAGATGTATTAATGGGTTTACTGCGGATGATGGTGATTACATTACAGGTTATAATTATTTCTATCTTAATTACTGTCCCATTCAAAGAATTATCTATAAGATTACAAAAGACGCAAAAGGACACGATGTAGTAAAGAAGACTCGTGAAACAGCTTTTCCTGATTTCTATGATTATGACTATTACTATTTCTTATCCATAGAAGAAGCTGAGAATCAAGGTAAACACTTATGCGTAGCAAAAGCTAGACGTAAAGGTTTTAGTTACAAAGGTGGTGCTATGCTATGTAGAAACTTCTTTCTAATACCTAATTCAAAATCATATGTATATGCTGCTAATAAACAGTATTTAACAGAAGATGGTATTCTTACCAAGGCTTGGGATTACATGGACTTCATTGATGGTAATACTGCTTGGGGTAAGAAGAGACAAGTATCAAATACAGCCATGAGACGCAGGGCTTCTATGCTTGTTACTGATGATTATGGTAATAAAGTAGAAATAGGTTACAAGTCTGAGATAATGGGTGTGTCTATTAAAGATAATCCTGATTCAGTCCGTGGTAAAGCTGGTAAATTAATCTTATGGGAAGAAGCTGGATCTAATAATCAATTAGAAGCAGCCTGGCAAATTGCTAGACCTTCTGTAGAACAGGATGGTGTAGCATTTGGTTTAATGATTATGTTTGGTACAGGTGGTGATGAAGGTGATAATGTAGCAGGTTTAAGAAATGCATTTTATGATCCTAAAGCATTTAACTGTATAGAATTTGATAATATATGGGATGAAGGAGCGCAAGGTGGTAAACCATGTGGATTCTTTGTACCGCAGCATACTAATCTAGATATACGTGATGAGAATGGTAAAAGATTATATATGGATGAAGATGGCAACACATTACATGAAAAAGCCAGAGAATTCATATTAAATCTTAGAGAAGAAGAATTAAAAAGTGCTAAAAGTTCTCAACAGGTCGATAGATATTGTGCCGAACATTCAGAGACGCCAGCAGAAGCATTTACTGAACTATCGGGTAACATATTTCCCAAAAAAGAATTACAAAAACAATTAGCTAGAATAAGAACTAATAAGAAATTAGCTAATGCTAAACAAGTAGGATACCTTACTGAGGTAAAAGGAGAAATAGTATGGAACATCTCAAAAAATAAAAATGATATAAAAGAGTTTCCTTTACCTAAAACTGCTGATCCTACAGGGGCTGTGGTGATATGGGAACATCCAGTAAAGGATGCACCTTTTGGTTTATATATTGCTGGTATTGACCCGTATGATCAAGATCAATCTGGTACTAATTCTCTTGGTTCTTGTATTATATACAAACGTTTTCAAGATTTTGAATCCTATCAGGATATAATAGTTGCAGAGTATACTGGTAGACCTAAAACAGCTGAAGAGTTCTACGAGAACGTTCGTAAGTTACTTAGGTATTATAATGCTAAAGCAATGGTAGAAAATCAGAATACTGGTATTTTTACTTATTTTAATAATAAGCATTGTAATTACTTATTAGCTGATCAACCAGATATCATACGAGATATCACTAATTCCTCTAAAGTAAACAGAGGAAAAGGCTGTCATATGACAAAAGAGATTAAAGCTTGGGGTATTGATAGAATAAAAGAATGGCTTGAAGAAGATCTTGGTAACGATACCTTAAGGTTAAATACCATTATGTCTGAACCATTACTTGAGGAATTAATCAAATATAATGAAAAAATTAATGTAGACCGAGTAATGGCACTACTACAGATTATGATATACAAAGAACAATTGTATAATTATCAAGTAAAGCAAAAGACTGAAAAGGAGAAACAGATTAGATTATTTAATGCTCCTTTATTTAAAAATTACGATAATACTTATGAGCCACAGATAAATAACAGTTTTAGTACAACCACTTATATGTTTACTAACTAATATGGAAAGAAATATATCAAACATGCCTGTACAAAAGCTACCTATGTCTAAAAAGACAGAGGAATGGCGTAGAGATTGTGTAGACTATTTTATAGGTATATCTGGTTTTTCTTCTGCTAACTCGATTCCAGACGAAGAGGAATTACAGAGTTATTATGATTTATATAATAGTATATATAATGAAAAAGATCTTAAGTATGTTACAAATCCTTTTAACCAAGATGATGGTTTTCCAGCAATGGCTCAGGATTATAATATAATTAGACCTAAAATAGATTTATTATTAGGAGAAGAAACAAAGAGACCTTTTAACTACAATGTATGTAGAACTAGTGATGCTGCTGCTGGAGATATTCAAGAGAAAGCTAAACAAATGTTATTGGAATATGCACAAGCAGCAATGATGGCTCAATTAGGTCCAGAAGAACAACAAAGATTTCAACAAGCTTTACAAACAGGCGAAATACAGACACCAGAAAAAATACAAGAATATCTCACTAAAAGTTATAAAGATGTTGCAGAAATAACTGCATATAATTCTTTGAAATTCTTATGGAAAAAATTAAATTTACCACACGAATTTGAAAAAGGATTTAAAGATGCTTTATGTGGTGGATTGGAATTCTATTACGTAGGTATTAGAAATGGTGATCCATTTGCAGAGAGAGTTAATACTATGGATTTTAAATATCCTGCAGAAGAAGGTATTGAATTTGTAGATGAAGCATCTTGGTGTGTAAGAAGAATACGTACATCAGTAGCTAGTTTATATGATGATTATTATGATAAACTAGATGAAAAACAGTTAAATCATTTGTTAGAATTGGTAGGTCAGAAACCTACTTCTGGCTACGGTCCTGATAAGAATTCTGTTGATGATTATAATCATATTACCTTAAATAGATATAATTCAATTAATGGATATCTAGAAGACAGAGTATTAGATGATGTTATATTATATCATGTATGCTGGAAATCGTTTAAGAAAATAGGTTTTGTAACTATTTTAAATCCTGAAACAGAAACAGTTGAAGAATTTGAAGTAGATGAAACTTATAAAGAAACAGGTAATGAAATAGATATTGAATGGAAATGGATTACTGAAACTTGGGAAGGCTATAGAACTGCGGATGAAGGTGATGAAGATGCACTTTACTTTGGAATGCAACCTGTAGAATATCAGTTTGAAAATAGTTCTACATTAAATTCTGGTAAATTACCTTATACTGGAGTGGCTTACAGTAATACCAATAGTAAAGCTAAATCTCTAGTAGCTATTATGAAACCATTACAGTATATGTATATTATCTTGTGGTATCGTTTAGAATTAGCTATAGCGAGAGATAAAGGTAAACTTCCAGTGATTGATGTGACTCAAATACCAAAAAGTATGGGTATTGATGTTGATAAATGGATGCATTACATGAATGCGCTGGGTGTAGTATTTGTTAATCCTTACGAAGAAGGATGGAACATTCCTGGTAGAGAAGGGGGTAAACCATCACCATACAATCAATGGGCTTCTATGGATGCTAGTATGGCCAATACTATTAATACTTATATCGGATTACTAGATAAGATAGAACAAATGGTATCAGAATTATCTGGTGTATCTCCTCAGAGACAAGGAGCTATTTCTAGTAATGAATTAGTTGGTAATGTTGAAAGATCTGTAGTTCAATCTGCGCATATTACTGAACCTTGGTTCTGGTTGCACAACCAGGTAAAGAAAAGAGTTTTATCAATGTTATTAGATACATCTAAGTATGCTTGGAAAGATACTAAAAAGTATTTACATTATATGCAAGATGACGTTACAAGAGTATTCTTGCAAATAGATGATAACTTTTGTTACGAAGATTTCGATATATTTGTATCTGATAGTACTAAGGATAATCAAGCAATTGAACAATTACATAGTTTGATTCAACCTGCAATGCAGAATGGTGCATCATTATTAGATATTGCTGAGATCATTACTTTGGATAACTTAAGTATGATTAAATCTAAGCTTAGAGATATCGAAAATAATAGAATGCAACAGCAACAGGCTTTACAAGAGCAAGAAGCACAACAGCAACAGCAACTTGTTCAGATGCAGAATGAAGTTAAAGAACAAGAACTTATGCTTAAAGAAGCTGAAATGGATCTTGAAAAATATAAGATTGATCAGGATAATGCTACTAAGATTACTGTTGCTCAATTGAATGCTTATCGTGGTTCTGAGAATATGGATCAGGATATGTCAGGTGTACCTGATCCTATTGAAATAGGTAAACAAGAAATCGAAAGACAAAAAGCTGTATCTGATGCAATGACTAAACAAATGGATATTGCAAATAAGATGCGTGCTGAAGATAATAAGAAAGCAATAGAACAACGCAAGATAGAAGCACAGAAAGAAGCTGAAAAACTTAAAGCTACTATTGAACGTGAAAGAATAGCTTTAGAAAAACGCAAATTAGAAGAAGCTAAGAAGTTGCAGATTCTTAAAGATAAAGCTGCAATGGAACGTGAAAAATTAAAAGCCAAAACAGCCCTTAAAAACAAAGTGGTAGGAGAGGCTAAATCTAAAACTAAAAAATAGGAGGAATTAATTATGGCATGTGGAAGTAAGAAAGGCGGAAGCAAGAAAGGTGGTAAAACTGGTAAAACAGGTAAGTAATATGAAAAAGCTGTTAAATAAAATTAAAAACGCAGCATTGTATACTTGGCAATTACCCCAGAATTTACTGGGGTTAGCCTTGTATCATTGCTATAAAGGTTATGAAGTCTGTACTAAAGAAACTTGTGGCGAATGTATTAAATGTAAGCTATCTAGTAATATGCGGAGTGGCATCACTCTTGGGAATTATATTATTGTTAATAATATTAAGCATTTGCGTCACGAATTGGGCCATACTAGACAATCGAAAATCTTAGGTCCCTTGTATTTATTAGTAATAGGTTTACCTAGTTTAATACATGCAGGATTACATGCTAAAGTGTGTAAGGATAAAAACTATTATCACTTCTATACTGAACATTGGTTGTTTCCTGAAGAAAATAAATAATTATGAAATGGTCAGATCTAACATTAAAAGAGCGTAAACAAATATATGATGCGGTTAGAGCTGAGAATCCTAATGCTAGCTACTTTGATATTAAATCACAATTTGACTTAATTCCTGAATACGAAGATGGTGGTAAGAAGATAATGCCACCAAAAGAGTTGGGTCTTACTCCAGGTACTCCAGAGTATTATAAGAGACAACAGCAAATATCTGGTAAAGCTAATTCTATTCAGCCAGAGGTATATGTAACTTCTGCAGGTTATATCAAAGATGCTATTGATTTTGGAGAAGATGTATATCAAGGCAATTACGGACAAGCAATGATTGATGTGGCATTGAATGCATTGCCGTGGGGAAGTAGTAAAATTGCTAAAAGAGCTAAAAGATATTTAAGTAGAATGGGAAATTCAGAAGTTACTGTTTTGAATAGCAAAAGTAGTAAATCTAAAGTAAAAACTGAGGCTGATTATGATTCTGAATTTTCTGAAGTGATACGTAGAGAACGTAACATCAAGAAGTATAATGATGAAATAAGTAGATCCATTGAAACTGCCGTATATCCTGATGAGGAAACTCTGAAATGGCTACAGTTTACTGATAACATGTATGGTACGAATTATCAAAAAGCATATAAAGAATTAGCTGCAAGAGATATGACTAATAGGAGTAAGTATATTAAATACTCTGAGTTACCAGATGGAATACAAGGCAAGACTATAGGTAAAAATATAGATCCTAATATAGGACCAACAATTGGTAATTATCAGATTCAATTAGATCCTCAACAATACGTTCCTGGTACAGGTAGTCATGAATTAAGTCATGTAGTTGATCAGTTAGCTGGTGATGTTATTAAGAATAGGTACTTAAATTTTCTAGCAGACTCTGATAATATAATGAGTGTGCCAGAATTAGAAAAAAAAGGAATTAGAATTCCACCAAAGATTCAGTTTTATCTAAGTGATCCACAAGAAGCAAAAGCTCATATGATACAATTAAAGCACGCTATGCTTAATAGTGGTAAAATAAATAATTGGTCTCAAAAAGTAACACAACAAGAATTAGAAGATTTTTTATTTGATCCTTTAAATACTCAGTTAACAGGATCTATGAATAAACTTCAATACAAAATGTATAGAAATAAATCTAGATTTTTAGATAGATTTAATAGAGTTAATCCATTAGCAATAGGTGCTCCAATAGGATTAGCTGCAACAAATAATAAAGATAAACAATCTAATTAATTATAATTATGGATAACAATAGTAATGATACACTATTTGGATTTGAAGCAATATCTAATATGTTTGTAGAAGATCATTCTAACACGACTACAATTACTCCTACTCCGGACGATCCCGATGCGATGACTGATGAGGAGTTAGAAGAATTGAAAAGACAATCAGCAAAAGCTAGACCAGCCACTCCAGGTGCCAAGAACAAGAAGCAGGAACCTGAAGAAGATGAGGTTGATGATAATGACGATGTAAATGATATTGACGATAACATCGACGACGACGATAAAACAAAGAATAAGAAAACTAAGAAAGTAGAAGAAGATGATGATGTCAATAATATCGATGATAACGATGCTGATGTAGATGAAGAAGAATCTTCTAAAGTTACAGCATTATTCGATGCTATTGCTGAAGAATTAGAATGGGAATTTGATGACGATGAAGAAGAAGAGAAACCAAAGACTGTAGAAGAATTGGTTAACTATTTTAAAGAAGTTATCAAAGAACAATCAGTTCCTCAGTATGCTAATGAAGACGTAGCTAAACTGGATGAATTTGTACGCAATGGCGGCGATCTTAATGATTATTTTACTCTTACTCCAGAGATCGATTATGAAAACTTTGATACTACAATTGAAAGTAATCAGAAGCAAATTGTTAAGATGCTATTAGCTGAAAAAGGTTTCAATGAAAAGCAGATTGCTCGTAAAATCGAAAAATACGAAGATGCTGGTATCTTAGAAGACGAAGCTGAAGATGCTCTGGAAGCAATGAAGGAGATAGAAGAGACTAAAAAGGAACAGCTATTAGAAGATCAGAGAAAGCAACATGAGCAAATGGTAGCTCGTCAACAAAAGTTTATGGACGACGTTGTCGGTGAAATAAACGCTATGAAAGACATTCGTGGAATTAAAGTTCCCGAGAAAGATAAGAAAGCTTTACTTGCATATATATTCAAAGCAGATGCTAATGGTAAAACTCAATATCAAAAAGATTATTCAAAAAGCGTAAAAAATTTAATAGAGTCTGCCTATTTTACAATGAAAGGCGACACCTTACTTGATACTGCTAAGAAAATGGGTACTAGCTCAGCTATTAAAAATCTGAAACAAAGTCTCAGATCTACGGGTGTTAGTAAAGGTACAAGAAGAATCAATACCAACTCCTCTAACTCTATATTTAGTCGCGCAGTACAACTACTTTAATTAAATAAATTTTATTAATATTTATGGATAACGGAATTTTAAATAATTTACAGATCGGTAGAGGTAAATGGTTTTCAGATCTTGTAGATGAAAACATGATTTCAAACGCAATGTTAACTAGACCGTACGAAGTAACACGTGTTATTTCTTATGTATTTGGTTCTAAAGATGATGGTTATAGCACGTCTTTGGATGCTATTACTGGTGGTCTTGGTAATGTAATGTCAATTGATCAGAGAGATTACGAATGGAACGTAATGATCGATACCGATAGAGCTGTAACTATTCGTTCTGCAAAGTGGAATGGACAAGAAATTACTGCCGCTAATGCAGATACAGTTATGGCAGGTTTGGGTAATACACCTATCATGTTATGGTTGGAAGATAAATGGTTTGGTCCGGGTGCTATTTTGGAATTCGATGACAGAAACTATCAGGTACGTGTATCTGGTGCACCTTATCAGGATGGTAACGAATGGGTTTACACTTGTTTCATTGCTGATGGACAATCTAGTTCTTATATTCCTGGTGAATATTTAGTATCTGGTCATCAGGTATCTCGTTTGGCTTCTGCTTATGAAGAATACAGCGAAGAAGGTGATATCCTGAACTATAATACTCATTTCAAGATGAGAAACTTCTTGTTTACTACTCGTCTGGATTATGATATTACAGGTACAGCTTATTCTACAGTACTGTGGATCGCTTTAAAAGATCCTAAAACAGGTAAAACTTCTTACTTGTGGTCTGATTATCAGGAATGGAAAGCTATGAGAGAATGGTCTAAGAGATGTGAACGTATGTTGGTTTACTCCAAGAGTAACGTAAACAAAGATGGCTCTACTTCTTTACTGGGTACTAATGGTCGTCCGGTATATATTCCTGCAGGTTTGTTGCAGCAGATTGCTCCGTCTAATAGACGTTATTACACTGAATTGACAGCTGAACTATTGGAAGACTTCTTGTTTGACCTATCTTATAATATTTTAGGTACCGATGAACGTAAGTTTGTTGCTTTGACTGGTGAGATGGGTATGAGAGAATTCGATAGAGTTTTGAAACAGAAAGCTGCTACTATGAATTTAATTGATACTAAGTTTGTAACCGGTTCAGGTCAGTCTTTAGTATTAGGTGGTCAGTTTGTTACTTACAAAATGACTAATGGTATCGAATTGACATTGAAACGTTTCCCGCTGTATGATGATACAACTTACAATCGTTTGTTGCATCCGGTTTCTGGTAAACCGCTGGAATCTTATAGAATGACATTCTTGGATCTGGGTCGTAGAGATGGTAAATCTAACATCGTTAAGGTAGTTAGAAAAGATCGTGAAATGGTAATCTGGAATACTTCAGGTTCTGTTGCTCCTGGTGCTGGTTATGGTAAGAACGCAAGTACAGTTAGATCAAACGCAAAGGATGGCTATAGCGTGCATTTGTTAGGTGAGATGGGCATTTGCTTGTTCGATCCCCGTGCATGTGGGGAGCTCATCATGGATGTTGAGGCATAAAACTCATTTTCCTGTACATGTTTTAGAAAATTAAAAATATTAATAAGAGGGGGCATTAGCCCCCGATTATTATTTAAACAATAAAATTATGGAAGTAGTATTAAAATTCGCCCGAGTAAATCCGTGGGCTGGAATAGCTAAATATAAAAATTGTTACGATTATATTGGTACATATTGGACAAGAGCTGGTAACATTCATACAGGTTTAAGTGAAGAAGATGCTCGTAGACTTGAAAAAGTTATGGGTTATGAAGAAGGTCATTTAGCACCTACTAGTTCTTTTTGGAAAACTTATAGTGTAAGATTAGGAGCTAAAGATACTTTTTTGCATACTGAAAAACCTGAAGATGAATTAGCGTATCTGTTTTTAAAAAATCATAAAAGAGTTGCAACTGGTTTAAGCAATATCAGACCTCAACATGATTATGTGTTAGTTAACACCGATGCGGAAGCAGAAGCCGCTAACAAACTTAACAAAATTAAACGTGAAGCATTTGCAGAATTTAATAAGATGTCTCTCGAAGAGATGCGTAAATGTTTACGTATTTATGGTCATAAGTCAGACAACATTAGCAATGAATTAGTAGAAAGCAAGTTGTTTGAATTGATTGAAAAAGATCCTCGTAAATTCTTCTTACTGTGGATTGATAACAAAAATAAAGATACTCAATACATTTTAGAGACTGCAATTAGTAAGAATGTAATTCGTAAGTCAAAAAATGTATACTATTATGGTACTGACGTGATTGGTAGAAGCCAAGACGATGCTATTAGTTTCTTAAATGAAAAGGCTAATCAAGATATCAAAATGGCAATTATGCAAGAAATTGAATCTAAATAATTATGAATATTAGTGAATTACATATAGCATTTAAAATAGAAGCTGACAAGAATGCCGTTAATATTGGTATGTCCGGTTGTCCTTCTTTTTTACCTGAGGAAATAGATTATTGGTTATATACCGCATACCTCAGTAAAATAGCTACCAAGTTTACGGGCAATAATACTATTAGAACTCTTTTTGAAGAAAATAGTAAACGTGTATCAGACCTTGAAGGTTTAGTAAAAACAGATAAAGATTTAACACTATTGAGTGAAACAACTAGTAATAGATTAATGCTCAATGACTTTAAATCTACTATTACTTATGGTAGTCAAACTCAAGATAAACGTATGTATTTTATTCAAGGTACATTACACTTTGGTAGTAAATTAGCTAATGTAAAACTAATAAGTCATGAAAACGCAATGAGGTTCTTAGAGACATATAATAACAAACCTTGGATAGAAGAACCTGTTGCTATACTAGAAGATAATAAGTTGATAGTGTTCGTGGATAGGGATCTTATGACAGGTCCCTATACTATCGACTTAACTTATCTAGCATATCCTAAAAGATTAAATAATCAGGATATTACTTCAGGTATGGATGAAATACCAGAGTATATGCAGTATGAAGTAGTTAAGTTAGCTGCTGATATGGCATTAGAAAATATAGAATCACCAAGAGTTCAATCACATCCACAATATGTGGCACAATTAGCAGAATAATATGAGTAGCAAAGAAATGCAAATGGAGTTTGAACGTAGACTCCAACTTATTAGTCCAGATCTTACTATAGAAAATAAACCTAATTCAGATTTAATCTTTTCTATACTTAATGAAGCACAGGATCGCTATGTAATGATGAACTATGTGGGTGATGATCAAATGGAGATTGAAACCAATACTCAAACTAGAAATACAGATTCTATTAAAAGTTTATTGGTTGAAAGAGAACTTACTCAAAGCGGTTCTACATCAAACGGTATAGCTAGATATAGACTACCTTATTCTACTACTGATGAATATTTCTTATATGTACACTCTGTAAGTAAAGTAAAAGGTACTTATAAGCAGTATACTACTGAAACTAAAGTAGATAATCAATTAGTAAAATATAGGGATCTACCAAAGTTTATGAAGACTGCTTATAATACACCAATTGTAAGACAACCAGCAGTAGCTTTAATATCTGATCCAACTACTAAATATATGTATATGGAAGTAGTAGTAGATGCTTACACTACTTTAAGCGGTGTTATTCTTACTTACTATAGAAAACCATTAAGATTTAATACTACAACTGGTGCTTCAAAATGTGAATTACCTGAATCTGTTCATAGTGAAATAGTTGATCTTGCTGTCAATATGTTTATCACAGAAGGTAAATACAGATTACAAACTAAACCATCTAACCAAAGTAATAGAGAATAATTATGAAGTTCATTGAATTACAAACTGCATTTGAAACCGAAATAGGTTTACTTGATAATAATATTGAGAAGCCAGTTACAGCAGATATTGAATATTGGTTAATGGCTGGTTTAGATAAGTTTATTAAAACTAGATACTCAGGTATTAATTACAAGCGTACAGCATTTGAACAGGATCAGAAAAGAATTGATGATCTTCGTACACTTGTAACCAATAAGACATATCAGTTTACAACATTCCCAGAAGAACAAGTAGTTACATTACCAACAGATTATATGTTTACTTTAGGTGAAACAGCAGTAATCTATAGTAATAATAACTGTTGGCCCAAGGGACCTAATGGCCAACCTAGGACTAAACACACAGATGTGTTAGAAGCTACTATTGAGAATTTTGATAGACAAAGACAAAACACATTATCAGAGTATAGATTGCATGGTACTTCAGCAAGACCTTTGAGATTATTTCAAGGTAATGAAATCCATTTATATACTGATGGTAATTACAATATAAAGAATTATATCCTCACATACTTGAGGACTCCAAAAAGGATTAGTCTTACTACGGCTCCTTTTGATGAGTATACGGATATGCCAGTATCTACTCATCAGGAAATCGTAAAAATAGCGGCTGAATTATACTTAGAAAATAAGGCTAATCCAAGATATCAATCGTATATGAACGAAGTTTCAACAATGGAGTAAGTATACGTATTAACTCCCCTATATGTGAAATATAGGGCTAGATTATTTTAAATGATCTTTATTATGTTTAGTTTACGCGGAAATCTGAAACATGGAAAGTAGAAGACTAAACCAGTTAAACTAAGCGCTTTGTTTAACTAAACGCTTTGTAAAAATGGAAGAAAAATTATATTTATGTTCCCATTGTAAAAAGTATAAACCAGCTAGAGAGTTTACTAAATCTACAAAGAATAAACATAGAGATATGTTAAACAATTCTTGTAAAGAATGTTATAAAACCGTTTATAACGACAATCGTAAGAAAATAAAAGAAGCTACAGCATTAGAAAAGGTTTTAAAAGTAAGACTTCATGATGCCTTAGTTCGCGCTAAGAAAAAAAATCTTTTTATAGACATTACGATATCTGATTTACAAAAGTTGTGGAATAAACAAGATGGAAAATGCGCACTTACTAAATTTCCTATGACACTAGTGTGGGGAAATGGAAAGAAAAACATTTACAATCTTAGCGTAGATAGAATAGACTCTTCAAAAGGTTATACTAAAGACAATATTCAACTTGTTTGCGCAGCTGCAAACATGATGAAAGGATATATGGAATATAATGACTTAATAAATTTTTGTGAAGCTATAATAAAAAATAATAAATTATGTTACAGAAAGTGAATACTGTACTGATTGCCAAAACAGCTCCTGCTTCTTTTTCTACAGCAGATGCTTTGGCAGATGGTGCAATTGCTTTGTTTGATGAAAACAAGAAAATTTTAACATCTACTGCATTAGCTGCAGCAGCTAAATCTATTTATGTAGGTGTTTGTGAAGGTAAAGAAGATGTATATGATCAGAAAGGTGCTAAGAGCACTAAATCTGTAATTAGATTTTCTATGCCTATTCAAAAAGGTTCTAATCCTACTTTGGTAGTAACTCCTTTCGTTGCTAAAGCTGAAGATAAGATTGTTATTACTGCTACTAATGTAGCTCCGGAAGTTGGTCATCGTTATGTTTTACGCTTAGTTTATAACGACATTTACGAAGCTCCGGGTCAGTTTACTCATACGTATGAAGTAATCGCTAAGACTACAGCTCCGAAGGATTTGATTGATGCCTTTGTAAAGAAAATTAATAAACACAAAGAAGCTAGAGTTACTGCTAGCGCTAGTGCAGCTGTATTGACTTTGACAGCTAAAGAAATTCCTTACAATGAAGGTATTACTTTGGATCATGGTTATACTCAGGTATCTGTAGAAGCTTTCATGTGGACAACGATTCCTTCTGGTTTACTGAGCAACGTAATGTATCCGATTTCTAATCTGACAATTGCTAAGACTCAAGGTACTCCGGGTAAGGGTAACGCTTACATTGTAAGAGATCGTGAAGATGCAGCAATGGGTTACAGAGGTATTACTCATAGAGCTAATGGTATCTATCCTTATATTGCTCCGGAATTTAGATCTGATTTGAGTGCAGAATATGATACTATTACAATGGAATGGGATAATAAATATCTGTCTGATGATAATCAATATATTAAAACAACTCCGCTGGCAGTTGAAATGTACATTGTAAAAGATCAGATCAAAACAAATAAATTATTTGTGAATATGATTAAATCTTTCATTTCTGGTGCAGAAGTATCTGAATAAGGATTTAATTAATTTTTAACCATGAAAGGGATTGGGGAAGTTATCCCTAATCCCTTTTCTTTTTATATACGATTGATATGAATGACATAAACGATAGCTTGTATTATGCAGAAGTAAAATTACTTACAAAGTACTGTCATAACTGCTTAGATAACAAGATGAAAGATAAAATCATGATGTTCTTATTCAAGAAAACTTTATATGAAAATGCTATAGCATTAGACTTTACAGAAGATGCAGATAGATATTATAAAGAAATGCTTAACTTGCTTGATATGAGAACATGCAATTGTACTATTAATGACTGTAAAAATTGTAAAGATGGATATTGTGAATTATGTAAATAAGGTTGGGGAATTAGTTAATCAGTCTACCAAGTACAATGCAAAACTGGATAGAGTTTCTATTACCAATTTAGTATTATTGTTACATTTAGATAAATTATCTAGTTGGGCAAGTACTAAAGTAGATGATGAAGATTTTCCCATTACTCAGGAAGATGTAGATAAAATTATAGAATGTATGCATTGTTTAAAAAAACAAATTAATTTCTATCCAGAAAAAGATATCGACGATGATTGTATATTAACAGAAGTAGAAGAACATATAATTCAAGAGTAATATGAATAAAAAGATATCACAATTTGAGGTTACCACATCTTTTGAAGATAATGATATTCTAACTCTTGTACAAGATAAAACTAATAAGATAATCCATAAAGATGATTTTGAAACTAGTTTATCTAGTACGTTTGCAACTAATGAAAGAGTAGATGGTATTGAAGAAGATGTAGCTAATCTTGATACTAAAGTAGACAACAATTATACAGATCTATCCAACAAAATAGTAGAAGGGGATACTAATGTTACTAATAACCTGAATAGTAATATTAATAGTTATTATGATGTATTAAACAATAAGATCATTACTCTTGAAGATAAACATGATAAGGATTTAACTGAAGTTAATGATACAGTACAGGGTTGGATAGATACTATTGATGATAAGTCTACTAAAGAACAATTACAAAACCTATTAAATAGGTTGATTGAAGATGAAAACATTATTACAGCATTAGCAGATTTAATTGCAAATGGTGGTGGTAGTGGTGAAGCACCTGGCTTTCATACACAACCTACTAGTACCATATTTCCGTTATCCGGGTATTATTATAATGGAGATACTAGCGATTTAACTACTACAGATACTTTAAATCAAGCTTTATCAAAACTAGAAGGTAAAATTAAATCTGTAGAGGGCAGTATAGGCGGTGATACGAAATATATGATCACTAGTACTGACAATACTCAACCTACAGATGGTAATTTGTATTCAGCTAGAAGATCTGATTTGAACTATATATCTAAAAAGGTTGATGATACAGCAAATGGTTATATTAAGTTTTTAAAAGGAATACAGGGAGGTCAAACATTTAGAGAAGGTTTTCTAGGTGAGGGCGCTAGTTTATGGCCGATTAACGGTAGATGGAAGTTAGAAGTAGACGATTTGTTTGTTAGAGGTAGAATGACTGTTAATGAACTTCTAGTAAATGAAATAAAAGCTACTGGTGGAGATATATTAGTTTCAGTTGCTGATCTTGAAATACTAGATGTTACTACTACTCCAGATAATGATTACAAGTGTACATTTGATACTCAAGATGGTACTGTAAGAAATCCTTTTGTTGAAGGTGATCAGGCTATATGTCAAATCTTTGATGGTAAAAATGTTAAAAGATATTGGCGCATGGTATCCGAAGTAGGTACTGATTATGTGGTTTTATCTGATTCTGTATGTGAACCTGGTAGTTCTGTTCCTGAACCCAAAGATAAAATTATTCAGTTAGGTAATAGATACCCTGGTAATGAAGATCGTAGATCGGCTATTATGATATCTGCTAGAGGTACAGAAGGACCTAGTGTTACTTTATATGATAATATTGACGATTTTAATTTAGTAGGTAAAGATCGCACAGTTATAGGTAAAAATAGTAGATTTGTTGGTACTTTATCTCAGGTGTCTAGCAACGGAGATATTATAAGAGTACCTATCGATAGAGGACAATTTATAGCTGGCACTACATATTATTATTATGATAGAGTATCATATAATGGTTCACTGTGGTTATGTATGGCTACTCAAACCACTAGTATCCCTAGTAAGGAAAATGACGAGTGGTTATTGCAAGTAGAAAAGGGTGAGCAAGGTGCTGCTGGTGCAGATAAAGCCAAATGGGTAGAAATTACTGGAGAAAGATTATTCATGTATGATAATCCTAACTTTGAAGGTACTCCTACACCATCTGTTATTACACTATATTGCAATACTTATAATATAGAAAATCCTGTATTTACTTGGGTAAATAGAAACACAAATGAAACAATAGGTACCTCTCAAGCATTGGATGTACGTCCTGATATGTTTGGTGATCTTAGAAATTTTGTAGTACGTTGTACTGTAGTTAACGGTAAAGAAAGTTTTTATGATGAAACTCAGGTAGCCAAACTTGGAGATGGTGCAACTGGAGAAGATGCTTTCTATATAGACCTGAGTAATGGTAATATGACGGTACCTTACGATTCATCTGGCAATAATCCACAAATTACTATTACTGATGTATATACTTATGTGTATGCATATCAGGGTACGAGCCAATTATATATTGATAGTATAACAGCAGAAACTATTGAAGGTGTAGCTACTGTTACTGTGGATGGTGACAAAGTGACATTAAATACTTTAGGGTCTCCTTCCGCTAGAATAAGATTAACAGTTAACATTGGTTCCATGTCCTTTACTAAGGATTTATGGATTAATAAAGTACAAAATGGTGAGAATGGGTTTGATGGAATCGATGCTTGCTATGTATTAATATCCGGAGAACAAGTGTTTAAGTACGATAAAGAAGGTTTAGTTAGCCCATCACAAATAACTTTATATGCTAGTTCGTATGGAATTGAATCTCCTACTTATTCTTGGTATTGGAAAATCGTAGGTACGGATAACTGGAATCTTCTTGAAAACGAGATTACAGAAACTTTAGTAGTATCACCAAATGGTTCATACTTTAACAATTCTGTTAACGAGGTAACTTTTAAAGTAGAATGTACTTCTGCTTTAGGAGGAGCTGTATATCAGGATATGTTAACAATTAATAAATTGTATGATGGAAAAGATGGAGAAAGCCCATATAGAGGTGTATTAACTAATGAAGCTCATACAGTAGCTGCTAATTGGTTAGGAGAAGTAGAATCATCAGAATTAGCAAAAGCTTCTACTAATTATTATTTATATCAAGGTACTAGAAAATTAGAAAATAGTGAATATACTATAACTTATACTAATTTAGATAATAATACTCAAAATCAATTATCTATTGATACAAATAATAATAAACTTACCGTAGCTAGATTAGGTAATAGTTTTGATAGTACAGTGTTTAAAGTAGAATTTCATGTACCTGCTTCTTCAGCTTCTCCAGTAGTAGATGTATGTGATTTTACTATTACAAAAGCCAAAGGTGGAGTTCCTGGTGATTTTGAAGTATCTATTTATTGTAGATCTAATGAGTCTCAACCAAATCGACCTTCCATGACATCTAGACCTACTTCAGGCGGTACATACAGCAATGGTAATTACTGGTATGTAGATGCTCCTTCTGCAAGTGGTTATGCTATATGGAAAAGTACTGCTTTATTTGATGGAGAAACCGGTTTACTTAAATCTGGAGAACAGTGGACATTACCTACAAAAATATCAGGTAAAGATGGACAAGATGGGCAGACTGGTCCACAAGGTCCTGCTGGACCACAAGGATCTCCTGGAGGTCAAGGCCCTGCTGGAGATCCAGGTCCTGGATTAAATTTCAGAGGGGAATTTAGCGAATACACTACTTATTATAAAACCGCAGAATTAGTAGATGTTGTAAAAAGAGGCGGAGTATATTATATGGCAAATAAAGCTACAATTACACCGGGTTGGTCTAGTTCTGAATGGAAATCATTAAATTCATTTGAGAATATTGCAACCGGTTTGTTATTTGCTGAAGAAGCTACAATTGGTGGATGGCGCTTTAGTCCCGCTTCTAGTAGTTATTTTAGATCAACAAATGATGTAGTATGTTTCTATCCATCTACAGATGGTATGACTCCATTTTTAGCAGCAGGTACTGGTTCAAATAAAGGTGCTATTTCTTCTGGTGGTACTAAAATCACAAACTCAAAAGCTCCTTTAAAATTATGGGCAGATGGTATCATTACAGTAGGAGATGGTTCTAGCAGTTCTAGAGCAGGATTAACTGGGGTAGGAACTTCTTCAGACTCTGTAAGAATCTGGGCAGGTACAAATCATGGTAATAGAACATCTGCTCCTTTTAGAGTACTTGATAATGGTAGTATGGTAGCAACAAATGGTACATTTACTGGAAATGTTACTTGTACTTCTTTAATTGCTCAAAATATTGATTCTAGTAATTTCTCAATACCCGGATTGAAGTGTGCAGGTAGATGTAACTGGACTGGGTCTAGCGCATCGTTTGGATATTTATTTACTACTAAGGAACTTAGAATGTCTCCTTCTAGGGTTGCTACAGGTAGATTTAGATTTACATTATCAGGTGCACATAGTACTGATTATGTTGTATTGTGTTCTATTGATAATCCAAATACAAATATAGCTAGTGGCTTTAGAGGTTCATATCAAATTGGTCCTAGATATTCTGATCATTTTGATATCCATTGGTTTGATACTGATGGTAATGCTCATGATTTAACTTATTTTAATGTTGCATTTTTTTCGTATTAGAATATGGAACTATATTATATTACAAAGAACGGAGTAGGTTCAATAGATGCTGATTTTTTTAAAACTTATTTAAGTGATAAAGAAGTAAAATCATTAGAAGAACTTACAGAAGATGATCGTTATTTATTTTTAAACGACGATCAAAGAGATTTTTATATCAAATACATGGATGAAGTAGTGGATGATCCAATGGCTGTATACTATATGAAAACGCCAGTGAAATCTTCTCAAAATGAAAGAATACGCAAAATACGAGAAAACACTTATATTAGTAAAAGCGATCCACTATATATGGCATACATAAAATATAAAGAATTTGGAGAAAATGAGGCAGCAGCTAAAGCTTATAATGAATGGAAACAAGCTGTGTTAGAAATAGAAGAAGCTAACCCATATATTACAGAATAACATGATAAAGAATAATGTATATTATGAATTCTTTGCAAGCTATATGGTACCCAATTCTAATGAAGTTGGGTACTGGATAGACTTGGGAGCAAATTCAAAAGGAAAAGTAATTAAAGTATATAATCCTGATATTAAGTCTTGGGTTAAACTAACAGATGCTACTAGTGAAGATGCTGTTGCTCCTTTCATTGGTTCTAATGGTAACTGGTGGATAGATAATCGTGATACAGGTATCCCTGCTTCTGGTAAAAGTCCAATTATTGGAGAGAATGGTAATTGGTGGATATTTGATTCTGCATATAATGAGTATGTTGATAGTGGTTATACAGCGTTTGGTAGAAGTGCTTATGATTATGCTATAGAGCATGGGTATACAGGTACTGAAGAAGATTTTAGTAGAATGCTTGCAGAAGTACCTAATGCAGTTAAAGATGCTAAACAAGCTGTAAAAGACTCAAAAGAAGTACTTCAGAATCCACCAAAGATTGTAGATGGTAATTGGTATATCTATGACTATGTAAATGATACTTATCAGGATAGTGGTATTAATGCAGTTGGTGATGCATTTACTATTGTAAAAATGTATTCTTCAGTTCAAGCTATGGAAGATGATTACAATAACCCTGAAGTAAAAACAGGACAATTTGTAATGATTGATACAGGTGATGTTGAAAATGAAGAGGATTCTCGATTGTATCTAAAAGGAGATACTGAATGGAAATTCATATCAGACTTATCTGGTGCACAAGGTATTCAAGGTTTATCAGCATATCAAGTAGCAGTACAGCATGGCTTTGAAGGTACAGAAGCTGAATGGTTAATCTCTTTGAAAGGTGAGAAAGGTGAAACTGGACCTAAAGGAGATAAAGGTGCTACTGGAGAAAAAGGTGCTACTGGTGAAAGAGGACCTCAGGGTTTACAGGGAGAAAGAGGTTTACAAGGTGTACAAGGTGAAAAGGGTGAACCAGGTATTCAAGGGCCTGTTGGACCTAAAGGTGAGCAAGGAGAGCAAGGTATACAGGGAATTCAAGGACCACAAGGAGAACCTGGTCCACAAGGACCTAAGGGGGATACTGGTTCAGGATTAAATATTAAAGGAGAATTAGATTCTGAATCACAATTACCACAAGAAGGTGTATCTGGTGATGCTTGGTTAATTGCTGGTAATCTATACGTGTTTGTGGGTGAAAACGGTAATGTTGAATCTAATCCTAAATGGAGTAATGTTGGTAGTATTCAAGGACCAGCAGGACCACAGGGGCCTGTAGGACCTAAGGGGGAACAGGGAGAACCTGGTCCTAAAGGTGAACCAGGAGCTGATGGTGCACCTGGAGCACAAGGTCCAAAAGGTGATCCTGGTCAAAAAGGAGAGAAAGGAGACCCAGGTAGTGATGCTTCTGTAACTAAACAGAATGTAGAAGCTGTACTTACTGGGGATATTACTAGTCACAATCACGACAGTAGATATATATCTAAAAGCAATACTGGTACATATACACCTACTGCAGATTATCATCCTGCCACTAAGAAGTATGTAGATGATACTGTGGCAGCAGTAGATGTTACTGAACAAATCTCTGGTAAAGCTGATAAGACTTATGTAGACAGTAAGTTAGATACCAAAGTAGATAAAGTATCTGGTAAACAATTGAGCGCAAATGATTACACTAATGAAGATAAAACTAAGTTAGCTGGTATTGCTGCAGGGGCTGAAGTAAACGTCAATGCTGATTGGAATGCTGAATCTGGAGATGCACAGATACTTAATAAACCTACTATTATTACTGAGGAACAAGTAGATCAGAAGATTAATACTGCTATAGGTTCAGTATATAAGGTAAAAGGTTCTGTAGCTAATTATGAAGCCTTACCTAAAGATAATGTAACAATAGGTGATGTATATAATCTTGAGGATACAGGAGCTAATTATGTAGCTACTTCAACTACTCCAGATTGGGATAAGTTAAGTGAAACAGTAGATCTTAATGGGTATTTAACTAAGACTGATGCAGCTAGTACGTATCAACCAAAAGGCAATTATCTTACTTCAGTACCTGAAGAATATGTAACTGAAACTGAATTAACTGCAAAAGGTTATGCTACTACTACTCAGGTTAATACAAAATTAGATTCTTCTGCATATACGGCTACAGATGTGTTATCTAAAGTAAAGACAGTAGATGGGGTTGGTAGTGGTTTAGATGCCGATTTACTTGATGGTAAACATGGCAACGAGTATGCTTTAAAAACAGATATATCTGATGAAGTATATATAAGCGAAGGTACACAACCTGATGGTGAACAAGAAATATGGGTTGACTTATCAGACAATACTTTTGATGAATTAGTAGTTACAGAAGCACCTAAAGATGGTAAACAGTATGCTAGACAGAATGGAACATGGGTAGAAGTAGAAGCAGCACCTAAAGATGAAACTGTTAAAATAACTGTTGCAAGTAATCAGTTATCAGATTCTAACATTAATGGTGTTACTATTACTATAGCTTATGGTGAAACTTCTAAAGTACTTACATGGGAAGGAACTGAACTTACTGCCACAATTCCAGTAAATACTACATATACTATTACTTGTAGTGATGTAACTGATTATGCTAAACCACAATCTCAAACATTTATTGCAGAAGCAGGTAATATTAGGATTATAACATTAACTTATAATACCACAATTGTAACAATTAATGTTACTAGCAATCATCCTGAATTACTTTCTAATAAGGTTGATGTAAAGTTATCAGGTTATGTAACTAAAACACTTTCTGGTAATCGTACCTATACTGTAAAAATTCCAACTGGTGCTCAATATACTATTGAGGGTACTGAAGTATCTATTTTTAGTTCTCCTAATTTTAGGAAATGGGTCACACCAGATTCTATAACTTCTACAGCAAATGGAGTAGCTGAAGAAAAAACATTAATGTATCGAGGAGCTAAATTGAAAATAAAATTAGCAAAAGATATTAGCGGTTTAGCAGACGTATATGTGTATTCTAATACTGTACCAAAGGAAAGTTCCTATACTTTGGTTACAAGGGATACTGATGAAAATACATTTGTATTACCAACTACTGAAACTTGGACTATTGAACCTAGATCCGTAGCAGGATACATCACCCCAGAGATTCAAACTATTCAAATAAGTAGTTTGGATGATGTGAAAGAGGTCACTCTTGATTGGGAACAGTTCAATGAAGAAACACACGCTATGTGGGTTCAATTTGACGAAACCACAAGTACCACTACACTAGAAAGAGGTGGTAATTTAGATATCATTACTAACCTTACTAGTAAATTTAAAAGATGTTTAGCGTTACCTCAGAATGATGGTTCTGCTGCTATTGCCTATTTAAATTCTACGGATAGTAATAAATGGGAAGATGGTTCTACTGTTAACCGTACTGGTGCTTATCATTATGTATATTACATGGTTCATTTTCCTAAATATTATTATCGTACAGAACTAATTAGTATTGGTAAATTCAAATTGTATATATCTGATAGAAAGCTTACCGATTCTTATAAAGAAGAAAGAGAATGTTTGATTGGTGTATTTGAAGCATATAATACTGACGGTAAATTAACCAGCAGACCCAATACGACTAGTGCTGGAAATCAAACTATAGAAACCTTTTTCAATCAAGCACAAACCAATGGTTCAAATTGGGGATTGATTGATTATAGAGCCCATAAAACTATTGCTAATTTATTCTGTGCTAAATATGGTAATACGAATATAAGTACAGATAATAGTAGCATACCTTGTTCCGGTGGTACACATCCTTGGGATGGTTCGACAGGTGCCACAGTGTCATTAGGTAACAGGGATGGAAAGTATAGTAAAAGTAGTAATTTCTTAGGTCTTGAAGATTGTTATTATGGTAAATACGAATTCGTACAAGGTATTAATATTATTAATAGACAATGGATAGTGTACGATGGAGGTCTTAAGGTAAATACTGACCTTTCCGGTTTAACATCTGCAGGATATACAAATGTAAGACAAATTGTTGCCTCTTCTAGCAGCAATACTGCTGCCTCTTCTAGTGGTTGGATTACTGGTATTGCTCACGGAGAATACGCGGATATTATGCCTACTTACGTTAGCGGTGGATCAGACACTACATATTATGCAGACTATTACTATCAAAATATGGGTAATACGGTTTTGCTTAGGTCGAGTTATTCGAACAATGAGTCTGGTTGCGGGGTCTTCTTTTCGGATACTGAGTCTGTTTCGTCGTTTTCGCATTCGACTGCCGGTTCGCGGTTGGGCTTTTATGGAAATATAGTAGTTAAAACAAAAGAAGAATTTTTGGCATTAGAGCCTGGGTTTAATGGATAAATCTATAAAACTAGAGTATTAGGTAACTGCTTTAATTTATGGAAGAAATTCACAGGAACAAATAGTATAAAAGAACTTAAAATTTTATTATTAGGTTATGACAAGAATTGCACATAGTAATAGCATCCCTATTTCTGTTGAATACTTAGGTTTAAATGAATGGGCAGTAAGATGGGATGTTCAAATAGATAGTGATAAAAAGACTGAAGAGAATATTGTTCATTATAAATATAATGAACACGTATTTGATCATTATCCTTCTTATGATGAAATAAAGACAGTAGTCAATACAGGACAATTTGACAATGAACAAGCACAAGCTATTAACTTTATTAAAACTATAATTAACACTTCAGTACTTACTGCGGATAAAGCTTTAGAAATGAAAACACTTTACCCTGTATGGGGGAAAGGAGATGCCTCTTATGGTACTTCTGTTACTAAGGGTTTTAGATTTAGAGTAGTAACAGATAATTCAGATATATTGTATGAAGTAATACAGGATCATACGTTACAAGAAAATTGGATTCCTGGAGTAGATACAGCATCTTTGTATAAAGTGGTTGATAAAGATCATGCTGGTACATTAGAAGATCCGATACCTTATACACCACCTATGGAATTGTTTAAGGATAAATATTATACACAAAATAGTAAAGTGTATTTATGTATTAGGAATAGTGAAATACCACTTTCACATGATTTATCAAGTTTAATAAATAACTATGTAACTTTAGTATAATATGGGTACAATAAAAGTAAAGAAAGATGGAGAGTGGGTAAAACTACCCAATTACGGTGTAGAAGAATTTCCTGATGCGCCTTCAGATGGTAAAACATATGGTAGGAAAAATAAACAATGGTCAGAGATTATAGCTAGCAATCAGTATCTTGATTTAGCAACTTTATTTCCAAATGAAAGTGGTACATTATCAGATGAAAATTATCAAAAAATAGTTAATGCAGTAAATAAAGGAATAATAACAGCCAGAATTGAGACTGACCCTGATGGATTTAGCCCGATAACAATTAATAATTCTACTGAAACATATAGTATTATAACAAATAGTTTAGCGATAGGCCCCAATGATCGTTCTATATTGTTGACAATAATAACCGTAATTATTAATAAGAGTGACAAGACCTATACTTCGGTATCTAATCAACAAAGTTTACAAAATACTGGTTCCGGTACAAAGTACCTCTCTGATAATGGTCAATATAGGGAGATAAATACTATAAGTGGTAACGGAGTATCTGAAATAGCAGCATTATCTCAATCCGCTTACGATGGACTTACTGAGAAGAAAAATACTACACTTTATATAATAACAGGTTAACTATGACTAATAAAGATATTAAAAATGCATATATAGGTACTACCGAAGTAAAAGCTATGTACTTAGGTAATACTAAAGTATGGTCTAAAGAACAGGAGGATGGGGTATATATAATGCTAAATGACTGGAGTTTTGTTACTGTAGATCAATGGAAAAATGCCAATAAACCAGATAATTTGGGAATTGCTATTATCTATGGTGATAAGAAATTATTATTAGATTATAAAAATATAAATCAGTATTCCTTACGCTTATATGATTTTGGAACAGATATGCCTATAGCTTCCTCTGATACAGATGCATTAAAAGATTTAAACGGATTCCAAAATTGTACATATGCATTTGCAAATAGTCCGAGTTTTCAGGAAATTGCTATAAATTTAAAACTAACAACACCAAGTAATGAAGATCTATTTCCACATGTACTTAGTTTTGGAGAAGCAGCAATATTACAGAGATTTGGAAGAGATTTTTATAGAGCTTTGATAGCAGTTGATCATGTACAGTATAACCCATTTTGGACATCTACTAGAGCAAGTTTTGACGAGTTTTGGTATATAGATTTACTGAAGCGTGTAAATGCAAATACTCCAGAAGATATATTGCAGAATATGTTGTATTATAAAGGCTCTCAAGAAGAGACGGTAAATTTCTTACCAATCTTTGATTTATCTAATCAATAAGAAAATAACCGCTATTAGGTATGTAATAGTCCTCTTTATAAGAGGAACCTTTATTTAATATAATCGTTTACTTTATATATCAAGCTCTAAGTATCATATAATTTTCAGAACGCTAGCATTCTTTTAGATTGTCTAGCGTTTTGTTTTTTCAAAGTCTCACAAATCTTCAATCATGTTTAGATATATAAACGATATTATAATAAAAGCCTCAAGTGTATCAACAGTGAATTATTTTAAAGAACTAATAAATGATGGTCCGATTAAATTTTTTACTTGCATTAGTACTGCTTTATCTAGTGCTGTAAGCACATTCTTTTTACCTATTTGGTTACCAATAGTTGCAGTAGGAATACTAATAATCATTGATATGATATTAGGTATTAGAGTGTCATTAAGTAATGGTGAAAAGATTCAATCTAGAAAGTTTTGGTCAACTGTTAAAAAGCTTTGCTTTAGTTCATTAATGATAAGCTGTGGTCATCTAGTAGATGAATATATATTGACATCCATCGATGCGCACTTAGTTGAGGGTTTTGCTGGTCTTGTTGCTGGTGTAGAACTATGGTCAATGGTAGAGAATCTACAAACATTAGATCCTACTGGACCTTGGAAAATATTCAGCAAGTTCATTAAAAGAAAAGGCGAGAAGTACTTAGATATCACAATTGACAAAGAAGATTTACCAAAGATTAAGAAATTAGTTAAAAAGATTAAGTAATATGAATTATCTTAGAGTATTGATAGTAGCTATTATGACTTACTTAGGAATATCCAATCATGTCTTAAGGAATAAAGTAAATGAGTTAGATGAAGAATTGGGAGATGCTCGTAACAATATTGAATCTTATCAATCAATCCTAAGTAATAAACAAAATGAAAATAGAGTGTTAAAACTTAGTATAGAAGATTTCAAACATTCTAAAGATAGTTTAATACAAGAGTTATCAAAAACACAAGATCAACTTAAGATAAAGAATAAGAAGTTAAAAGAAGTAATGAGTATGTCCACAGTATTGACAGATACTATAGTAAAGACAATACCTATAGATAGAAACTTCAATGTAGAACTTCAGTCAAATCCATTGACTACAATCAAAATAAATAGAATGGATTCAGTTATAACCTGTATTCCAGAGATATATAATCATCAAGATTTATTTATAACCGAAGAAAAAGTATATAGAAAGAAATATAAAAACTGGTTTCAACGGTTAATACATTTTGACTTTAAAAAAGATAAAGTCGAATCTTACAAAATTATCAATTCTAATGATTTAATAAGAGTATTAGATACTCGGGTTATCAAAATTACAAAGTAATTTGCAAAATATTTCAATTTAATATTAATCAATAAATAAATTGAAACTATGCATTTAAGTAGAATATTAGATCAAATTAAACGCCATCCTTCCCCAACAGAAGCTTTAACTAAATTGGGTAAAGCTATGGATAAACATGAAGATAATCTGTTGGAAAAGGGCTTCAGAATACTTAAATCAGAACTCTGTGCTAATGTATATGAAGCTATAAATGGCCCTCACTTTGATGAGGAACATGCTAAATACGCAGTAGAAGGCATGGAAAATGAGGATGGATCAAAAGGCCCTCATTGGACAGTTGAAGAGACAACGTCCATTGCCAATCAAATGGGCATAAATTTAAAATCAGAGAAACACAATAAGTGGGACTGGTATGTAGCCATGAATATGATCTACTCAGATTTTTATAAAGCTGTTGTAGCAATAACTGGTGGAGCTAGTACCAAACATTTTGCAGAACTTACCAAAGCTTGGATTTGTGACAAAGACATCTCAGAAGGCAAGATGTGGCATTACTATGTTTATATAATGTGTGATGATGAAGATAATGATTATAAAGCATATGAACATATGTCTCATGATCGTGAATATGATTCAGATTATAAATATGGTAGAGAAAGAAGATCTTCCGGTAGAATGTCATATCCTTACTCTAGATATGAAATAGAGGATGAATATGAATATTCTGATCGTTATGCTTATCCTGAAAGAAATAGAATGGATAGAGATAGACGTGAAGAAGATATGAAAAGAGACAGAGATTCTCGCAACACATCTGTTAGATATTTCTAATTATCAAAATAAATAAATCAATTAAAAATAAATCATTATGTTAGAAAACGAAAGAATAATTGTAGACCGTGGTGGTATTGACCCCGGTATCGCTGCTTTGATGCAAAATGCTAATAAAGGTTTTGATCCTGCTGCTTTGATGGCTATGATGAACAACGGTAATGGTATGTTCGGTGGCAATGGCGGTTGGTGGTGGATTTTCATCATCGTGCTCTTCTGGATGTGGGGCGGATGGGGTGGCAACGGCTTCGGTCGTGGCAACCAGGCTGAGACCAACTCTGACTTCGCTCGTTTAGCTGCTATGGGCAACCAGAATAACAACACTGATTTGTTAATGCAGGCTATCAACGGTAACAAGGATGCAATCAATACCTTGTCTACTAACTTGAACTGTGACGTTAAATCAATTGACACAGCATTGTGTTCTATTCAGAATGCAATTGGTAAAGTTGGTGGTGAAGTAGGTTTCTCTGCAGAAAGAGTAATCAATGCTGTTAATGCTGGTGATTGCAATGTAATCAAAGCTATTAGTGACTGCTGCTGCACAACTCAGCGTTCTATTGATTCAGTTAATCTGAATTTAACTCAAATGAATGCTGATAACAGATTATCTATCTGTCAACAGACTAATACATTGCAGAATGCTATTACTTCAGGATTTAACAACCTGTCTAGTGAAAACGCTACAAGATTCAATATCTTAGGTTCTAAGATTGACGCACAGACTCAGATTATCAATGATAAATTCTGTCAGTTAGAAATGAGAGAAATGCAGAATAAGATTGATGCTCTGCGTGATGAAAAGAATGCATTGCAGACTTCTGCCATTACTCAACAGCAGACTCAGAATATTGTAAATCAGATTAAACCTTGTCCAGTTCCTGCATACCTGACATGTAATCCGTACGGATGTAATGGTGGATTTACAGGTTATGGTTATGGATATGGCTATGGTGATAGCTGTTGCGCTTAATAAGAAAGGAGGTTATTATGTTTCCTTTCGCATTTAATCCTTACTTTGGACGTAGAACTAGAATTCCTAGATTAGACCAAGTAATACCAAAAGTTACTACCATAAGCGTAAGTGACACTGATGAAGTTACTACGTTAGGTATATGTCCTAGAATATGGTGCCAATTGCCTAATGAAGGTTTAATGGTATTTGAAGCTAGACATACTCCTGCTGAAGCAAGTGCATCATTACCCGTAGTAATATCTACTACAGGTTCTGTTAGCCCTGCTGCCAATAGTAAGAGTGTACCAGTAGTAAAATCAGATAGCACACCTTTGGTAGGTTCTGAAATTCAAGCAGGCAATAGATATTGGATTTATTATAACAAGTGTGATAATGTTATGCAAGTTATGAACCATTATCCAGCTGCGACTGCCTAATATATTAATATAAAGTATATGGGCAGCGAGTAATACCTGCCCATATCTTTTTAAACTTAAAGATATGACATTCTCACAGTTAACGCCGGGTACAAATATACACGTACTCGAGATTACAGGTACTTTTAAAAAGAGTACTACATACAGTTTAGGTAAAGTAGTAAGTGTATCAAAACCCTACGATGAACCATTGCCACCAGGTCAATTCCCAATGCCTATGCAGAATAGGCGTAAGCTTGTAGATTTAGTTATCTCTTGTGACGGTGAGCAGAAGAAACTGTCAGTATCTGAAGATAAAACAATGATGACCGATTCTACCATCGGACTTACTATAGCTACAGATAAAACTCAAATTGTAGATATGGTTAAGCAATCCTATAATGACTGTAAAGTTAAAAAGGAAAGCGTATTAAAATACGATGAAGAGATGAGGAGATGTGAAGACATCTTAAAATTACTTAATACAACTCCGGACATAACAACCAATGTGACAAAAGATTTCAAAGAACTTGATGAATTAAAAGCTGAAGTGAAAGAGCTTAAGCAACTTTTACAAAATGTAACTACTGTTCGTCCAGAGGTTAAAATAGAAACCCCCTCATCTGAGGAGAAACAAATTGAAATCTAAAACACAAAGGTTGGCTATTTAGTCAACCTTTTTTATTTTAATATTATATGAGTACATACAATAATAAATACGATATATTAGGAAGTACGATTAAACCTAATCCTGCATCTGTTAAGTATTGGGCTGACTTAGCATCTAACCCAAATGGTGGTGACCTAAAATACTTTAATGGTAAAGATTGGGTTTACGTAAACAGTAAAGCCACTGGTGATATTACTGAATTGCAAGAAGATGTAAAACAACTTCAAACAGATATTAAAAACAAAGTAGATAAAGTATCTGGTAAAGGTTTATCTACTAATGATTATACTACTGCGGAAAAGAATAAGTTAGCAGGTATAGCAGCTAATGCAAATAACTATACATTGCCTACTGCTTCTGATTCTACTTTAGGTGGTATTAAAACAGGTTTTGTATCTACTGATACTAAGAAGGCTGTTAAATTGCAAGATGGTAAAGCTTATGTAGAAATAAATTCTACTAACATTGAAATTAATGATATACCTAATGCTGAAAGTTTTTATTCTTATGGTGTATCTTGGCAAACAGGTTCATTGAATGCAACTTTAGCTAGAATTGGTAATTTAGATTTACATCGTACTTTACCAATCCAGAATAAGATGAGAGGATGTACCTTAGCAGATGATGGTACAGTAAATCATTATTTCAAAGATGACTGGTCTGCTAATGAAGATGGTACACCTATTAAGAAAGATGGTAGCGATGGTATGGTGATGATTGAAATACCAGAATTCTATGTAAAATGCCAAAGTAAGAATGGTATAGATAGTATGAGTATTTCAGAATATGCATTAAACGGTTATACTCTTGTTAAGAAACAATATGTATCTGCTTATGAAGCTACTGTAGATAGAACTAAATCTGATACTTTGAAATTAGCTTCTGTAGTAAACACTACTGCTAATTTTAGAGGTGGTAACAATGATGCATCAAAAGATGAAGCAGAGAATACTCAATTGGGTATGCCACTGACTGCTACTTCTAGAGCTAATTTCAGAAAGTATGCTAGAAATAGAGCTGCAGGTTCTAAATGGAATATGTTGGATTTCTTTGCAACAAATACTATTTGGTTACTGTATTCTATTGAATATGCAAATTGGAATTCTCAGTTAGCCTTTAATGAAAAATTATCTAACGATGGTTTTAAACAAGGTGGTTTAGGTAGTGGTGTTACAAATGTTATTGGTAGTGATTGGAGTACTTTTAATAATTATTATCCAATCATTCCTTGTGGTACTAGTGATGCTCTTGGAAATAAAACCGGTGAAGTTGAATATACTTTACCTTCTACTTTTAAACCAGACGATGTAGTAAAAGTAAAAGTACCTAGATATAGAGGTATAGAAAATCCATTCGGACATATTTGGAAGAATGTTGACGGTGTTATTTTTGATATTAAATCTGATTCAGATGGTGGTACTAGTACTATATACTTAGCAAAAACTGAAGCTGATTATGGTGACACTGTTACTGAAGGTTTTAGTGAATTAGGACAATTACCTAGAAAAGGTGGTGCTATCTCTGATACTCACTTGGGCACATTCATCCCATCAGAAGTAACAGGAGCTAGTTCTACTACAGGTAGATGCGATAACTTCGAAACCATTATAACTAGTTCTTCTTTAAGAACTTTGTTCTACGGCGGTGCTGCTAATTACGGCGCTTATGCCGGTCTCGGTTATTGTTATTCGGGTCATTCGGTCGGTTATTCGAATGCTCTTTATGGTTCGCGTTTAGTATATAGACCATAAACATTTATAGGTTGATGTCAAGTAAAAAACAGCAGTAATGCTAATAACAGCACTAATGCCAGTCTCAGTTATTGTAATTCGAATAATACAGTCAGTAATTCGAATGCTAATTATGGTTCACTTAAAATTTCTTTTTGTTTTGACATGACCTTGGCTCTTGCCAAAAAACAAATAATAAAATCAGCGGTGTTAGTAGTTTCGACGAACGCTCCTCTTATCACAATTTTAATGAAAAGAGTTTCTAATATATTTGAAGGTATCATAAATTATAATAACATCTTGTATGCAGATGAAAAAGCTCGTAAAGGGAAATTACATTCATATGGTGTTAAACACCATGATAGAAATCGTGAACGTAATCTTCATAAGCTACAGGATGCCTTAACAAATTTAACTTACAAAACTTCAGAATATAGTTTATTCACAATTCATGAACCAAAAGAAAGATTAATATATAGATTGCCATACTTTCCAGATCGTATAGCTCATCATACACTTATGAACTATTTAGAACCTATATGGGAGAAGGTATTTATTGCACATACTTATGCTTGTAGAAAGAATAAAGGTATTCATAAAGCAGCACAAGATATAAAGAAAGTATTGAGAAAAGATACAGTTAATACTCAATATTGTTTAAAATTAGATATTAAGAAATTCTATCCTTCTATAGATCATGATATTCTTAAATCTATAGTAAGAAGAAAAATAAAAGATACTAAAGTATTAAAATTATTAGATGACATAATTGATTCAGCACCAGGAGTACCTATTGGTAATTACTTATCACAGTACTTTGCTAATCTATATCTAGCTTACTTTGATCATTGGATTAAAGAATGTAAGAAAATAAAATACTATTTCAGATATGCTGATGATATAGTAATCTTTAGTAAAGATAAAGAGAGTTTACATACTTTAATCAAAGATATAATAGAATATTTAAATATCAATTTAAAACTAACAGTAAAGAGTAACTATCAAGTATTTCCTTTAGATTCAAGAGGATTAGACTTTGTAGGATATAAATTCTATCATACTCATACGTTACTTAGGAAAAGCATCAAACACAATATGTGTAAATGTTTATCTAGGTTATACAATAAGACATATAGTAAATCCTATGCTAGACGTAAAGTATGTTCTTACTTCGGTTGGTTGAAGTTTTGTAATTCTATCAATTTTTGTAAAAAGTTAGTATTAAGGGTTTGTAAGAAATATAATCTAACAACGCCTGAAATATTTGTACCTAAGAAAGATATTATATCAAATGTCTTAAATAGGAGATTAAAGTTTATAGATTATAAAATCTATAATAAGTATTTTAAATTATATGTAATTACTAATAAACTAATTAGTGTTACATCTAAAAGTAGATTATTATTAAGTTTAATGAGAGATATTATAAGTACTTATATAATTATAATATTTCATAAAAGATATAATGCATATGAAATCTTGCTATAGTGAACGTCCTGAAATGATTCAAAAGTTAGATGATAATTCTTACGCTTTTAATTATAATATTGAAGAAGTAAAGAAGGACGATAATACATATTATGAATGTGAACAAGTAATTATTAATGAATCTAATATCAATGATGATTCCATTATTCGTGATGTATTACTTAATAATTGGGATGTTAATCAGCAATTGAAAATGGTTAATGATTACTTTGCATATAAGTTAGGTTTAAACAAAGATGAAATGTGTAAAACAAGATATGAAAACTTCTTAGATTTTAGATCTAAACTTAAAACAAGTGTAACTAAAAGTATAATCTAATGGAACTCAGATTAGATAGAATATTTCGTACTAATGAATATACTATTGGGGAGTTATATGTAGATGGTGCTTATCTATGCGATACACTTGAAGATCCAGTAAGATCATTACCTGAAGTATGTCCTAATACACCTAAAGGAATTGCATGTAAATGCAAGGAAAAGGTGTATGGGGATACTGCTGTACCTGCTGGTACGTATGAGGTGAAATTAAGCTATTCTAACCGTTTTAAGCGTATTATGCCTGAGATACTCAATGTACCTCACTTCTTAGGTATACGTATCCACAAAGGCAATAAAACAGCCGATACTGAAGGATGTATACTGGTAGGTACTTGGGATGGGATGAAAGAAGATTGGATATCTAATTCTACTGTAGCTTATAACAAGCTTATACCCCTACTTCAGAAGGCGATGGATAATAAAGAACAAATAACAATAACAATAAATAACTTATAAGTATGAAGAAACATTATGAAACACATGTAGAAGATACAGATAAGCTTATAAGTGTAGCAGGTCCTGTATTAGATTATAAGTCTTGGTATGAGCAATACAGGAAATTAATGGAAGAACAAGCTCAACGTAAATATGGTCTTTATACCCCTACTTCAGAAGGCGATGATGATGATTTCCCATCTATTTCTGGTATGATTGCAAGGTATTCTGCTTCTGGTCTCACCAATGAACAAATGGCTACTAATCCCGTATGGGTTGATAAGACGGGTAATGGGCACGATATACAGTTGAAAAACTTCTCTTGGAAGGGTATGTCTGGAGTTGGTGGGTATGGCGATGAAAATCATCAAACATTCTATAAATTCACATTAGATGATTATGTCTTTATAGCTACCCCACCTGGTGTTAAGCACATGAATTTTACGTTTAGGGTAACGGGGTTACAGCCTAGAAATAAATTAACATTAGCTTTTTTTGGAACAACGAATACTGTCTACGGTACATGGGACAAAGATGGCATATATACTGTTGATGCTGATATTGTTGAGGCAGAGAAACCAACATACTTTTATAACGGATATGGATCAACCAGAGGAGAGTTTACGATTGAAATCCTTCCCCTCTATCCCGGTGCACTCGTCTTTGACGGAGTAGACGATCGTGGTGTTTGTGAGAACTTCCCTATTCTGACTAAAGAAAAGGGATATACGGTTGTGGCGTTGAGACAGTGGGATCAGGATTTCTTGAATA